GGCCCAACTGGTCCGCAAGGTCCAATTGGCTTTACGGGATCACAAGGCATTCAGGGCGCGACTGGCCCAACTGGTCCGCAAGGTCCAACCGGACCGGTTGGTCCTACAATCACTCTGGTAGCAGATAATCAGGCATTTACATTCGTTGACGGCGTTGCCAACCCGGCAAGCCAGACAATCACCATTAACGCGCTACTGACCAACATTACTGGCACAGCCACGTGGAGTACAACGCCCAGCGTCACGCTGGGGGGCTCGGGCAACACGCGCACGTTGTCACTAGCCGATTTCGGCTCTAATCGCCAGGTGACGATTGAGGCCACGATTGGCGGCATCACCGACCGCCTCACGATAGTGAGGCTTGATCGCGACGTTGCCGCGCCAGCCAACACCAATTTAGTGCCGTATTCGCTTATGGAAGGAGATCAAGGATGGACGCTCAACTACAACCCATCATCCCTTCCAATAACAACAAGTTACGGTACAAGTTCTGGTTTTAGGTTTTTCAGGGCTAGTTTCACCGCGACGGCGGCAAACCAGGAAGTATCGATCGGATACCCACCTACAAGCACGCCCCAGTTCATACTGGTTCCTGGATCGCGCGTGTCAGTTCAGGCTAGACTTGAACTTACGGGAACAGCAGGGGCGGCATGGAGTCTGACGCTGATCGGCTACACGACCACTGGCACGCAAACCGCGCTGGCTTCTTTTTCGGGCTCGGGGCTGCGAGCGCTCACCGACGCCCCTGCACAGATGTTTGTCAATATTCCTGCCAACATTATCGGCGGGAGACTAGATTTTTATACGCGCACTAGTGGGGCTGGCGCAGCAAATATGAGCATCGCCCAACCGATGGTGACAACGGCGGTAGCTGGTCAGACATTGCATCCAGTATTTACACCTGGACCGAATGCAGCGGACGGAGCCACTCGCAACACGGGTGCGCTTGCTGATCTCAACTCCGTCAATCTGGCGAGCAGCGAGGTGACAGGCATCTTACCAGTGAACAAAGCCGACACTGCTTTGCAAAATAGCACGGTCGCTCTCTCAGGTACCATTGCGGCTCGCCCAACAAGCGGTGCTTTTGTAGGCCAACTTTACACAGCTACTGACAATGGGGAAGTTTATCGTTGGAATGGTTCTGCATGGATAACAATTGCAGATGTGACCACCGAAGCACAGCGCAGCATCGTACCTCAATTCCACATAATCGAAGTGAATCAGGGCGATCCTGGTCATACAGGCAACAGGGATATCACACACCAGGTTAAGCGTGGCACGACAACACTCAATGGCGGCACATGGAGCCTGCCAGCGCAAAATCTTGGCGCAGGCACGGCCGCTATCGTCTCTGGTACAGGTGTAGTGACATTAAGCGGAATTGTCCAATCCGGGAACTACACGGTGCGCTACACGCATACTGACGGGATAGCAACTGATCTGACGGTAAACGTCACTTATATTCCCAGATCGGCAGTAATTGACGGCGTTACGTTGTCTCAATTGTTGTCCTTGACAACAGGGCCGAAAGGTGTCGGTGCGACATGGCGCACACAGGACTATCGATATGTTGAGGCGTCTAGCAGTGCATCCGATCATGACGAAATTACTGCCGGAGGCGTGAAACTGTATGCAGTACCAACTGCGGGTTGTTTTGAGACAGACCAATTCAGCGGTGGAATTGGTGCAAAATTCAACAAAGCAGTTGCTGCGGTAAAAAGGCTTCGGACACTATCAACCACTGCGACGTGGTTTCAGGACACTATTCCAATACGTATCAATCCCGGCAGCTATACGTTCGATCAGCAACTCATTGTTTCAGACGTTCCGGGCCTTCGGGTTATTGCCGATGGTGTGCGAATTCACAGCCCCACCAGTGCGACAACGCCACTTTGGCTTGTCGCATCTCCTAAAACAATAATTGAGAACCTATTTATTGACATGAGAAACAATAACGCCGCCCAAGAAGCGGTAATGTTGGCCGGCCAATGCTCTTGGGCAACGTTAAAGGGTGTTCGCATTCAAGCGAACTCTACTAATCCAGAATTTGCTTGCTTTCGGTTAAAACAAGGAAATATTAATGGATTTACTGATGGCGACCGCGATTCAGGTAATTTTTGGGTAACCCTTGATGGGTGTTGGACGCGAGTCCTTACCGGCACTGATGTTGGAAATACCCAGATTTGCGTTGATCTGCAAGGCTGCCAAAATGCGTTTCGGGCCATTAATTGCTCGTTTCTGGCTTTTACCGTCGGTGTTAGGGTGGGCAACCAAAACGGCAACACTCTCGCGGGGATTTCCAACGATGTGCAGCTATTACATTGCGCATTTGAAGGATTTGTGGGGGGCGTCTGTGTTTACTATAAGTTGGCGGGCGCGGCTAGTATAAATGGCGGGGCAGCTTTTGGATGTCGTTTCGAGAACGGTACAACCGCATTCAAGAGTGATTTGACTAGCTCACCGACTGTTCCATTCCATATTTATGGCAGCACGGTGATATCCAATGTAACAAACTACATAGTGGATGCAAGGCCCTCAAGAGATCAGTTTGCCTCGCTCGACGCTAGCGTGACCCCGAATTATGCGGAGGCTCGCCATATTTCTAGCCGCGGCATCTACGTGGCTGCTGTTGATAATCAAAACGCCAGCCTAAAAGCAGGGGCAAAGCAGAAGTCTGCCGGGGGGGCAATAACTATTCAACGACTAGATGGCATAATTGACGGACGGCTGTCACAACGGCCAGGCGGGGGGTTGGATATTGATGGGGGCGCCACTGAACGGGTTCGCATCGAGGGTTTGCAGGGTCTTTCTGGTAGCTCCACTCATGCCGAGAATTTTTGCGGTCAGGTGACCCTTATCAGCGGACAGACCGGGGTTGACGTCACACTCCCAAATGCTGAACCTAACGCCGCTTATGGCGTCGATGTAGACATGCCATATAATTCAACTGTCTGGGTTACAAACAAGACAACTAGTGGATTCCGTATTAACGTAGGGATCGCCCCCGTTTCAAACGAGACATTACGCTGGAATATGTGGCGATGATACTAAAAAGTCAACTATGGTGGCACGGATAGAGAAACATCTCAAGGTTGACATTGTTATTTGCTGCTTTCTATGATTTTAAGCTAGCCGACTTCATTTTTGGGGTTCTACTGTTCATACTAGCATAAACAAAAACAAAGTAAATTATCTAGTATTAGCTATTCAATAAATGCTTTGTGAATCAAACTCGGTATAACTCTCATCTTGAGAACCCTTGTCAAGAGTCTTTGAGTTATACCGAGATAGCAGTTATCAAGCACTAACAGATAGAATATCTTCTACCGTTACTTCCTTACGCTGACGGTTCTTGATAACTTCAAGTGAGGGCTTAGACTTGCGAACACGAATAGTGCCTCTACGAGCATCACGTTCCTTATCTTCGATAGTCTCGTTAATAGTAGCCTGATCATCCTCTGACTGAAATTCATTCATAGTCAGCATATAGCGAAGAGCTTCAAGCTTGGTCATCGGAGAGGGAAGCTCTGCAAAGGTAACCCTGTTAGCACCAGATTTGCTAAACTGCTTGACACGACGAACGAGGTCGTTTGCAAAACGCACCTTTACCTCGCCGTTGATATCAGTAATTCCTACTACAGTAAAGGTCTTGTTAGTCATTATATACTCCTATTGTGTTGTTAGAAAATAGGCACCAATAGCAATTGGCATAGTAACCAAATCATTGGTTGGGGGCGCGACCAACATAACCAGGGCCCATGAACCGATCGCCATAAGTAGCACGGGCAATTTCAGTAGCTTCAAAGAGACTTGAAGCACGGATTTCAACAGCCTGGGGGGCATTGAACGAATTACGATAGTAAGCAATGTACCTGTCCATATTTAAAACTCCTTAATTAAAAGATTAGAATTATCGTCTTGATGTATTTCTTATACAAACTATGGGTATCTATGTCAAGAACAAAATCTCCTTTTTAATTGATTTCTTATTTTTTGTAGGCGAAAAAATTAAACTTGTAGTGATAATTTTGATTAAGATTAAGTCTCCAAACCTAATCAATGTTTAGCTGATTACATAATACATCTCATTTAGTGACGATGTAGGGCTTGTTCCACTTGCCGATATTGATATCAATGTGATGACTCACGTGGAAGTAATCAATCATAGCGTCCGAGTGGTCAAAGAATTTGGGCCCCTTCATGGCTGCAATCAATTCTTCGAGGCACTTCTTGGCCTCACCAGTAAAATTCTTGTCAACCCAGTAAGTATTGACCTGGAGATAATTCTCACGGGTAGTAACAGGGTTGCCGTGTTTAATAGGACGTTCCTTCATGGTATTGTAGTAATTGTCAATGAAGTCGATCTTGCCAGACTTGATGGTGAGAACAAGAGTAGAGTGATCCCGCACAGCCAACGAACCATTGAGATTGTACTTCTTGAGAATAGCCTTGATAGTAGGGGCCAGTTCTTGCTTGTGCTGTTGCGACATGTAAGCCATATTTGAAACCCTTTGTTTGCTCTTGATGTAGTTCTTATAACAGTTTGGGTAAAACAAGTCAACCAAAAAATAGCCGAATTTGAAATTAAATTCCAAATTCTATGATATGATCATTATCTAGAATCTTGTTATGGTCACGATCTACCAAGTGAGAAAAATATTCTTGGGAGCAAAACAAAATTCATCAACGATATAATGTGACTCTTACAGTGCTTTATCAGTTACAGCAACTTTACAGTTTAAAGGCTATTAGAACATTATTGACTATCTTCCTCAAAATGATACCCATTATTTTACCAAGACAACTATGAATAGACCAAAAAAGCCAAAAAGTCATTCAGACAAGCAAAAAAACTGTTATACTTTATTACTCTAGATAGTTATTTAACTACAAAGGTCTTTTTCTTTTTAAGAGACTTTTTTAGAATTTTGAACCAAAGTTTTTTCTCTAACTTTTTGTCTTTTGCCAAGATAGCTTCATATAGTTTTTTAGTTAGCTTTTTTACTTTCATCTTTGAGCTCCTGCCAGTAAATTATTTCCCATTTTCCATCATGATGTTCTACTAACGCAGTGCATGATTCTACCCAGTCACCAGTGTTCATATAGGTAACATTATTTACTGTTTTTATTTCGGCATTATGAATATGACCACAAATTACTCCGTCATAATTTTTACGTTTACAATAGTCGGTAATATTTAGCTCAAACTTAAAAATGAAGTCAATTGCACCCTTAACTCTAAGTTTAAGGTACTTTGATAAAGACCAATATCCAAATCCCAATCGATGTCTTATCCAATTGAAACGACTATTTATATCTAGTATAAAATCGTATGCTTTATCACCCAAGAAACTAAGCCAAGGAGCCAGACTTGTTATACCATCAAACAAGTCTCCATGAACTACTAGATACCTTTTACCGTCTTTTCCGTAATGAGTCTTCATGTTGCATAGTTCAATGTTTCCAAAACTAGCAGCATAGGGTATCATTGGCCTTAAAAACTCATCATGGTTTCCAGTCACGTATATGACTTTAACACCCTTTTTTGAGAAACCCAAAATCTTTTTTACTATATTGGTATGTGATTGCTTCCAAGTCAATTTATTTTGTTGTATTTTCCATGCATCAATAATGTCACCGACCAAGTAAAGAGTTTCGCAGGAATTGTTCTTTAAAAAATTAAGAAGCAGATCAGCTTTACAATCTTTAGATCCTAAATGGGTATCCGAAATAAATATAGTTCTATAAGTTTTGTTTTTCATGAATGTATTTAGCTACAAATAGGGGGCGACCATAACAGCCGCCCCGCAATTTTTAAAGATTAGACCTGAGTCTGTGCCTGTGTCTTAGAAAGAGCAGCAGCAAGAGCTTCGGCAATCTTTTCAACAGTGATAACACTAGCTTCACGGTTAGCAGCTTCCTGAACCGACTTAGCGAAAGCTTCATCAGCCTTATCCTTGTCAATTTCATCAACAATTTCGTAACGGCAACAACGACCCTTAGAATCGTTGTAGTCATTGGGAATACTGACAACATCACGAGGGTTAATCTTGAGAATTACGATACGCGCGCCGCTGAAGTAATCGAGGTATTCACGCGAACAGAAGTGCAAGCCAACAGAGCAAGTGTGATTTTGGTTATCATCAACCATATTGCGCTCCATTGAAACAACAGTCACACCGTTTTCAACAGTAACGGTTACTTCTTTATTCTTGCCGGCACTCTCTTCAAGAACAGCCCTGTCTTCATCAGTGAGATAAACAGCCGGCTTGTTGAGGACAGTACCCGAGTGAACATCCATATAATCCTGACGAACCTTCTTGTAAGCAAGAAAGCAGCCGTCCGGTGTAATGGGGAGATTGTTCTTTTCAAGAAAACCGTAAAGCTCAGACACAGCCCTCTTCGACGGGTTCTCCATGAGATTTTCCATAAAGTTGACAAGCGGTTCAACCGGAAAGTCCTGTTGAATCATCTCTACCATACGCTTGGTGAGAGCATTGTGCATTTCACGGCCCTTCCAGAAGATAGTTTCACCTTCGATTTCGATGTTGCCCTTACCGAAGTTGAGAACAGTCTTCTTGGGTTCGATGATATCCTGAACTAGCTGCCAGTCCTGGTTCTTGATAGCCTGAATTACCTTGTCATACGTGATGTGGTTCTTAGAGATAGTGTGTGGCGTAGTACCGATAACTACAGTAACTTTATCGCCTTGGAAGATAGTCGGGAAAGCCATAAAATTAAATCCTTTTTACGTGTTGATGATAAGCAAGTTTAGCATAAGTCTATTTAAATATCAACATCAACTTTCAATGTTTAACCATTTTCTTCGACCTCCTTAGCAGCCTTGAGCATGTCGATTGCAGTAATATATTCAACAAGATGCTTATAGTCAATTCTATTCAAATTCCTTGATACTTCATACAACGGGTAACGACGACGGATATCTTCAAGCTTATTGTTGTACTCCTTAATCAGTGACTCAACATTATCCTCGCAAGTCTTAAGATTATACATCACAGCTAGATAATTCAAAGCCGAGGCACGAGTGCATGAAACGCTAGTAACATTGGCTAGTTCTAACCAAAGCTTCTTGAACGGGCTACTATCATCAATATAGTCAATGACATGGTCTACGTTGTAGTAATTGTCAAAGCCGATATGCTCCTTGACAAGGCCCAGAGTGTTTACCTTCATATTAGCAAGCTGGTCCTTAATATAATCGTCAAGGTTGACCCAGTTGGGAAGACTTTTGATATAATCAAGCTGACTCTTACGAACACCGTAGATGGTCTCTACGCCCAGAATGCCGCTTTTAGCTAGATGACGGACAAACTTATTGCTGTCAAAGAACTTTCCTTCACCCTGATAGGTATAACCACCAAGAGGCAAGTAGTAGTAAGTCTTAGTGTTATCAAAGGAATCTGGCTTGCCGGCATCACGCCACACGTGGTCATTTCTATAATGATACCAGTTATCGTTGAAACGCTTTTCTAGCTTAAGGATCATTACATCTGAGCTAGGCTTCTTGCGTTCAATAATATTCAGTTCCGAAGCCTTAAAGATAAAGCTCTCGGGCGGGTTCTTGATATCCTTGAAGAACTGTTCAGTCTTCATGGGCTTGTTATCGTCAAGAGGGGACAGGATATAGATTTCGCCCCTCATATTGTTTTTCTTCCAGTGCTGGCAAACTCGTTTTGCAATACTAGTCTTTACATCCTTGATTACAAACCTAGTATTTGGCCTGACAGTAATAGTTTCGGTGTATTCTTTCTTATGTGTGGTGTTGTTGTAACGAATCTTCTGAGTAGGTACCCTCTTGCCCAGGTTCCCATTATGACTAATGTAAGTCAATTCAATGTTGTAACGCTTGCCAATCACGTTGCCGGCAAAAGAGAATTCCTTAGTAAAAACATTACCGTAAGAGTTAACTTCGACCAAAAGTTTGGGGTCGTTCTTGATAAGATTCCGAACAACAACGGCCCACAGACAAGACTTAGCCTTCTCAACGAGAAAGAATGCTTTTTCCCAAGGGTTATTGATTTTGTCAACTTCTGCCTTAAGAATATCAAAAAGACTATCACTAAGCTTTTCCAGCTTGGCATTGATAGCAGCAACAGTTTCAGGAATATAAGATAGACCTTCGCGCGAAGCCTGGATATCAAGCTCACCGATGCCAAATTCCATTACGAGACCGCACTTGAGCAGTTCACTATATTCAGTCTGGTTTGGAGACAAGTCGATGGGGTATTCGGTATTGCCCATGATAGCAACCGATTGCCTACCTTTATAACTTCCATACTCTTCGCGCAAATGAACACCGGGGATTACATCGCGTTGGGCATACTTGATATCATCAAATGAAAAGCCAGGCCCTGACACAACCGGACGAAGTTTGAAGTGACGATAAACATAACGCGCCTCGTCATAAAACTTGCGGAAGTCGCGAGTATCTTCAACCGCGAAACGAATTTCAACACCAGTAGGTTCACTAGATTCTTCCTGGCCCATGAGAGAGATAGAGGGTACACCCTCACTGTTAATGAACGCAGTGAAGACACGCTTGATTCCATTCTTGATGGCAGTGATAGTGAAGTTTTCGGTATAACTAAATGCGCTCTTAGAGCCAAGCCCAAGGCCGCCAATTAGGTCGTTAGTGCCCGACTTGGTTGATTCAAAGTAAGTGGTGAAGATATCACGTACCTGAACATCATCAAGACCAACGCCATAGTCACGAATACTGAACCAGGGTTCGAGAGAAGTGGGGAGGTGAACGTCAAATGGAACGTCAGCCTTACCTGCTTCAATATGCGAGTCAACTGCATTACATGAATATTCACGAATAATAGCTCGGATCTTATTAGCGTAAAGTCCCGAAGAAAGGATGCTAAAAGCCTTGGTAGAGTTATGAATACGAAACTCATTGATTTCACCCACACCAATAAGCACAGGCTTGTTTTCGATGCCATTCTTAATCTTCATGAGAAAACCTCGTGATCTATATTGTAAAATTAATGACGACTTGTTTAGTGTAAATTACATTACGGCTAACATACTAGCAGGAACTTTTCATTTATCAGTCATAGTCCCTGACAACAACGTTCTTGACGTTGACAACAGTAACCTCGTGCCTTCAATATTGAAACCCTCACTACCCTTGAAAGACATTTTATCGCCGATATTGATAGAATGAACATTAAGCTTAGTAAGATGCTGACGGTTAATCTTGGTAGCAGTTATACTCGCATTCATCCCATCCCATTTGAAAAGCAGTTTCACAGATGATTTCCATACGCTCTTCGTCAGTCTTGGCTGCTTCATATGCCTTTTTAATAGCACGGTTGCTCATGATTTCCTGCATTACCGATTTATAACGATACAGCACCATGTTTTGTCTCCTTGATATAGTTGCTTATAGCAGTTTGGATAAATTATGTCAATCAGAATTTTGGCTATTGGCTAATTTTTTTGCCATTTGTTTTTGACGCTTGACGTTAGGGGGCTGTCCAGTGCCAAGTTGAGCATGAGTAAAGATGCCGTATAGAGTTATTATAGTTGGGTTTTTACCTGACAATTCGTAAATGATACTAATGTCCTGCGTAAGATGCGCTTTGCGAGCTTTAGGCATAAGCTGTTTGTATATGCCCGTAGAAGCAAAAGATTTATCGCTACTGCCGAAAGGTGCTAACGGATCACTTAGCTTGACTTGCATAAACTCGGCAAGCTTGGCTCTGATGTTGGGAGTATCTTTAGTAGCCGCTACTAACGACTCCTTCCATAATTCTCCGTATGCAAATTCTACTTTATTATTTCCAGTCAATGCCCTGAGACTCCAAGAATGCATCCATTTCTGCAAGGAAATCCTCGGCAGACTGCGAAGCAGACTTGGGGCCATTAATGCTCTTGACGATCTTCACCAAATCTTCGGTGAGAAATTCAGTGTCGTTGGCAGAGTCAAGCATTTCGAAGAGAGCTTGTTCATTATTTTCAAGAACTTCGGTAATTTTCATAATATATTCCCTGCTGTTTATTTATCTCTTATACTAGTTTGGGCAACCAATGTCAACTAATTAATAGCCGCAAACACCCGTAGGGAGATGTTACGTTCCATATATTTATCGTTAAGTGCCTATAACCAGGTCAATTTCATATACTTAGTTTAGCTAGTTAATACTTAACAATAGTGGTATCAGCACCCCGGCTAATTAGTTTCTGTTTAAACACAGTTCTATATCAGTCTTTACTAAGCTTGGGATATTTACTTGTTATTTCTGATTCTATTCTCTAATTCATTAATCTTGGTGTCTTGGCGAATAATCTTGCGATTAGCTTGTTCTAAGTTTCGGGACAGTATTTGTACTTGTTCGGCAAGCTGTCTCACTTTGCTTTCTAAATTTTCTGTCTTTCGGTCTTTAGTATCTTTAACCTTGGGTGTTACATTTTTCGCCTTACCGTCTGTGCGGTACATCTTCATAATCAATTCCTTATATTATTTCTGTATTTACTGTAAGGCGAGGAAAACTACAATTAAACTATAACAGAGAAGAGTTTATCTAACTATTCGTTAACAGTATATTCAATCAGTTTGATGCCAGCTTCGCGGATAGCCTCTTCACAAATCTTACAGGGTTTGGCAAGTCGGGGGCTACCGTCCTTACCCCAACGAGAAATAAAAATCTTGTGAGCCTTGCTCAAATCACGGCACTTGGTAATAGCGTGAATCTCTGCATGAAGATAAAGGCTTTGTGGTTTGCCCGCCTTCATGGCATATTTGGCTTGCAACGTGTGTGTCTTGGTGTAATTATTCTGCCCGATGCTGAGAACACGCCCGCGCTTATCGTAAATAACAGCAGTAAGAGAATGTTTGCCCATAAGTAAGCTCCTTGTATATGGCCTTATACAAAGAGTTGCCCAAAATGTCAACACTAAAACAGTGTTTATTTGATTTTAATGCAGAGATTTTCTAGATATGGAAGTTTTCATAAGTGTTGGAACAATGATAGAAGTAATCCAATTGGTTAACCAATCTTTAAGCTCTTCTTCTGTCATAGACATTTTCAATAAAGATAGAAAGGCATTTGCTTCATCATCTAGCCGAACTGTATTTTTGTCAATAATAATCTGCATTTCAAATTACTTTTTTACTGAATTCTTAATAGGAAATTGAATTTGATTACTTTGAGTTTTAGTATCCTTCATAAACTACTCAATTTGGGAGAACATTAATCTATAATTCTAACTGTGATCTTATATGAATGTCTATAAAGTAAATCATATGTTTTATTTGAAACATTTATACACCCTTTTGTTATAATTCTAATCTATCTCTTTTTTTGTCATTAGTAAAAGGACGATGAATAGCATACACTAAGTTTTTATCAGTTTTGAATTGAAGTACATTACCTCCGTAACCGTCTGATAACACTATCCTCCTAATGCAGGTTCGCATGAGCCGGAGAAGCATATTGTTGCAAGAGACTTGATAACTGTTACTATTATTCACGAATTAGAGACTTGTCAACTTCTACATAGACAACTTCCTTGTCTACTGGCTTAAGAATGCCGACTTCACAGTAACGAAGCTGAATAGTAGTTACCATACGCTGATTAGACGAAGACGAACCCATACCGCCCTGACCCCAAGCATTTCCTCCGCCACCGCCTAGATTTATATTACGATTGCCAGAAACGCCCACAACAGTGGTAAATATCACCGGTTGATGGCCATACAGACGAACAGAACCGTCTGGCATGACTTGTTCCATATACATCTGTATTTCACCCTTCTTATTGACATATGGCACCAAATCGTCAGTCCAACCCTGAGGAACTTCCTTAGTGCCAAATAGCTTGTGGAAGGATCCGTTTACTGGGGTACGCTGAATAGACTGAAGAGGGCCACATGCGAGAGTTTCCTTAATAACGTTTGCAGCAGCAACCGTGCTTGAGGGGGTAATCTGAGTTACAGTTGGAATAAAAGTAACTGTAGTCCTGGAATTATCAACTCTACGGTCGGAGACGTCAATTGAATTTCCGCCACTGTTAGAACTGGATGTAGTATGATTTCGGTTAGAAGATACTGAGTTGCTTGGACCAGTCGTATTAGTGTTGGTTGCATTAATTGGTCCAGTTGATGCAGAGCTTGTACTAGGACCACTATAAGAAGTGCTGTTGCTTGGACCAGTCGTATTAGTGTTGGTGATAGCACCAGTTGATGCACTAGTATTACCCACACTTGAACCCGAACGAACATTGCCTACAGAAGCACCGGCGCTGCTATAAGAACCAGAATTACCAGAGTTAGTAATACGATTAGTTTGATCACCGCCAGTGACAGTAGTATCGCCACCATAGATATTTGAATCTACGCTTAATCTGTTACCTGAACCAGCTCCAGCACCCGCATATTGTCCAGCGTTAGTTCCGACATTGCCGATGCCAATATTATTTCCGTTACTTACATCAAGGTTGTTACGGTTGTAGGAGTTTCCAGAATCAGCAACATTTCCTCCCCGGGCATAAGAATTTCCGCCAGTTGCATTTCCGCCATTACCGCCTTGACCACCTGTTGCAGTTATGTCTCCTGTGTTTATTCCGTAACCATTTCCGCCCTCACTTGAAGTGATGTTTCCACCGCTATATGAATTTCCACCAAAGCCTGACATATTCCCGTTACTTGCTGTAGTATTACCTACAGAAGAGCGATTATCGTTTCGGTTGTCAAGATGATTTCCGGTAGCATTAGAATTACCACCATTAGCAGTAATAGCGCCGGTTTCTGTAATAGCCTGGTTATTGCTTTGCTGTATCTCAGGATTTACATTAGTTCTAATACTGTTTCCGCTTTGATTAGAAGCAGAAGAAACCCCCGCCTGAGAACTTACTGTAGTGGTATTGTCGGTATGTGAAGTAGTAGTATTATCGCCCATAGATTGGGTGCTAATAGAACAAGTAGTAGTTCCTTCAGGACATTCAAGAGTTGTAGTTGCGGATGCATTTGCAAGTGAGGGCATTATAGCGATAGAAGCACAAGTGCCCAAAAGTAATAGTTTATTCATATAATCTTCCTTTGTTTGTAATTGTTATCGAAACCGCTTCTTGCGTTTTTCAGTTTTTATACACTAAAAAAGTTAATAAAGTGTAAAGAGATATAGTTAATTTCAGGTATTTTTGCCCAAAAATATTCTGATAATTTAATGTTGTTTGAATTTGGTGTTTCTAACAGTAACTAAACCTGCAATTTTAAGTTTTGAGTGCTATTGTAAACTACTGAACTTAAGAGAACAGTAACTAGCCCATGTTATTGGGTGTCTTCGGGCCTTCATTGTTGTTAGTTGTTGGGTTGGATTTCTTCTCATTTTTGGTTGGGCGCTTTTGCTCAAGAACCTGTTTGATAAGATTAATCCCGGCATGAATGTTGTTTAGATCCATTAGTCTAATCTTCCAAAAATTGAATAAGAAATAGTATAGAGGTGATGAATTTTAGAATTAAGCTTATATTATATTTATTTTTTATAGCGTAAGTGCAATAAGAATGTTGATGGCAAGCAACCAGCCAATAAGGCGAAGATTGTCAAAATTAACAATAAGCCAATTCATCACTTTTTACTCTGTTCAATAAGCTTGCTCTGGTGAATAAGACGTTCGTTGATGATGTTTACAGCCTCAGGAGAGCGCATCAAAATTTCCTTCAGAGTAGACTCAAGGTAGCCTGCTCGATAGGACAAACTGTGAACCGGGGCACCCGTCAACACTGCCGTATTAGCAAGCATCTTGTCAATCAAATCACTGGTAGACATAGACATAGCAAATCTCCTTAAATTAGATTATGATTTAATATACTACTTTATTGTGAGACTGTCAATCTATAATTACCCATCCCAGCTTTAGAAAATCTTCTCTAATTTCGTCATTTACTATACATTCATACCCTTGTTCTGAACCATACCAATCCAAATAATCTCCAGCCTGCCGCATATTTGCAACAATTTCACCGGCGTGTTTACAAGAACAACGCCATTTCTCATCTTTCAAAATGGATAAGATTTCGTTCTTTACAAAAGTATTCTTACAGAGAACGTTATACACCTTCCGAGCATAAGAAACATCTTCTCTGACCTTTTTTAGAATCCAATCAGTTGAACGAAGGTCAGCTTCAAGATTATTCTTGCGCCATTCTGGGTCATTCTCTTGTTCTGTCTCAGTTCTATATGTAACACGGCGTTCCCCATCAAACCTGACTACAATTCGGAACAAATGACTGGGGGAAGCACTAAGCTTTGGTAAGGACATCTATCTTTACCTTAAATAAAAATAAAAGATACAGTTACAATGTAAACATAAGTTGCATGAAATTACACGCTTCCATTTCAAATATCCTTACCAAGAATTAGTCAAGTCGACTACCAGCATAGGCAGTGAAACCATACTTGCGAAAGACTGCCGCAGCCGCTTGTGCACCTTCCTCAAGGGTATCAACATTCTGGCAGGGGAACTTGCTGGGGTTCCAGAGTTGTAGAGACTTGGTATAGCTCTTGCGAAAACCAGCTTCTTGCAGAGCCTTACCAATCTTACTGTTAGAACGAACACCGTAGATATTAACCCATACAAAACCGCACGGACAACAGTCATTACCGCCGAGAACATTCTGAAAATATTCGGTAGCAGCCTTGTTGGCAGCAAGCTGGGCTTCTTCAACAATCTGGGGGATCTGTTCAACGGTAGCAGTGATAGTCATTTTAAAGTATCCTTTGTTTGCTCTTGATGTAACTCTTATAACAGTTTGGGTAAAACAAGTCAACCAAAAAAAGAAACAATCATTTAAATGGCTATGTAAATGATTTTCTATCTAAATAAAGTCTTTCCTACCAAAACCATATGAAATCAACACAAAATCTTCTAGATAAATTTCTATCTCTATATTACCCACTCGACTACAAAATAAAAACTCTTGAAGAGAAATTTGATTAGGTAAATCGGATATTAAATGAAACGTTAAAGAACCATAATAGAAATCATATTTCCCAAATATAGTAATTATGTTTCTTTTCCTACACTTACTTTTGTTCTAATGATCGCAGTGCTTCAAGCTTGACTATCCATTTAGCCATCTTAGTAAGCTCTTGTTGGAAAGCCTCAATGCCCTTAGATGACGTAAAATCTATACAATTAATTTCTGATTTTCTCGTTCAAACTAGTTTTATTCCACTTTAGAATAGTAGAGTATAGCAATTTTCGGCATTCATTGGTTAACGGATATTGATTTGGTAGGGTAGTATTTTTGTCAATGCCAATACTTAAACTGTGTTCTTGATTAGCCGTCCATACTGTCACGCCAGATATATGTTCTATGGTATATTCATCAGAGGCCCATCTGGTGGGATATTTTCTTAGGGAATAGATAACTGAAGAAACTGCTGGATCTTTGCAATTATCAATTGAAGTGGGAGCTTCACGTAAATCATGATTGATGTATTTACTATAAGCAAACAAACTAATAGGAATGGCAAATATCACAGCAGCACATGCCGCAATAACACCTTTTTTCATTATCACTTTCCACGGCCTTCTAGAATAATTTCACGAACCTTCTCACGGTCGATGCTGTCAAAGCAAGGCTCAGAACCGTGAGACTTATAAATAGATATAAGCTTGCGAGTAGCATCTACAACTTCAGCATAAGTGGCGTCTACTTCCTTATAGATGCCATCTACGCCGTTATAAAAGCTAAGTACATAGCTATAAAAATCTTCTTTGTCCATTGTGATATCCTAAAACTTTGTTATGTTTTTAATATAGCATCTAGAAAATTACCTGTCAACCTTAAAAAACTTTATGTTAATTTTTAGTATCAACATTCTTGCGCACCATTCATGTCATTTTCTGTATAGTTCTTACTATTTGGCTTGCTTGATTTTATGGGAATGATAAGCAATTTCTGCACCCAGTATTCTTAACGGTTGAGATCGGTATAACAAAAGAACGACATCCCTCTTCACAGTGATGGGGTGCTATGGCTTTGGTAAACTCATTATCCCCATAGAAATTCCTTGAAGTGTTTATACAGAAACTTTCTTAAACATTACTAAGGTATTCAATTGTAATGTTAAATGTAACATTAGCAGTGCTAAAAACTACCTGAGTAATAGCGTGGCGAATTTCAAACTGTATAGTAGCAGCAGCTATTCCTACATTACTTTTTGATAATACCCATGATCTAGCAGTCCCTAACGATAACCATGTGCCATAAGTCCCGGTTGGGATGCTACCTGATATGTGAGTTGCTCTAATTTGGTAATTATTTGGCGAATTTGACTCTGTGCGTAACCAATTATAACTACTAAAACTAAAATCTTTTTGTGTTGATACCACCCCCGAAGATACATCAATTTTCCAACTAACTTCTACTGGTGGATCAACCGTCGTGGTACTACTGGATCTAGTAACTTCAAGATTCTCATTTCGTATTCCATAAAAAGCTATCCCACCGTAAAAGTTATTAAGGTTTATTGTACCAGTTGTGGGTATGGAATTATTGGGAGTAGTATTCGGTACTAAACTTCCGCCGCGGTAATATTCATTAATTGATATGGGGTTACTTCCGCCATACTCAGTTTGTAAACTGTTTAATGATATAGACCCGCTACTAGGTAATGCCATCTTTACTTTCCTCTTTAGTAATATTTATACCAATATTATCCTAAGAGTATAGTAAGATGGGATTTAATGACAAGAATTACACCCATTAACTTTTGGTTCTTAGATAGGCTCTAATGCTAATCAACCCAAATGAATTAATCCAAAAATGTAGGGAAATTGTTTACTCTTATTACCAACTTGAATGATATTGAAACAAGAATTGATTACCAAGCTCTAAGGCCCTATCAATAATTTCAATAGTGTCTTTCAACGAGTTATAATACCATTCGTCATAATCCTTACTACCGAAAAAGAACCCGGCTTGAGTAGGTAAAATTTTGCTAGCCAAATCTCTATCTGCTAGCACTTTCTCACAGTCATTTTTGAGACTCAACAGGTTATGTTCATAAACATCGTAAAACCCGCAATCATCTTTATCCTGCTGAATATTCTTTACAAACCAGCGATGAATATGGTTGGCTTTGCGCCAATATCCAATTTCAAATCTAAGTTGGACTAACTGGATATCATTAGAAAGACCCAAGATCTTACCGACCTCTGAGGAAAGTCTAGCACCGACACCTTCATCAAAGTTCCAAACATGACGGTTAGCAAATAGGTACATGTCTAGACCCATTATATTACTACTCCTATAATTATTTTAAAACTTCCTATATAAAATTTCTTTTCTCAATGTTTGGTTTTTATCATTCACGCGGTACAGCAAACACATTATACCAAGTAAATTACTAAGAGGTCGATTTTTTGTATTTGCTCTTTTTTCATATATTGAATATGGAAAATTACAACATGGGCAAGGCAACCAAAAATAAAGAACGAAAACTTATTTGATTTCACAAGATATTTACACTTTTAGGTTTGTGGAATTTTCAGAAAGTCAATATCAAACTTCTCAATATTAACATATCTAATGTGTTTAAAGTGTCCATTGCCCGGGTTGTAGATGCTGGTATTTCTTCCAAAATCATCAATAATAGTGATAGTGTAAGTGTCAGGGTTTTCATTAATTTTCTTGACTAAAGAATATGCAGCTTCTTTATTAGCAGTGGCGTGTATGATACTGATTTTTCCCTCAGCACAACCGAAACTATCGCCAGTATCATAAATCATATAGACTACGTATACTGAAGTGGCATCATCAAGAACCAAGAAAGTTTCACTATGACAAGGCCCGTCTTCCCCGTCATCTAAACGATAGACCCCAGTGATTGAACTTAAATAGCTTTCTGACCAATCACCGTATTGTTCGCCACTATAATACGAATTGGTACAGATTTCTTCATAAGTTACACAAACACGCATAACAAACCTCTTTAATTACAATTTGGTTATAACAGTTTGTATAACTTAAGTCAAGACTTTTTAAGTTTTCTACAAAGAGAAGGGTAATCTTTATCCTGATATATGACAACACTTACAAAAGGTTTGTAGATGTTCTTCTCTGTTGTCAGTTGATATTCACATTAATGTCTAACGTGCCAGACCAATATAAATTGATTATGTTTAAACCTTGATCTTTTGTCTATATCATTATAATAATCTTTGCGGTATCTAAAATATGAAGTTGTTGCAACTGTAACTTAGTTACAGGAAGGTATTGGGTGTTCAGGCATTATAATTTTACTTTAAGCTTTTACAAACTTTATTTCTTGTCAGTTGGATTGCAGACAAAATTATAAAGCTTCTGTGCTGTTTCAAGAACTTGTTCTATTCCAGGAAATTCTGGCATAGTTACACTAGTAACAATTTGCCCGCCGTTCTTTTTGCACTCAAACTCCCACCCAGCTAGTTTGGCCTTATATTCTTCTAGGACTAGCTTTTCAGCTAGCCCCAGAATGTCAGTCCTAATTTCATAGCCGTTCTTGTTTGAATTTACCTTAAAATCAAACCTTTTATCGGACATCTAGCTATTTCCCAAATTAGATACCAGCTATCATGCCAAGTAGTATAAGTGACAATGAAACAATGACACCTGCACCAATTCTGTGTACCCAAACTGAAATAGTAGGTTCGTAATTTTTAACAAAACTCATTATAATTTCCCTTCTATGTTACTTTTTTGTAAAGAAATTGAAGTTCTTTGGGACTTCCTGCATAGCCTTAACTAAGTCAGAGTAAAATTCTCTCTTAGTGACTGCTTTATAAAACTCCCTGCCAAACTCGCCAGCTGCATCTACTGATTTCTTTGCAATTTCACCCTGGGTGTCAATAAAAGCAACATATGCCTTTGACAAAGCTTCATCTTTAACTAAAGTATCTACAACCATTTTGCTGGTGGCACAGATAGTATCCAAAGATGTTTTAATTACAGTTTCAATCATTTTTATTCTCCTTGTGTATGTGTGTAGACATTTATTTATACTATAAAGTAATAAATTTACAATATTTCATTTACCCAAATAATCTTCAATACCTCCATATAACATTATCAATAAGGCTGTTTTTTTATCATATAGTCGTATAATAACTGTCTCTTTATCTATTTCTACATGAAAAGGCACATGTAACTTTTTGCCTAAGAATACATAATATAAAGCTTTAGTATACGAACGTGTTTTTCGGGTAGCAGTGAAATCATAATACTCACCCAGTATAAGGTCAAAATAGTACTTACCCTTATCAGATAATCTTAAACTATCGGAAGAAGGCAAGCTAGAAAACCAATCTTTAATGTAGTTTTCAATATTGTCATGTAATGTAACAACCTTAGATGTGTCTTTGTCTAAAAGGTATTTTACCCAATATTCTTTGCTATTATGACTCATCAGGAAATATTACTCTTCCCGTATTCATAAACACAACTGTAAATTTATCAGTCTTGAATTGAGTATTAAGCTTACGACACAAGTTCCTAGCATGTCCAGGATTACTAAAGCTTGTCTTCTTGTATTTGGGAGCAATATCACTAGAAAGGTAGTGAAACGATTTCAAGTTAATAGGTTGTCCATCATAGAACACTGACCACACGCCAGCAGCAACGAGAACTTGGTCTACCTTATAAGTGGTTTTATCTATATATTCTACAAGAACTGTTGGCTGAACCTTACTCATCCTTAAATGACCTACCCTTAATTTCTACTATAATCTCTTGTTCTGGTGTATTCTTGTTTTTTTCGTACAAATCGGCTAAAAGATTAGATATGTCATCCTTAAGCCCGCGCACTTCGTCGATAGAAAGAACTAAGTCTTTCTTAGTCTTTTTTTCAGCTATGGTTGCTTTTTCTAAAAATTTTCTAATATACTGCATCAGTTATTTATGTTAGCTAAAGCTTCATCTTTTGTTTTGAAGGGGCCTTGATAATTATAACGTTGTATAAAGATATACTTGGGGCAGAACACAACCTCTTTGGTATTGCCGAAATTTATGATAAAGTAACCAGCAGCATAATAGCACTTGCTTTTCTTGTTTTTGGTAAACAAGTGCAATCCCCTCTGAATATCTGCCATACTATTAAATATTTGCTTTGGGGTGGGATAATCAGGATACGGTATTTCTGGCAATTTTTTAAGGGGATTTTTTTGGAAAGAAATTTTAATAGCTTGAGTTAAGCTATCCATTGTGGGGAAGTTTAGACTATTACCAGATAAAGTGACTTCATATATGTTATGGTTGGATAGCTTTATGTTGCCAATCTTTTTATTACCGTCAGTTACAATCCAATAATGTTCGTCAATGATAGGTTTTGCAATAAGCTTATTCATAATTATCCTTTTCGGTGACTAATAACTATTATTTCTCTTATGAAATCCATGCTAGTTTATCATCAGTAACAGGCCCGATATTTTGGTTATAGTTCTTGGTATAATAATGAGAATTTTCGTTAACCATGATAGCCCTAGTTGCTTAAGTCGTGTTGTTTATTAGAAAAAGCGTTAATAATCTTCTTCTATAACCATCTACTTGTCTCTCAAAAGTAAGTTTTATATAAATCTTTATCCATCTTGATTTACCCTTAGTTTACCAGGATAGACCTTATTGAGCCATTTACTATATGTATCAGCCTGTTCACCGATCTTGACCAATTCATATTTGCCGGCAAATTTCATCAATTGAACACCCACCATGGGATGAGGTTTAGTCTGTAGCTGTTCTATAATAGAGTTATCTACATCCTGTTTAATTTTGTCTGGTTGAGCATTAAGGTCGATAAGAGTACGATTCAAGTCATACATATCCTTAACTATATGTTCATTTTGTTCATGGTCAATCCAACGCTGTAACATGAAGTTGTTCCACTTGAAGCCTTGCTTATTGCGGTCGTCAAATGCTTCACGAATACCCACAGTGTTCTTGGTGCCTTTTTCCCTTACACCAGGATATGCACTAAAGATGTTGTCAGTAGCATCACCACGAATAATTTTCTTGAATAATTGGTACTTAGGATCTTCAAGAATTTTTGGCTCTTTAGTCTTTTTATCGACTACTTGATTGCCCTTGTCATCAAAGTATCCATCAATAGTAATAAGCTGGTTAGTTGCACCATTGTATTGCTTGACACTCTTGCTGATAAGCTGTACAAAGTCACTATCAGTTGAAACAATAAAGTGTTCGTCATCAGGATGCAAGGCAATAAACCTAGCAATAATGTCATCGGCTTCTGCGTTGGGGCACCTGATAACACTGGCATTGGTTTTATTTCGCAAAAACTTAGTGAAATCTTCGTAAGTGTCCCAAAACAATTGATTCTCTTCAATCTCAGCTTCGGTCATGGCAGATTCATCTAATCTGCGATTTGCCTTATATTTGGGATAAATGTCTTTACGCCATGACCTGCCCTCAAGACAGAATACAACGTGGTCGATGTTATAATTTCTTGCAATAGAGTTAACCGAAACTAATGTGATATGGATGGCCATACCCAGCTTCTCCCAAATATCTGAATTACGAGAAGCAATATGTCGTGCTCGGAAAAAAGAATTAGCTAAGTCTACCAATGCATATTTCATTATAATATCCTGTAATATGTATATATTTTACAACAAATATGCTGATAAGTCAAACTTAAAATTTATACTCATTCTAAGTTTTACTATTCTTCTTCAAATAAGGGGTGGTTAAATTCTTTTGAAAATATTCTATCATTTGCAATGCGAAAATATTCTTTATCTTGTTCCATACCGATAAAATTTCTGCCTAAATTCTTACAAGCTACACCAGTTGTTCCTGAACCCATTGTATTATCTAAGACTGTGTCACCTTCATCTGTGTAAGTTTTGATTAGATATTCCATGAGAGGAACAGGTTTTTGTGTAGGATGAAATCCTTTTTCCTGTTTAAAACGTAAAACAGTTTTAGGATAACGAGTTCCTTCTGGATTGTCTCGGTGCTTTGACTTTGCTTGCCCGTATACTTTTCCTATTGTAGCTTTGTCACTATGAAACCCTTTGTAAGGTGTTCCCTGTTCCATTTGCGGATAATATTTGGTTTTCTTTCTTGCAAAAACAAGGATATTTTCATGTGACTTCAAAGGCATTATCTTTGCACACATAGGATTAGTGCCTTGGGGTTTTTCCCATATCCATTCATATTTGAAATTGGCAATATTTGAATTAATCAAAATAGTAGTAAAGGGTTGGGCAGCAGTAAAAACCATCGCAGCTTCTTCTTTGCATATTCGGTTATAGTGTTCCCATAATTGTTCTAAAGGAATAACACTGTCCCACTTACATGCTGTGGTGCCATAAGGTAAATCTACTAATAGCATATCAATTGAGTTGTTTGGAATATCACCAAGTAATTCTAGACAATCACCGTGATATAGTTGTATGTTTGTCATATTATAATTTTGTACTTTTCCTCAAATAATGCAGATTCTATCTTAGTCCATATCTGATCTGACATTGAACAATTGATAGTTGCCTCATATCCATTACCAATTCCTAGATAACTTTTTACGTTTCCGTTAGTATTATAGTTAACAGTCCATACTGCATTGTGATAATCAAGTTTAGCAGAATCAATTACAATAAAATAATAAACTGGGGAAGAATGTATTTTTTTATCTCTCTTGTCAGAGGCAAGACAAAAAATATAATCTTCTGTTTTGTTTGAGAGAAATTTAAGCTTATCCTCAAGTGTTTTATGAGAAGTAAGTCTAGATCCAGATATCTTCATTCCATTACCGTTATTTAAAAATATACCGCCCTTGTTGCTAATTCTGATTCCGCAATCAGTTACTTGATCTACACCAACTTGGTGATTATAGTCTGGTTTCCAATCTGAACCAAATCCTGCATCAATAAGTGCCTTACTTAATAATTCTTCCCACAATTCTGCTTTACACAGTGAAGTATATAAGTCATGATGCTGAGTTAAACGGTTTCTGATATATGGCACTAATTTACCAAATTTTACCATTAACTGACCTCTGTTCTTCCGTCGCCCAAGTCTTTACGAGAAATAATCCTCAAGTCTCTATTCTTTATTTCTTCCATCATTCTTTTTTCAGGATCAGCCATTTCTTGTTCATAGACCTCCATGACGATATTCCTACATACCTGCGTAAACCATCTATCAACAATCATATTATCAGTGTCATTTTCGTTGATACGATACCCTGCTCTGATTAAATTCAACACAAACTTGTCATTCCAGTCTAGTTCAAAACTGCCGTTATTGACATTATTCGGGTCAATTTCTACACTAACAATTGATACGTAGGGTTCTCCTGCCATTGTTGCTATTTCTTTAGCAGTTAGTTTTGGGGCGTCAGTTTGTTTTTTAGCTTTAGTGGGTTCACCTACTAGCCATCTCCATAAGTTTTTCCACATTGTTGTTTCCTTTTATGTATGTATTATTATATGTCGTACTATTGTAAAAATCAATTAAAAAGGCTTGTATTTGTCAGCCTTTCCAAGACTCATATAGCTTAAAACTAGCCAGGTTCTTTGCTTTGGCTTCTACCATACAGTCAGCCCACTCCCAATGTCCTTTAGCCCACATATTGCATGGGTTATTCCACATATAATTACTATGAGCCCTAAGTTTTTGTTTACTTATACCATTTTTTAGTAAAGTAGTATGACATGGCATAGTATCTATACAGTGGTTCGGCAAATTGTCTTCTTTGGTCAATGAGTAGTGCATAACCGGCCTGACTCCTCGCCAACTATCAATAATTCTTTTGATGCGGTCGTCGTTTGGCTGGATATATTCGCCGGTGCTTACAAAGTGATGATGAATGTCCAAAACTAATGCACAGGTGCCAACCAGCTCAAGGCTAGCATCAATGCCCCAGGTCATTTCGTCATTCTCGATTGTCAGAGTATTCCTAGCTTCGGTGCTTAGCTTTGTAATTACCTTTTTGATGCCTTCAGGACCTTGCTTACCCGAGATATGAACATTAATCTTCATATCCTGAAATTTCTGACCATAGCCCATCATTCTAGCTATATCACAGTGATACTCGAATTCATGGATACTTTTTAGAACTACATCTTCTTTATCAGATGCCAAAACAACAAACTGGTCAGGGTGAAACGAGATACGAATATCGTTAAGCTTAGCATACTCACCTAGTTTAGCAAAGTTTTTCTCCATGTAAGCTTTGACTTCGCTGCTTTTATAGAAGTATTGCCAGTCATGATGGTTATATACTGGAATGATATCTGAAGACATGCGAAACATTCTAAGTTCGGCAGGCTTATCGGCAATGAATCTGAAACTATTATCTAGTGCTTGGATGTTGTGCTTAAGCAAGGACCAAAGCTTTTCTTCTGCTACCTTCTTGGTCTGACGATTAAGCCAAGCTAACGTAGTAGTCTTACAGTTCATTTCTGGTATAGTGGCAATTACGCCGTTGTCAATAAAAGAAGGCTTACACGCAAAACCCAAACGTTTTATAGTCTGATTAAAAGTCAACAAGGTAATCCTTTGCAAGTAGATTGACAAATGAATATAGCATATAACAAAAAAGGGGGGTCAAGCGCCCAAGTTCGTAAAAAATTTCGTATTATATACAAAACATTCAAGAAGACGGTTACTTGGGTTACAGTTATAAACTATAAAATATTGTCAATCTTCAACAAATCTATAATATCATACTGAGGCGTCATGAATTTAGATACATCCTTAAGGACTGTTACGGGAGCATAATCTTTTCTTCTGGGCCCATACTCAATATCTAACTTGATGTTGTTGGTTTCTTGAAATATATTAACTATTTACTTAACAGTATAACCTTTGCCGTGCCCCAAACATTCAATAGTGTTAGTAGGACCATGTTCGATGGCCTCTACAATGGCGTTACATATCTCGTTGACATGGACATAATCTCTGATAGGCGTTCCATCATGACTTTCTGTATAGTTATTCCCGTAAATAGTGAACTTGCCCGTAATAGATGCTTCCATAAGCTTGTACATCAAACCATCAGAGTTAGTAGGAGGAAAACCATCAGTACCAATCACGTTATAAAAACGAAATATAGTATATGCTGGGCAAATTTGCTGAATAATCTGTTCTGCCGCTCTTTTACTAATAGCATACGGGCTGTTTAAAGATTCAGCAGCACCAGTGCTAGCAAATATGAAATGATCTGTTTTTACAAAATCAAGGACATTAACTGTGCCTAAGACATTAGTAAAATAATATTGTATAGGTTTCTGCTCGCTTTCTCCTACTCTTACTAATGCCGCCAAATGTACTACTGCATCATAAGGCTGCGCCCCGAAGGCAAATAATGTTCTAAGGTCATAATTAATGAATTGTGCTATGCTATCACTTAGGGGACCAACTATATCTACTCCATAAACGATGTAATTATCCTTTAAAAGTTCACATAAATGTGAACCTATATACCCAGAACACCCTGTAACCAATATCTTTTTCACGGCTCTATCTCAAATAATGGATGTGAATGCTTGGGAACTAGAACTTTATTTGGTCGCGTTGATTTTTGATATAGAGACTTATATTGCAAATGTCCCTGTTTGTTTTGAACAAGATTATACTTGTTCTTTATGATTTCTTTTCCATGAAGCATTACTTCTCCGCGCTCATTGTTGGCCCATGTGCTAGCCGAAGAAGCATATTCCTTCAATACAATATTGGTAAGCATGTAGCATCCATACCCATTTGCGATGATATTAAGGCCAAAGTCTACATCTTCGTGGGTAATAATTTTTCTATCCTCTGTCATAAAACTGACTTCATCGTAGAAAATTGGATTATTGTAGTGCTTCTGGAAGTTCTTTACAACACAAAAGCTTCCCTTACTGTCCACATTTCTCTTGAACACCAAAAAGTTATCATATAAATCCTTGTTTTCAATAAATGTTTTATTGAAAGGAATTTTTGCAGGATTCAATGGAAAAAAGAAATCAACCTCACTGAGACTTGATAATGGGATAGTATTGAATAGTGAAACAAAGTCCCTGCTGTCACAGTGTTGTTCGCCTTCATGTAACACACTATCGTTATCTGCTATAATTGCATAGTCGCAATCACTAGCGTAAAAATGTCTCAACAAATAATTTCTGGCTTCGGCAGGTAAAAGCAGTTTTTCCGAAGAATACTCTATGTAAGTAACATCCTCACGATAATCTCGGGTCGTATAACCTTGCGCTAATACATATACAGAGAGGCCATTTTTTATAGCCCAGTCTATTTGCTTGTTATGATAATCAATTCTTTTTTGGCGAACTTCGTCGTCACCGAACCAGGATATAACATACATTCTTTCAAGGTTCATTTATCAGGTTCCCCACTGATTGCCCCATAGAGGAATATGCAGTCTGTCACTATACCTAACGCCATATTTCATAGCAAGCTCTGCTACATTTTGACTGTTAAGGTTATAGACTTCCTCGACGCCGCCCACGGGCATGAAATAAACTGGACCCTTAACACCTGCTTGACGATAAAGATTTGTTACCTCAAGTGCTTCGTTGGCATCTTCTTCTGTTGCGATAACAAACTTAAGATAGGTATACCCGATCTTCTCGTATTCTGCCACGACATGAGGCTTGATGGCATTCTGCCTTAGCTCACCACTCACAGATAGTTTGGGACTTACGCTGAAGGTAACTTCTCTTTCAATATTAAAATTATCTGCGCCGGTCGCTACCCATGTTGTAAGATATTCAGCAAAGTCTTTGCGTAGGGGTTGAGTACCGTTAGTTTCAAAGGTCAACTCTTTTAGTCCATGCATATTATTGTGATTTAACAAGTTAGGATATGCTCTTTGCCAACCTAAGAGTGGTTCTCCTCCCGTAATAACGAGGTGTTCGTCTCGCCATTCTTTGAACGGTAACAATTCCATAATATCACTAACAAGAGTATCAATGTCCCTGCTGGGAGAAAGATGCTTAAAGCGAGGATTATGCGCGGCATACGAGTCACATCCAGTACTAACGAGAGGAAGCTGGTCATATGAATTATATTCTGCTGGATTGATCTTATCAACTTCATCACTCAGTTGTCCTTTAGGCATCCCGAATCCTAAACATTTAAAATTACAACCAAAGGTTCTTAGAAAAATGCTGGGGACGCCCATATATCGGCCTTCACCCTGGATTGAAAAAAAAAAAAAAAGTTCCGATACCTTAATAAGGTTCGAATTACCATTAGCCATTGATTTACCTTTCTTTTATTTTTTCTTCATCGCATTATTAAATTGCTCTATGTCAATAATATCATACTGATTTTTTACTAAGTCCCATTCATATATATTAATGTTTTTCTCTTTATTAGTCAACTTATTTCTTGCCCTAAACAAGTATGAATGTGCACCTAAACTAAGATAAACAGACGAATCAAAGTCTTTTTTGTCAATTTGCTCTCTTACACCAGTGTGTTTGTTGATAACATTAATTTTACCCTTGTTTGGGCCTGTATATCTGTTTTTATTGTTCAACCATTCTTTTTCTGTTATCTGTTTATATTTGCCAGTATCAACATCATACATGGTTCTTAGCCCTTTTGTATGACCTACATACTTACCAGAAGCAAAATCTTCCTTATCTACCAAAACAGTTTCTCCAACTGAATTTTTTGCCACTACTTTTCCTTTAGTAGAAGTGTCATACCTATTTGGATCAGTGTAGTATTCTTCTCTTGTAATAGACCTATTACGCTGTAAGTGTTTATCATAGACGGTAACGGTTTCTGAATTATAATGTTTATAATTTCCTTTATAATATTGGTCTACCTCAACAAGTGATTTATTACCTTCTTTATCAATAACAGGTATTTTCTGTTTAATTATCTGCTTATATCTCTTGTATCCTGCCTGCTTATTGTATATTCTTGCGTCTTTTTTTGTTATTTTGACTATATTACCTGTTTCTATGTCCTTAAATTTATATCTGCATTTTTCAGGATTGATTTCTCCTACTCCCGCTCCTACGTTAGTAACATAGCGATGCTTATTAGAATAGTATTCTATTGTAGTAATAGACTTGTATATATTATCCTCACGGTCAAATACTACGAGCTTTCCTGTAGTATGAAATTTTAGCTCTTCTTGTTCAGCATATTCTTTTTTAGACATTTCTATAAGATTACCAGCCTTATCTCTTACATAGACTTTATCTGTCTTGAGTTCACTTAACATTTTATATGTCTCTGTCTTGAGGGTTTCATACACTTTGCTTGGAAGAGGCTTGAATTTCTTGTTACTCTTAAAATTCTTGTTGTTCATTTGCAAAAATGCACTTGCAATTGGTAAATAGTCTGGATATGATTTCCATAATAGCCAATGTGCCAAATGATGTTCTCTTAACGTTAACTCAATCAAGTTATCAGGATCATCACTTCCCTTGAGACATCTGGGCTGGATATGATGAAACTCTGTATATGTTTTGCTAATATCTCTATTTGGTTGAGACTTGATAGAAGTAATAAATTTGTCGTATCTGTTTTTATAGTGTAAGTTAATCATTATTTCTCTTGTATAGTGTTATTTATACAAAGAGAAAGTATTTTACTTTTTACCTTCACCTTATATTTAGGCAGAAGACAACAGCCTAACTACTCTAATTTTAACAAGAAACAAAATGAAACATAAGAAAAGCGTTTCTTACCTAAGGAAATTTCTTCTGGTTGGGTTAAGAGTAGACTAAAGGTTGATATTTCTAACCTCAAGAAATATCACGCCCGCCACCACTTCTCCCAGGGGTAGGTAATCCAAACTGGATTCTCTACTTTATTGATGCTTTCTGAATAAAAATCAACTGGAAATTCAGATGCTTCATTGTAAATCAAAGAAGCAAACTTGACATTATTGTGCCAAATATTTTTCCACTTTGGGTCATCAGGAAAACACATAGATTGCCAATCTTCTTTTATCCAATTAAATGTTTTACCCTTATCAACTATGTCATCAATAATAAGAATGTTCTTACCATTAAATGCATCTTCTGCCATCCAGCAGTTGCTTTCACAATCGTCAGACAAAATACTTACTTTCAATGTTTCCATCTTAATGTCACAATAATGACTAATATAGATAGCAGGAATTAACCCACCCCTAGTTATACCAACTATATAGTCAGGCTTCCAATTTTCTTTGGCCAAAGAACGAATGATATCATGTACCATTCCGTCTATGTCTTTATCTGTGTAAAAAACTTGTTTAAGCATATTTTCCCCTATCACCTTTCTTCCCCGTTTCATGGACAATTTATTTGTCATATAAGTTCTTCTACTACATCAATTAATTCAGCTATGCTGGACAAACTGAATGCCCAGTGTAGTTTAATTGCAATACTAGTCTAATTTTTCTAGTTTATTGTTCATGTTGGTTCTTTTATGTGAATAGTTATTCAACTGAAAAATTTCAAAACCTTTTTAGTTGTTTCTCTACATTAATAAAATTGCAGAAATTAACCTAACAAAGACTCATTCCATTCACGATGGCCTTCTCTGAAAGCCATATTACTTTGTGTCTCACGAACTTCAACCCTATAACACCAAAGCCTATCTGCCTCTCCCTGTCCCCAATGATCAGGAATATAAACACCGTTTACGTATCTATAAAGCATATCAGCTATAGCTTCACAGCCAGTTGCAGGAACTATCGTTAGCTTGGCCATTTTCTTTTCTTGGAGAAGCTTGAAGGTTTCTAATTCTGGATCGTCCTGACTTACTAAGAGTGTGTGATCAAACTGGTCTTCAAGAATTGCTTTCAAATCTCTAAGCCCGCCATAATCTGCGCACCAATTTCTAGCGTCTAGTGTATCTGCACCAAAGTAGAACTTAAAATTGAAACTATAGCCATGTATTAGATTACAGTGACTATCTGCTCGCCATTGCCTATATGCACAAGGGAAAGCATCATGGTATTCTTTGGTAGATGTATATTTATATGTTCTTGCTATCATTTATCAATCCTTTGAATAATTATAACAAACAATTTGTATCATATAAAGACATTTTTTATTCTTCTTTAAACAAAATACTGTAATTTGATAATTCTGGGGAAACTGTTTCTGTATGATAGTCGTCTTCTCTTTCAAGACGTTCTTTGCAAGGTTCAATCCAATTTATCTTGGTTTCTTCATTTTTTCGGTCTTTTAGCCACACTAGCCAACAATAAGCTGTTGCTGCGGCTACGTCTTTCTTGATTGTACCCTTACATATTCCTACACGTTCTACATGTTGTAAAAGGTATGTGGGAGGGTTTTCTTTGAACAAAGAATTATATCGGTCTTTACCCTCAATAAAAGCAAGCCTAACAATAACTGCTACTCCCACTTTGCTTGTTCTAAGAGCTTTTTCTATGAAGTCTTTTGCTAAAATAAAGGGAGGATTAGTGATAGTAAAATCAACTTCACTAAAATCCTCTTCTGTTATAAAGTTCTTGACTGAAAAGCCATACCCGTAATCATAAACATCTGAGCCTTCAACTGTCTTGAAAAATTCAGATAAGGGCTTTGCCATATGGCCCCTATTTGCGGCCGGCTCTCTAACAGTCATTGTGTTAATGGCAATATTTTTCGATAATAGCCACTCGCATAACGCCCTAGTAGCCCAAGGAGGAGTAGGGAAATCGTCAAGACCTGTCTTAGGTTCAATTCTTTTTTGAACTACTGCTGTAGACCTGTTGGATTTGATTTCTTTAGTCATTTAAATTTACTTACTGTAATTACACCATACCTATACATTGTATATTCACAACCAATTCTTTCAAGTGCTGACTGTGTGATACCAACCATTTTATGGCTATTACCGCAAATTATCCTGATAGGAAAATTTTGCTGATTAATATAAACAAAATTCTCTACTTCTCGGTCAGCATCTTGGTGCTTTACTCCGTGTAAGTCAAGTTCATAGTTCATTCAAAATCCTGTGTATGCTGTATAGTATTAGTAGGGATTACGCCGAACACTATCGTGGCAACGAGGCTAACATAAGGAACTAACAATGCTAGACACCAGTAAGGACTGATGCCTGCGTCACGACAACGACGGGCGGTAGTTGCCAGTATTACCCAACCTGAGATAACTGTTAGTATCAAGAGTAGTATCAATCCTAAAATTATCGTGTTGTCAGAGAGTAATAACCCGCCAACGCCGAAACCTAAAAAGAAACTAGATACAATTAAGATTAACATAACAGCCCAGTATTCACTACGCTGAGCTAATCCGTAAAAACTAAAAAACTTTCCCATATTCAATATCCTTCTTTAATTTAAGATTAAAATTTAAGATTAATTACTACACATCTTCTAAATCATGAAATAAAAAACAACAACTCAAATCAATATTAAGCTTATCTTTACTACTAGTTTTCCCATTTTATATTATCACGTTACTTTATCCAATTCAATATTTTTTGGGCATCTTGAAGACAGGTTAGTCAATATATCATTTTGTCAGAATATCTTTCTAAGCATAAAAAATAATAACAAGGTGAAATTGAAAAAGCCAAGATTAACGCTGCTTGGCTATGCTCAAGAACTCTGCTCTAGCTGCCGGGTCAGACTTAAATCCACCGCCTAACTTGCTAGTGATAGTCCTAGAACCAGTATCTTCTACGCCCCTGCTAGCTACGCAATAATGCTTAGCGTCAATCATAACTGCAACATTATCAGTTTCTAGAATATAACACAATGCATGGAATATCTGCTCGGTCAAACGTTCCTGTATCTGAGGTCTTTTTGCAAAATATTCTACTATTCTGTTAATCTTTGACAAGCCAAGAACCTTCTTGTCTGGAACGTATGCTACTGTTGCTAGCCCATCGATGGTAATAAAGTGGTGTTCACAGTTACTCATAACAATTATGTTGCGTTCAATTACCATTTCATCATAATGCATCTTGTTATCTACAGTGGTACACTTGGGGAATGCATCATAATCTAATCCCCAAAAAATCTCACCCACATACATCTTGGCCACACGCTTAGGAGTGTCAGCTAAGCTATCGTCACTTAGATCCAAGCCCAGTGTTTCCATAATGTCTGCAAATTTTTGTTGGATGATTTCAATTTTAGTAGTTCTGCTTAGATTATTTTCTATGACAGGGGTTTCAACACCCATTTTAACCAAATAATTATGAACTCTTTGGCCCAACTCTGGATCAGTTTTAACTCTATTGTAACTCATTGTTGTTTCCTTTCGTAGCGTCTAACGTTTACGCTCAACGGAGATTTCTCTCAGGATGTAGCCTTTGTGCTACATCTTTATTTATCGCTGTTTCCCAAATAACTTTTATTTCCATGTTCCTCTAAGCAGGCAATTGCAACAGTAGCTACTTGCAAAATTTCGTGTAATACATGGTTTCTGCCTGTTGAGTTTTTCATCCAGCCGTCTTCGGCCTCTTCTAATTCTTTTTTCATAATCAAAAGATACCCGGGCAAAGACTGAGGATGTTGCTCAAAATTGCCCCACTTGTTTTCTTGGTATGCTCTTTCTCTTTTTATTTCTTCAAATACTTCGTCGATAGTCATCATAATAGTTTCCTTTATTTGACAAATAACTCATTAAATTGTTTATTCACTTTAATAAATGTAGTCTTATCATACAACTCTGATAGATTTTTGGCTCCTACGTAAGTACAGCTACTACGAATTCCACCGAGCAAATCTTTAACTGTATTTTCTACCGGACCTTTATACTTAACTTCTATTGTTCTGCCCTCACTACTACGATAATCTTCTACGCCCCCGTGATGCTTCTTCATAGCTGTCTCGCTGCTCATACCGTAAAATTGTACATAATCTTCGTTGTTCCATTGCTGTACTCCCTTTACATAATGGTTTGTTCGGAAAGATTTTGAAATTATTTCTCCCCCGCCCTCATTGTGCCCTGCGAACAACGATCCAAGCATAACGAAATCAGCGCCTGCACCAAACGCCTTAGCTACATCACCCGGGCAGGTACAACCGCCGTCTGATATGATATGAGCACTAAGTTGGTGCACTGCTTCTCTACATTCTATTATAGCCGAAAGTTGGGGGTATCCTATGCCTGTTTGAATACGAGTTGTGCATACCGCCCCCGAACCAATACCTATCTTAACAATATCAGCTCCAGCATTAATAACCATCTGTGCCATTTCTGGCGTGACTACGTTACCTGCCATGATAGTAACTAAAGTCTTATATTTTTCTCTTACCTTAGAAATATAATTGAGAAAATTCTGACTATAGCCATTAGCAACATCAATACAGATAAATCTATGTTCTGTTGCAGAGGACATTAAAACTTTAAGTCTTTCGTAGTCGTTCTTATTAATTCCAGTACTTATGACATAATTGTTATGGTTAAGCTCTATTGGTATTTCTTGGGTGGTTTTTACTAATGCAGTAAGCATATTCATTTTTTGAAGGGCTATTGCCATTTCAACAGTCCCCACACCGTCCATATTTGCTGCTATAATGGGGATGCCTGTCCAAGTTATTCCTGAGTGCTTGAAAGTATAAGTTACATTCAAATTAACGTCTTTTCTGCTCTTTAAAGTAGAGTATCTGGGTTTTATAAGAACATTGCCAAAGTCTAACTTAGTAACTGCTTCAACCTTCATTGCTTCTCTCTAACACTTATCTGAAACAGAATCTCAAAATTCATCTGTTTCTCCAGTAATAATTATCTCTGACTTATATTGTTTCATTTTCTATTATGAATCTGTAATTACCAAACTTTGGATGTTTGAATAGATAAAACTTGTTCTAGTGCTCGGTTACAATGTGAGGAGCATCCATATCTTGTTTTCCCTTATAAAACCAGATATTGCTGATGTTTATATTTGGCTTACCCTGGCAGTTTTTCTGATCACAGCTATTCTTTGCTCTAATTAACTCGTTTTCTCTCAACTGCCCTTCAGAAAGTTTGACAGTGCCAAAAGCTCTTAACTGTGAGTTTATTTCTATGACCAGTTCATCCTCTGTCAATGTAATTTGATCAACAGGAATTTTGGTTGAATTTATACGAAATTCCATGCTGTTTGTGCTACTAGAAGCAAAATCTAGGTATGAGATTATTGCCTTTTGTGAATCAGGTTTTGACACAGGCTGATAACCTACATAGCCTTTCCAGTTTTCTCTAGTAATCATTGATATTTATACTCTCTTATGTGTTTGCGATAATCAGTAGTATTTCTTCGCCATTGTTCGCCGTTTCCCTCAAGAATATCACAAATACGGTCAACAGTGCCATTTGTCCAATTACTAATTTTGCCCATGTTCTTATGGGGCTTCTTTAAAAGATTGTCAAGCTTATTGATGGCGTCATCTATAGACCAAGGTATATACATTCTTTCGTAGTCATTAGCGAATATTTCAGGGAAGGAACGATATGCCGGAAATAGGACGTTACAACCCAAAGCGTCTGCTTCACTTACTGTATTACTAGTCCAGTCCTGTAATGCACAGTTAAATAATACTCTGGAATTATTTAAGATTTCATAGTACTGGTTTTTCTGTAGGTTATCATAAATGATAAGCTTGCCGCTTTCTGCCATACACCGTGTTCTCTCCATATATGAACTATTATTAGACTTGAGTTTGCTGCCGCTGCACAACACAAACTCAACTTCTTTGCTTGGGAACTTTTCGTTCCAGGCTTCAATCAAATCCATATAGAAATCAGGTTGCTTTTCTTGATCCCATCTTGCACCAAATACTACTCTCATCCTTCTAGAAGAAAAGGGAACTACGTAGTTATCAACTCGCTCAAGAACCTCATCAATGTTGAACGCAAGACCACTTACATTATAAATGGGAACGTCCCAACCAGCAACCTTCATATTAGCTACCATTTCTTCATTGCTAGCTAAAATAGCCGTTACACTGGAACAAACCATTTTTTCATACTGTCGCATCCAACGATCCATGTTCCATACATGAATAAAATCATCAGGGTCAATGGTTTGTGCCAGACAGCGTACATAGATTCTAGGACGCATTGTTTCAGGTATTTGGTTAATAATGTAAGGTAAGGATTCAAAACCTGGATGAAACATATCTTCAAAGAAAATCACATCCTCAGAAGTAACCTTGCCCTCGCGCATCATCTTTACCAAGTTCATTATTTGACTCATAGCAAAGTATGACCTGCCATGAGCATCAAGAACCTGTCCAACACTAATCTGTTGACTAGAATCAAGAGTTTCGCCCGGAACATATACTACATTGATATTTCTACGTTCAAAGACCCTACGATTCCATTCTGTAAGTTGAAGAGTGTACCGAGAATTATACGGTTCAAGTTGGCAATAAAACAACGTTCTCATATTAAATACCTAACTGCTTGGCTTTGAAGTTGGCTTTGTCAATGTCCCACTGATTCTTGACCTTTTTTCCAGTTTGGAATTTCTGAAATTGCTTGAAGATATATGACTTCTTATCATACAAATCCTTTTCATTGAATTTATAACCAAATTCTACACAAAATTTACGTAGATTATCTAGGTCATCAAAAATCTGTGCTACTGTTTTGTCGGTTGACATTTTATTTTCTCCATAATGTGTTAATATTATTTGATTTTAATTAAAAGGGTCAAGTTTTCTATTATTATAGAACATCTTTATGGTAGAGTAAAGGTTAGCTCAGCACCATTTTCACCGTCTTCACTAACTGATATTTGAATTTCTCTATTAGGATATTTGGTAGAAATAATTCTATATAAATCTTCTGCTATCATCTCACATGACTTAAAATCCAGGTTTAATATTTTGTTGCCATAAAGATTTTCCAACCACCGTTTAAATTGTATAAATTCTATATCTCTGTTAGAGTGATCTACTTGGATAGCTACTTTGAAATGAAATATATGACGATGTGGGTAACCCAAAAAACTAACGTCATATTCATCACCGGTGGCTATTAAAGGATCATTAATGGCTTCGGGATATTTATGTATTCCTTCTTTCTGAAAAGTGACCCAAATCATTCTTTTACAATTACTTATGTTTCTGTTTGTATTATCCATTTGTGCTAACTTTAGTTGTTGTCGATAATTATTATCTTAATAGTTCTTTAGTTATTATTCAATTGTTTTGGTTAATCTATAACTTCTGTCATTAAATCATCACTATCGATAATTTCTTCATCAAATTCTGGATCAGATACGTCTTCTGCGAACTCAAACAGGTTAGAAAATTGAGTATGTGCGTTGACTGCTTTCTTACCGCTAAAGCCCTGGCCTGCCTTAAACTGTTGCCAAAGTCTGTCGTATTTGTCAATCATATCTAGGCTTTTCTGTTGATTTTTCATTGAGAAAATTTCGTCAATAATCTCACTGAAGTTAAGATAGTTGTGATGAAGCATCGAGGGCTTTTCGCCCTGTTGATAACGTTTTTGGGCTTCTAAGACAGCCGATATATGCTGGTATACGTTATGCGATTGTATTAGAGTATATGATAATGTGTCCCAGCTTGTTTTAGTTTCTTTACCGTGCTGACCTATAAAGCCATGGCCACGATAGCAAATATCCTTCATCATTAGTAAATCAGTTACGGGACTGTCAGTGAATTTAGCATGAATACCGTCTTCTAAACATCCGTCACTAAATTTCCTAGTATCACTTGCATACTTCTTATCTTCGGCAGTCTTTTCCATAGCATACGTCCACTTGGTATCATGCCCAAACGTGTTGTTGTAATAGGCTAGACCCTTAGCAGCCGCAAAGAATGGGCTTGCACAGTCGTATGTGATTTGTAGATTAGGGTTGTGATATTTCCTGATAGCCTTCTGTATATCAGTAAAAAGTAAAGCATACTCCATAATGCTAGTACCTAGGCAGTGAATCAAATCCTGTTCACCGGGCTCTAAAAATCCATCATGAATAATGTTGACTAGTCTTTTAAGCATTAGGTGAATGTCAATTTTGTTTTGTCCACCTAGCGCCCACCCATTAAATGCTTTATCACCATATATACGTTTATCGCAATACTTTTTCATTTCATTATACCAGTCATCAGACTGCTTATGATTACGACCTTGTAAAACGTTTAAAAACTTACAACGACCGTCACGATTGTTAATAAAGTATTCATTATTGATATGTGTAGCAGTAATCGCATCTTGAATTGTCTTAATGCCGTGCGCAGATCTACCAGTTTTTTTATCTATAATATGATAAGTTGTTAATGATTGTGAAGGAATGTCTAAACACATGCCATAGTCCATGTATTCATCCATCCAAGTAAGAACTTGTTGACGCTTTTTCATTGCACGGGGGCAGTTAGGATCTTTCCAATCAGCCGGCCATTGACACTTAAGTATTTGAAACCCTCCCGAATCCCCCAACAAAAAGGTTCCTTTTTCTCTCTTTCTGATAATGCTTTCATTAGCGTCATCTTTGGTAATATCTAAATTGGCGTGACCTGCTGAGTAGAGTGCCCACTTATAAGTATACAGCCCTTCTTTGCTATTCAAGAAGTTCAAACATTCTACACTGTTGTTGGGGAAGGCTTGGGGAATACGATTTTTTTCAAAATATTCCTCACCCTCTCTCTGTTTGCCCAATCCTGCAATATAAAAAGAAGATAGTGCTGGCAAGAATAATGCCCATTCAGAATTATGTTTTTCAGAAAGATTTACTTGATTAATCATCTCTTTCAAATTTTTCTTCTTGTTGTTTCTTTTTACATACCCAACCTAAAAGACTTTGGGCTTCTAGACTTTATCCCACGCCTATACTACCACTAGACAGTATAACCCAGCTATTTCCTATAAATACTTCAGCACATCCTGAGTTTATTCTTGAAACTTTCTGTATCATTCTATTAGGTGACAATATAGTTTAGATACTACATGTGCAATCATTTTGTAAGCGCCGGTAGTAGATAAGTATAAGTTGCAAAACCACTCTCAACTACAATTTCGGCTGCTCCATCGTCACTGAAACGAACAGTCTTTTTACCAGGAAGGTCCATTATAGCCAAGAATACTTTTACGGGCCACTTCCAGGGCTTAGTCAATGTACCGTTGATATTAGTTTGAAAAACAAAGTTTCCAGAGTGTGTTGAATGATCACCAAAATATACCTTCAAGTCTGTGCCGTCGGTCTTGACCTTAAAGGTATCTTCTTCGCTATTAGCCTGAGCCTGCTTTTTCAGACGCATAATTCCAGGGATAGTTGGCTCAAATTCTACATTCCAATTTGCTCCCTTAAAGGAAACCTTCTTTACTTTATCTTGAACCACTGCTTTAGACATTAAGCGATAGTCATTGATAAAATCCTTAGCTGATGTTTCAAAGTGAATAGCTGCGGGAACATCCTGTCCATCTCGCTGTTCCTTCACAACTGTGATTATACTATTATCATCATAATCATCAAAATTGACAATTGTCCTGAGCTTTGCCAAGTTAGGCATACCAAAAGTGCCCTCAAAATCAGTAATTGCCTCATTGAACCTACCCTGCACTATTACGCTTTTGTCGTCAGAATATGCAGATATATTAGTCTCAGTTAAAGTTCCTTCAATCTTTACAAGGTCAATTACGCCCAAGCCATGTGTGTATTGTATCAAATCTAATAAGTGATCTTTCATTCTAAATTCCTTTATTACTTTATTTAGGTTTTTATTATGTAATTATAATAAAATTGCTGCGGATAGTCAAAGTTTTTATTATCCGAAACTGAATAAGTCGTTGACCGAACTATTAGTCATGATATCTTCATTAATCTGCCAGTTAAGCACACCAAGCAAATTGTCAATCTTTTTATCAACTAGCTTTTCTTCCATATCGACATCATCAAACGGAAGTTTTTTGAACCACTCGGGCAGTCTTAGTTCGTCAGTTGGGTAGGCTATACTTGTAAATCCAAGAGGGTTTGGCTTTAATGAACATACAACAACCTTCATACCATCAACAATTTTTTGGCTGTAATTGTCTCCATTCATTTTTCGTAAATAGTTGTAGTTCAATGCTCCTCTAACATGGCCAGGCATATTTGCCTTACCAGTTTTGCTCTTAATTTCTTGTTCATGATAATAAGTAAGCTTGTTGACACTTTTTGGAGAGCCTTTTGTCCAACTGTCTTGTTCGCTTAGCCATTTTTTGAAGTTTCTAATTTTCTCAACAATCTCATCCCTTTCATGACCAGCTAGTGTCATACCAAGAACTTCCATCAAGAAGTTCTGAACATACTTGGGAGTATCTGCTCTCTTGAGATCCAATCCCATAGCTTTAATCTTACCAGACTTACCAATGTCTTGACGCTTTCCTTCATGATCGAAGATATTGATAGCGTAACGTTTCTTGGCAATGAACAGCGCACGATCACCGATTAGTTCTCTTCCAGCCTTAATAATTGCCCCATTTTTTCTTGGACAGTGAAATGCACGTTCCATAAACGCTGGGAAAGAGTCATTAACTTCATCTGCAATATTGTCATAGAGTTTGATGCAGGCTTCTTTAGACCAGTTTATTTCGCCCTTTTCAACTTGTTCTTTTATCATTGGATAAATTGTAAAGTAACAACTGTCAGTATCTCCATAAATAATAGCATCACCGTCATGTTGATATTGATCAGTAATGATTTCATTAATTTGACTCATCATATGCTTTACAATTTGTCTACCTGTCAACGTAACACTCTGCCCAATACGTCTATCATAATATCTACAGTGGGCATTCAAAAGAGCGCCATACGCTGAGTTAAGAAGAATTTTTCTAACAAGTTGCCGCTTATCATAGTATTCATACATACCAGTTCCATAAGCTTCCTTTGCTTGTTTCTGGATACTCTTACGTTCTGTATACCACCTACTCAACAAACCGGGAATTACTCCCTCTTTTTCATATGTAAAGATTGTGCCATTAGCAGACAACATCCAAGGGTTGTTGCTATCAAATATCATTTTCCAAATTTCAGCCGCACTCTTTTCTTCACTTGTGCCGTCCTCATAGTCAATAGTGAGAATTGTGCCTCGTTCTTGGTTCATAATGGCGGTATATTCTAACGAACCAAACAACCCTTCCCAAAGAATTGCGCCGGTCACTACATCTATGTCATCACTATTACGTTTCTTACGCTTGTTCTTGGCCAACTTAACAGCCTTTTCCTGAATGTATTTGTCTGTGAGGGTTTGCCTAACCTGACCAATAATTGTTTCAGGGGCCATGTTCAATGCTCTGATCGTAGATGGATATAGTGAGTTAATGTCAACTGCACCTACCCATTCGTGTATTCCTTTTATTGGGGTTGCTACGTAAGCACCAGCTGCTGGTTGCTCTTCTTCTGCACTTCTATTCTTATCAGGAACAACAAACCCCCGTGCATGGGCCTCGTTGTAAATAGCCATTTCAATCATAGCCACTGAACCCATAACCGTAGGTAATAGAACTGTATTTTCATGAGCCAGAGCATTAGCCAAGTCTAGGAACTTTAACTTATTGTGAATTTTAACCATAAGCATGGTATCTTGGCGATTATATTCAATAAACTTCTTGAAGTCTTGGTTGTAAAGCTGATGAAGGCTTCCTTCATATGGAGTCTTCTTTTCATCTACTTCCATTTCACCAATATAATCTAAGCTATAACTATGTCTGCTTTCGTAGTTGTATTTCTTGTATAATTGTAGATAGTCCATATGAATTCGACCTACTAAGTCGTATGTAGTTTCTTCCTTACCAAAACGTTCATACTTGCGCATCCTGGGAAGCTGGTCAAGTAAACAGAACTTTCTTGTGTCATCCTTACTCATTATTCGGGTAACACGATTGACACAGTAAGGAATATCATATACCTCACTGTTCCAGCCTGTGATAACATCCGCATCTTCAATTAATGCAAAGAACATTTCAAACATTTCAACCTCACTCTCAAAGAGTAGACAATTTTCAAACTCTTTAGTAAGGTCGTTGGCAGTCTCCATAGTCATTGAACTAGGGGGAAGAGCCAGTGTTATAATTTGGTCAAGCCAGTCTAGGTATAGAGTTATCGCAGTAACACGATTGAATGGATCGTCAGTGGGAGCATAACCCCTCTCGAGGTCAAAGTCCGCTTCAATGTCAAAGAAGCATGTATGAAGTCTTGGGGGTTCTACATCTAAGTAGTTATCACTTAAACACCTGAACACAGGGTTGATATCGCTTTCATACAGCTTTTTGCCTACGTGAATGCGTTTTTCCTTTTCAAAATCTTGCTTTTTCCTAGTAGAAAAGCGAGAAAGTTTGTCTCCGTAAATACTACGATACTTACCCTTATGATCAGGATAGTAAAATACGTAGTTTACTGGATATTCCTTGTATTCTCTCTTACCATCAGGGGTTCTTTCTACTACATAGATTCTTTCTTTGCTAGAATCATAAATAGCATCAACGTATGACATTTATATTATGCTTTACCCGCAATTTCCAAAATTTCGTTAAGTTCGGCGTTTTCTTCGTTGGTAGTTTCAAGTGACTGCTTATAAGCTATCTTAATGGCCTTCTTTAGGACAGAGGGTTTGATTTCTAATTCAGTAGCAATATTCTTAATGGTATCGTTCAAACTCTCATTCAAAGTTTCAACTTCCTGAAGAGTAGCAATACCTTCATTCAAAATTTGCTTAAGCTTTAGTGCGGCTTCTGCGTTAAATTTACTCGACATATATTCTCCTTATTTGCTGTGCAATTATATATCATAATCAATCTCTTCTCAATAGTTTTGTTTCCCTGTTTGCTTCTAAAAGCATAAATAGATATAAATAGATATATGAGAAAAAAACTTAACGAAAGTACATTATTATCTAAATATTTCACTGTTCTTTTAGAATCCAGTGACATTATTAGTCACTTTGGGAGCAATATCAATCCTGCATTGCGTAAAGCTATCATAGAACTTCACCAAAATAAAATATTCTCACATGAAGCCGGAGATATCACAAAAGTTGATAAAGTAGTTTGGGGTGATATTAAAGGATTAACTGCTACTAAATTTAGAGAAGGAATAGCTATAGCAATCGTAGGAACAAATGGTTCAGTAGTTATACATCCGAATTATGTAGGAAACGAAGAATGGTGGGCCGGAGTAATGGTAACAAACGACATGAATTCTTTTCCAATTGGTGACCGTGGAATCAAAAACCTTTTAAAATATATTAAACCCTATCTTGGTAAAGCCGAAGAATTTTATCGTATCTTTTATAAAAAACCTAAAACTAGAACTGTTCCTACTGGCGACATAGGAGACACTCTCTTAAAAAGATTGAACCCATTTTTGATGAAACATGCAGTAAAAGCTAAAGCTGAATTGGATAGCATGATAATCAATATGGTCAAAGGTAATGTTAACAATCGTAAGATAAATAGAAAACTACGACGCCGCCAGGATATCCTGGACTTCTTAGACGACCCAAAAACAAATAAAGATATAGCTAAAAGAGTTCTACTGAACGCATTGATATCTACTATTAATTATTACGACCCTGATTCAAGAATTACTAACAATGGTTCATTCAATAGCACAAATTTAAACACTTTCTTTTCTAAAGACAAAAGTGGAACTATAGATAAGATAAAAAACAACGACTTGGCTACAATAGCTACTGTCGTATACTTCATAGAAAGAGCCTGGTTATCTATATGAAAATTTCTGATATCACAAAAACTAAAACAGTTGAAACCAAACTTGTTGAAGCTAATGTAGCGTCTAAAATTAAAGACCCAAATATAATGCGTGCTATCAGAATAGCCGTACACAACGATGACACTATACCCGTCAATATGCTTCATAAATTAGGTAAGCGCCCTACCGATGAACATGCTACGAAATTTTTAAGCGATGTAATTGATTCGGCCTTAAGCAACACCGAGTATGGCGATATATCAAAAATTAACAAGTATGATATGTGGTTAGTCAGAAAATATGTGATTGGAGCAGTAGACTATGAGGATATTGTAGGTGAAGCTGACACTCTTGCTTTATTTCACGTATTGGGAAGGTCACGCGTGCTTGATGCTAAGTATTCTGACATTAATCGCTTTACAGATTTACAGCATTTATCTAGGGTATTGAACACTACCTATAGACAAGCAATATCTCAGTTTAAAGACGAAGCAAAGCTAAAACAGATGAAAAAGAACAAGAAAGATATTGTTCTTATCAATGACGGTGAAATATTTGTTTCTATTCCATTAAACTATGGTGCATGTTATTTTTTCAATAACGGATTTGGCATTAAAGCTTCTTATTGTACTGGTTCAAGTTCTGGTGAAACCTGGATTAATAAATATATGCCACAGGGACTAATATTAAACGTCTTCAATATCAAAAATCCTAACGAAGATTACAGTAAATACCAAATCCATGCTCCCACCAACCAAATAAAAAGTGCTAGCCAAGCCCATAAAAACAGCAAGGATAGCATGTTTGCCAAATACTACCCAGGATTAATGAAAAAAATAATTGAAGCCATGAAAGAAAAGAGTGAAATCATCAACAAAGCTAGCCAAGACATAAAACCTGGCGGATATGATGTTCATCGAGAGGCCCAATTATTGGCTGAAAAGTTCCCTCTATCATACGCTAGTGAAGAACCAAAGATCGAACCTAAAACCTGAAAAGGCTATTATTGATATTGCATTGTTGTAAATTTCGGGGAGAGACGAACCTAGCGAACATGAACAATATATGAGATTAGTAACAGCAAAAAATAATTGGTATGACAAGCATATTATTCAAATATGTGATTGTTCTCTTTACCGTATATCTTAATCCACTTACCAGCTATAACGTCTGCTTGTGACTCAATGGGGCTTCCTGGATAGCTGTCGCCTGGTTCAATCATATCAAGCTCACCTTGTTTAATGTGAGCCAGTTCATGAGCAACGGTTCTTAGGATATCTACTAAATTTCTATTTTTGGCATATACCCATATTTTATCTGTCCCTAAAATATGACCGCCAGTATGATGATTGGTCTGTGCCTCTTCAGTATCCATGCTTAGTTCGATCTTAACTGGGTTCTTGATCTTAAGCTTTTCAATCATCCAATTTGCAAACTTTTCGACTTCATGTTTATGGTTGTTTTCTTGTGTTTCATAGATGCTTTCTCCCCCTCCGCCGCCATCGCCGCCTGCATCTGCGTTTCCTTCACCAGTGCCATAGAATCCAAACCCAGGGTAGAAATACCCTCCGTATGCTTTCTTGGATTTTTTACGCTTACGCTTTTTCTTTTCGGTTAAAAACTCTATTGCTCTCATGATAGTATTTAATCTGTTGGAATTTTTTTATAAGATAATGAAAGAACAATTCTTGATAGCCAGCGATATTTCTTAAGCTGTTCTATGATAATTTCTTTTCTAGTAGAATCATTTGACCACTTTGCTTTAAAGTTACGGTCCTTACTCATTCTTTCTGCTTCCTCTTCCATATAGTTAGAAAATCCCATTTTTTCTGCATAAAGAATTTCAGCACCGTGACCCGCTATATCATAAACAATAAACTTTCTCGAGAAACTATCAACAGCTATAGCAATAATAGGGGCGATAACCACAATAGGATATGACATGGTTAAAAACCAATAAATGTATCCCACTATCACACCCAATACTTTGGAAAATCTCCATTCGCCCTCTTCTTGTTTCCAAACTCCAGGTCCATAACTAGTTCCTTTATACGGGATGGGAAAATTTATACCCATAGCATTATGATTGGCCCTAGAACTCTTTTTTACTCTCGGGCCAAATATACCGTATACAGTCCATAAAATTAATATACTCAATGACAATATAGCAAAAATAGACATATTTTTTATCCTTATACATCTATTTATAAAAATAGGGGAAACTGTTGCCAGTTTCCCCCGTATCTTTGAATTAATTCTAACTAAAAGTCAGAACCTAATTCCTACCCCGATAAGTGCGCCGTGATTACCAACGCCCTTTTCAAAATCGCTGTAACGATATTCAACCTTGGTATAGATTGCGCTGTTAAGTGCATACTCAAGACCACCACCAACAGTTACACCGTTGAGGTCACCATTGAGAACATCACTATAGTTTGCCCAACCAACACGAACGAAAGGCATAAGGTTGTCAGTTACGGTATAGCCAGCACGAGCACCAACACCAAAAGTACGGGTGTCTTCAAAGACATTAGTTACAGTGCCTTCAAGTCCAACAACAACGTTTTCACCAACCGGAAGATCAACACCAACATCAGCACCATATACTACATCGTTGGCATCAAAAGAACCAGTTACATCATCGTAACCAGCAGTTAGACCCACACGAGGGCCGGTAAAGTTTGAGTTGTCGGCCATTGCAGGTGTTGCAGCAAAGGCCACAGTAGCAGCTACGGCTGCAAATACAAAGTTCTTCATATATTAATTTCCTCTTTCATTAAAATGCTGACTACTATCAGTCAGAGTTTCTAATATAACTGCTATAGTAAAAATTATCAATTGTTTCGGGTAATTAATAAATGCTCTTTGGTGCGCGTTGACCAACAAAACTTTTGACCACATCCATGAAGCTTCCAAAGCTTTCAATAGCTTGTTTCTGCATCTTTTCACGGTCTATGGGCTTTAGAGTTTCGTATTTATTCATGAAGGCGACCATTGCATTCACTGGAACAGTTTTGGTAGTTCCGTCTCTAAACGAAAGAGGACGATTGCCCCCTGTGTCCAAGCTCTTGCGGACCTGAAGAACAATGTTTGGTAACTTGTCAAAGTCTGGATCAGTGCTGTGTTCTTCATTCAAAATTTCGTAAATCTTCATGTTCATTGCCTTTTTGTATATTTATTAACAAGAAAGATTTCTATACTCTTAATAGAAAGTTTTGTCAATGATCAACTCTCTCAATATCTAATTTATCTGTGGGCTCTAAATCATATTTTATTCTTGCCAAAACTTCAGCTTGCTCAATATTGTTAGCAAAAACATTTATTTGTCGTTTGGTAGGGCCATCTTGATAAGTAGACCTAAACCTAATCAGGTTGTTAGGGTCATACCTACTCAAATTACCGTTCTCAGGATTAAAGAATACTCCAACTTCCATGAGGTTTTTTACTTGTTCTTCAATAAAACGTTTCATTTTATATATGATTTGTTGGGGGAACTCTATTATGAACATAACATCGTTTTTGTTCTCATTTAGTAGTTTGTGTATTAAGGCGGCTTGTTTTTTGCTTGTGGCGAAAACATTATACACATAATAAGGGTGATTAATATACCTGATACTATACATTTTTAACTTAGTTTCATCATTGTCAGGAGAATCTTTGTTAAATTCTTGAATAGGTATCACACTAGCGTCTTTATCATAAATAAAAAGATAGAACCTTGCACGTAACTCAGCGTGTTCTGGTGAGACTCCACTAATAACATTAGCATATGGAATAGAATCGGAATAATCAACTACGACGTAAACAGTTTGTCCTTTGATAAGCAACTCTTTGTTAGATTCAAGACGCCTAAGGTCTCTATCACGACTGGCCACGAGGTCTAAACTTCTAAACTCCGGGTGTTCTCTATAAAAAAATTCTTGAGCTTGTGCAGGGGTAGCTCTATGATATTTTTTGTTCGATATGAAAGGAAGACCTCTTTCATGAATAACAAATATATGAAACCCATCATACTCAGTCACAGTGATTTCTTCAATTCTCTTAGCATCAAACGAATTTGGCATAGATTCAAGAACTGCATTTTGTGCTTTTTCTGGTGAATTAATTTCGGCTGTTTTCCTGAGATATGCACGAGAATATGTGAAACTACCAGGAATAGGTTGTTCAATAATCCAGTCACCTTTTTTTATTTGATTATACTCAACAAATATAATTCCTTTTTCGAGGAATTTTTTATTGCTAGTTTTTTCTCTAACTTTTTGCAATTCTTTCTTCAACTCAGTTTTGGTTATTGCGCCAGCTGCATATTGGATAAATAATTCTTCAATTGACCCAGACGAGGGCAAAAATACTTTGGTTAGTTTCTTTAGGTATTCTTTTTGGTACTTAGATGGATCAACAGCAGCATCCAATGCTATAACAAAACGTCTAATAGTGTCTTCAATTTCTTGTTTGCTTTTGTTAAGCCAGTCACCGCCAGGGCTTCTAAATTCTACCCATCCTTGTCGTGGGTTAATGCTTGAATATTTGCCGAACCCGTCACCTGAGAATAGCTTAGCACTAATTCCATTCATTTTGCCCTTGAGATTTCTAAAGAATATTTCCTGGTCAACTTCAGTGGTGTTTGTCAATATCTTATCAAATACCGATGCAGCATAATCATTGGCAATTCTGTCAAACTTTTTAAGAATATACTTGTCACCAACTAGTAATGTAAGCTTGGTTAAATCTAATTGAGACTTTTTATATCCAGGAACACTTACATTGATGTGAAGCCCAGTAGACTTATTAGTAACAGCATTATGTTCATCTGCCCATTTTTTTATTTTTTTGATATCTTCAAGCATTTCGTCAATTGACATAGGAGGGCTTACAATTTCTAAGCCTATACCGCCCTCACCATTAATACTACTGTCAGTTTCAATTACATAGCTTTTATCATCCTTTGTTAACTCATGATATCCAGACGAATATCTTACCTTACGTTCTACTGCTTCTTCTAAGGATGTTGCCAAATCTTCTAGGATTCCTTCAAAATAAGATGCCACAGTGGTTAAGAATGGCCACTCGATACCAAAATTACTATGAATATCTGTCATATACTCATATCCTAGACTTGACAGAATTCTATCTTCTAGATAATCTTGATCATCTTGGTGTAATTCAATGAATTCTTCTTTAGCCTTTTCCCAGTAATCTCCTTGTTCCTTCGTCTCATGTTCAATGAATTTATCCCAATCTTCTTTAGTAGGAACTGTTTCCCCAAATAAGTCTGGTTCTTTACCAACAAACTTGCTAACAACTTCTTCTGGAACATTATCTCTTACCCAGTCTGGGAAGAACTCATCAGCTTCATCATCCCAAAGTTCTAATATTAGCTCCTGACGTTTTTCATCTACTTCTTGCATTAGATTGCGCTTCAGTGCATTAATATCATCCCTAGAGTTAACGCCCCCCTGACTAAAAAAATCTACGACATCCTCAATTGAATATAAACTTGCGTCATAATCGTAATCAGGTTCATAGTATTCATCATCATATTTTTCTATCTGGGGGAAAGCCATTTCAAATTCAATACCAACCTTAGCATCAATAGTAGAGGTCAGTTTTTTAAGATTAGCAGGACTCATTTTTACTTCAAATAAGTTTAATGGCGAAGTAGACAATAAAAACTCTTTTGCTCGCATAATCGTCCTTTTAAATATACTAAGTATTTATCTCTGAAACTAAATAATAATAAGGAATAATCATTATGATAGTTGAAGAACTTATTAACGAATATAGACCTGAAAAAAACAGTAAGGTAATATTTGTTACAGGAAAACTGGCTGCAAAAGGATTACAAAGAGTTCTTGAAGCTATAAACCCGCAAGATTTTACATATAAGATTAGAGTTTTGGATGTAGAGGTTGCTGCATGGCTTGACGTATCAATTATTTACAAACAAATTGGTGATATAGAAGGTGTCAATGTATTGATAATACCTGGCAAGACAACTGGCGATGAACAAGAACTTCAAGAAAAATTGCACATTCAAGTTGTGCGCGGCCCAAACTGTTATAGTGAGTTGCCTGTCTTCTTAGAAGAAATAGGGTTCGAATCAGACAGTGCTGAGAGGGTAGTTCCCCCTAAAATTATTGTATTAGACGATAAACATGGTATTGCCGAATATCTAGCAAAGACCTATGAAATTAAACTTATTGACCCAATTACACTTGCCAAGAAAGAAAAGATTGATGCTAGCAAACACAATCAAGTTGCTGAGTTAGTTAGAAGTGAAACAATCACACTTGACGGGTGGGTATTGAAGAACTACCCAGACACTATGAGGGATATTGAATGTATAAAGGACATGAAGCTTTCTCCAGATGCCGTAGTTAGTATATCAAATGATAGCGAAGTAGCCAAGTTCTATAGTAACAAGCCACAGTATATCTATCTTGGGGATATTTTAGATAGTGAGCAAATTCGCAAAAAAGCATTAGTTAAAGTTGAGATGTTAATGCAAACTTGTATTAACCCAGACGAAGGATTAGCAGACGGAAAAGAAAAATAATTACGCTCTTGACTTGCTTAAGGTACTTCTAAGTTGCCAACCCCACTTACCGTGTGCGTTAATTCTGCTAGCAAAAAAATCACAAATAGCCTGCTCGTCTGCTTGTTCGGCGACATGAAACGCTTCTTTATACAATTCAAGAAGAATCTGGTTATCCTGATAAAGTTCGGCAATCATTAGTTCGGCTCTGGGAATAAGAAGTTGGTCCTCAATTTTGGACAACTCTATCATTCTAGTAAAGCTTCCCGGAGTATAGCTACCAAGTATTCTAACATACTCGGCTAACTGGTCAATTGAATTGTTGAACACTTCTTCGTAAATATCACCAAAAAATTTATGATACTGTGGAAAGTCTGGGCCCTCACAATTCCAATGAAAATTTTGAGCCTTGATAGCAAAGCTATAACTTGTAGCTAATAATACTTTAAGAGTTTCTGTTAGCATAATATAATCCTACATTAATATTTATTCGTAGTATTGAAATCAAGAGCATCATACAACTGGCTAATTGGAATTCCTGCATTTTTATAGCCTTTTAGTACAGTGTTGATATACTGTTGTGTAGGCACTGTGTTACTGATATATTCAAGCGTTCTTGGCGTCATCAAATAAACTTCTGCTGGGTATTTTTTCCCATCCATATAAACTGGGTAAGTTCTGCGGTCATATAATTCTGGATAATCTTCAATTTGGTCTAGTGATGACAGCAAATTCTTATCTAGTTTCCACAAGGCACCATATACCTTGCTTCCCGTTTTTGGTTCGACATTGGCATATGCATACATAGTAAACTCGAAGTTTCTCAATTCTGCTACACCCATCAATTCTGCACCTGGCAAATAGTCTGAATCAGTTAGCATACCGTAAGAAAAGTAGTAGATTGGTGCTTGTTTGTCTTCATTAACATAATCGCCCTGGCGTGCCTTATCCATATATTCTTTATAGTCTCGGGTTATTTTTTTATAACTATCGCTAACTAGTGGATGGTTCAAAGGAAAATATTCAACATGGTAAATCGGCGCCCAATCATTATTATAATAATACGTGCCTTTAAAAGGAAACTCCATAGAATTTAATATTTGGATTGTTTGTGCTAAAGAGTCAGCTGGACAAACCATATATGTAAGGCTTGCACCCAATAACGTGGCATCATTATACATTTTCATTAACTTAGAATCTGCTGATAACATAGATGAATAATAGTTCAAAATATTTTGTTTAGCAAACTTTTTGGCTTTAACACTAGTGTCACGTTTATAATTATTAGTCCTGTATAATATATGTAGTGCTTGCAATAATTCACCAGGTATACCATTAAAAACTTCTTGTTTGCTTACACCAAACAACGAACTAGCTACTACTACCGGATATCCGTTAGTTTTTATAAATTGCAATAGCTTCAAATACTCTTTAGCCTTATCAATGTCTTTAATTCTAGGAGTTTGTGTCTTAGACACTAACAAAGACAACTTTTTCATATACTCATTTTTATAAAGTTCAGGATCACTTGCAATGATCATGGCTCTTACAAATCTACCTACTACATTCAACACATTGTCGTAGTCATTCAAATAATCACCGCCTGCATGTCTGAAGCTAACATACTTACCGCTGAAATTAATACTAGCATAGTGATCATCTGATATTTTATTGGCTATGGCTTTAAGTTTTTCCAAATCAATGGCATTCTGCGTAGCCAATATCTTTTTTCCTTTTTTCTTGGTATTGGTCTCTACAAAGTCATCGCCACTTATTAGGTTATCTTCTACCTCTTTTTTTAAAGACCAAACATATTTAATATCTTCCCTATCAAATAGCTTTAACAAATATTCGTCACCCAAAAATAAAGCTAACTTTAATACATCTAGAGTTTTCGGTATACTTACATTGATATGTAATCCAGTTGAATATTGTTTGCCAGTATAAAAATTGTTACTCTTAGCTAACTGATAGAAACTTTTCAACACTTGCACTGCTTCTCGGGGAGGCATGGGAGTAGTAACTACTTCAAGAGCTACGTCCTTGGAATCTTGGGTTTGTAAACTTTCATCTGGTTCAATGTACCATATGTCAAGCTTTTTAGAATGTTGATGAGTAACATCAAAAATCTTTACTTTAGTATTGAGTGTAGTTTTTATTTGACTAGCTAGTTTTTTTGTTGTTCTGTAGCCACCCGAATAAGCGGCAGGAATACCTATCTCAAACTCGTAACCAACCAAAACCCCCTCACTTTGCCCAACTTCAATTGCCTTGGCAAACTCGTTGGGATTCATGGGGGCTTCTGTTATTGTGGTGTCAAAGTCACCTAGGTTCATTAGTTACCGTCTAGTTCCTTTTATGACAGAGCTTTCTTTAGTCTTTTTACGTACGGGAATGCACTTATCCTTACCCTTTTCAGTGCCGGCATAACGATACCTGTCCCAACATGCTTTGCCGTCTATACCTTTCTTTTTTGCTTCTCTAATAATATTTCTCATTAAGCGCCTAATATTCTCAGCTAATGCAGGGTGGTTCTTATCATACATTCTCTCAGTGTCTTTAGCAAGCTCGCGCTTAATCATGTTCATGACTGCTCTTTCACTTCCCATATGCTGTAATGCCTGTAATGTCATTATCGGATCTAATGGAACAGGCGCCTCGTTGCGAATATAATTATATAACTCTGGTGCTTTGACCTTAAGAGTTGCATATGCTTTATCGTATTCAGGAGTGATGAAACCTCCAGTTTGGTTGGCAGTAGTTCTAGTATCAGCAACTTCTTGAACTGACTTTTTTGGAACATAGTTAGAAACTGTTTTGCTGTTCTTTTTCTTCATGCCAGGTTGTTTATAGTTTTTACAGTTTGAGTTTTCGTTAAAATAACTCTTTTCCATTTCATCTTCAGCTTCGGCGATGGTTTCTAATGTATTCTTGAGCTGGTTGACGTTATATGCTGCAACTTTAAACTTGCCTGCTTGAACATCAGCAACAAGTGCCTTTATCTCTCCTAACGCCTTCTTTTTCAATGCAGATAGGGTATAACTGCCAGCGCCCCCCTTGACTGCAATTTGAGGATCTTTGGCGTCATGGCCTATAATACGCTTATTTTCGTTTAGCCTGCTCTTATCCTTTTGAATAATTTTTTCAATCTCTCTTTCTATGTGCCCTGGAGGATTGTCATATGGGCTCATTGATACATAGCTTACTTGACGAAACTGGTCTTCACCTTCTTTGTGATATACAGTATACCCTTCCTTGGTAAAGCCATCATCATCTTTATAACTATCATCACCAAGATAATAACCATCGCCCAAATCCTTGAATATCTGGGCTTGCCTTGCTGAATATAAATTATCTTCGGGCCATGTGTATCTAGGATCTTCTCTTACAAGACCCTTCATTATTGAACTCATGTTATTTCTTCCTTTTATTTTCATGTATAATAGTTGATTTGATATCCTGTTGAACTTGTTTTTTAACTTCGTCTTCAGTGCCCCTGAACTGCCTAACTACCTCACCTTTTGGGTTAACTAGAAAATATTGCATTGGGTCGCGTTCACTTTTTAATAGCTTAAGTATCCCACCTTTGGTGTTGTAGGCTCCTACTCTTTTTATATTTTCATCAATCTTGACATACTTATTAAGTGCTTTGGCGACTTCTTTGGCTATGTCTTCGTTTTCGCACTCACAGACCTTGTTGCCCCTGCTATCACTGACATGAACACCCGAACTCTTGAACGGGTGTTTAAAGTAACTTAGCTTCTTTTTTTGTCCGGGCTTATATAATCCTGTCTTAAGCTTTTTTCCTTTACCTGGGGAAATAATCTTGTCTTCTTCGTCTGGCTTAGTTTCGTTTGATTTCTTGACCTTGCCTAGAGTAATGTAACCAAACCCTCCCCAACTTGTTCCATTCTTTTCGCTGAACATCATTTCATACCCGTCATTAGTTATAAATACCCTGGGTAAGTCTATTCCAATATTGTTTCCTAATCTCTCTAAGAAGTATTCTTTAATTTTTCTGCGCAATTCTAATGGAAGGGCTGCACCTATTCGCAAAAATATATCATACTCACACACAGGACCTGCAGGTACTTTTCTTTGTATGTCAATCATGCTGTCCTTTACTGCCAGGAACTTAGAAGTGTCTGGAGCGGAAGGGACTGTAAAGGTTTTACTTGATGCATAATGTTTGAATTTAGCAACAGTATCTTTCATTACACCAGTAATATCATTAAAAAGAGAGTCTCTATCATACATGATGGTAACTTGTTCGGTGCTTTCATTTGTCTTTTGCTTGGGTGCTTTTAGATTGAATTTTATCTGTTCTTTTGACTTCATATACTTTTTTTTCATGTTATTGTTGCTCCTATTCTTTATATCCTTAGATAATTCTTTTACCTTGCCTTCGGCTATAATATTTTCTTCAAGAATCTTTAGTTGAAAATCGCCATAACCACTCTTATTTGCGCGTTGCCAAACTTTCTTTAAAGCTTGTTCTCGGTTGTCTGCTTTGACCGAATATGTAAATACTTCACCATTATTTGTAGTAACCTGAACTCTAAAGGTTTCCCCGGTGTATTCTTTTAGTGAGTTGGCATATTTCTTCTTAGAAATTTTACCAGTCAATAAATTTCCAAATTTAGTATTGTCATATACCCCTGTGCCAACTTTATTGCGCTTTTGTATAGACATAGGTACTGATACAGAAGCAATTGAACCTGACGTAGTAGTTTCATTGAAAATGTCGTTGACCTTCATGAGGGAATCCTGCAGTATTAATATTATTTATCATTACCGAGTGTTTTATAACCCAAAACAATGATAAGATTAAACTCCCCATTAGTCTAATAGTAACTTGCTTTCATAAAGACAAGGTAAATTTCTTTAATGGCTTTTTATAACTGACAAACTTTTAACGCCAAAACTAAGGTGATATTAAAATCCTAGTATTTTTACCGTTCTAAATTTGCTTTCCACACAAAAATGTCATTTCCACAGTCCCAAATCCTATCATATCCGTTGTTTTTCATGTTTTCCCATTCAGTTAATGCAGGGTCATAAATTTCCAAAAGAGTTTGTAGTTTGTGCTTCTGAAACTGAACTCTATTATGAAAATTATAATAATCAGAAGTATAATAATATGAAGGCGATGAAGACCCAATTTTGGCAAACCCGAGCTTCTTATAAACCTCTCCTGTTCCACAAGAGCGATCAGAATATGATATGATTGAATTAGGTGAGCAAATTTTTAAAAAATGATTGAACATTTTAGAAGCTCCCCCGACAATATTGTATCCTGTTTTAGTAGAAAATCTAATTAATTCAAACTCATATTTTTTGTTGTATCTGGATTTCCCAAATGACATGCAAGCAACTAATTCACTATCATAAGTTAATCCAACTCGTACATTACTTCCGCATGCTCCCTGGATATGAGTATTATTGAAAAACTCATTTGCTGACTGGACTGACACCAATCCAACATCACACTTTCTTGCATAAATTCTGTTTGACAATCCCATACGACTTAGTAACATAGATTGAACTATTTCCTTTTTTGTTTCCCATATGTGTTCCCAAACATGAAATAGTTTAACCCCCTTTTCAGCACACAATAATGTTTTATTTAAATGGTAATCTCTTTTTTTACCATTAAGTTCACTATGCCAATATGTACCGTTGCATTCAATTGCTATATTGATTTTCGGCAAGTGAATATCAACTTCAACAGGTGGAATAAGTGTTCGGTCATTTGATATCACCGTGTCTGAATAATGTGTTTTAACAAATTCAAGAACCTCTGTTTCAAATTGACTGCTTGAATTTTTAGCTGGAGACAAGCCTAATTTTTTCATTTTACAATATATAGGATATGTTGATATTCCAAATTTATTAGATAAGTAACTCATACTATGCGTGGATACTAAATTGGCAAACAGAACATCATCTGTTAAAAATTCCAAAGCATCTTTTGAGTAGTGTGTTTTAGAGGGATGATCTACCCCGTATTTATTCATATATGTTGTCATTTTTTTATGATTGATTCCGGTAATAAATTCAAGATTTTTGGTTCTTTTTTTCCAAGTTTCTGAAGTTTTCTGTGAAATCTCTTTACATTTTTGTGGATGATCTACACCATATTTGCTTAACCAAGTTTGTTTCATTTTTTCTTTAATATCATTATTCTGGAATGGGTTATTTACTCCATACCGATTTTGATTTGTTTCTTGAATTTTTTCTTGTATTATTTTGCTTTTTACTGGATGTGTAACTCCGTATTTCTTGATCATTGTTTCTTGTGATTTTTTATATTTTCCGGAATCTGCAAGCTATTAGTTACGCCATATTTGTCTAACAGTGATTTTTTTTTCTTATTGATTATTTCAGCGGATTTGCTTATATGAGATACACCATATCGTTCTATACAAGTAGAAACCATTTTTTGCTTTACAATTTCTGATTTAGCGGGGGAAGATGTTCCATAACGATCTATGCAAGTTTTTCTGATTTTTATTTTTGTCTCGGGTGATGTATTAATGCATTTTACACTACAGAAATTACGATAAGTTGTTTGATACCATTGTAATTTATTACCACAGTGACACAGGGGAACATCAGGATTTAACGCATGATATAAAATATGTCTAGCATTTCTTGAATTATACAGCTTTTGTATATTATTAAACTGTTTACTATACATAGATAACTTCAAATCACGCATAGTAACTCGTTTGCGTGATTGAAGTCTGTGTACCTCATTTATGAAATCTTCATCAAGACTCATGTTACACTTTTTACTTTCCCCTCTCTCAACAATTGTTCTAATTTTATATTCCCGTATTTGTCAGATAAATAGACTTCATTTTCTTGACAGAAAGTGTATGTACCTGTGTGTCTCAAAAGAACTCGTTTATCTATATAAATCTTTCCACCAATATCTCTGTAGTCTTCACAAAATTTCCAGTCTTCAGAATAATAACGTTGCTGGCGGACTGCTGTATCAAAGTAGGTCTTCAAGAACTGGTCATACATAGGATCTAGCCCAATATCATTCTTGTAAGGCTTTACTGCTGGGTGACTGTTAAGCTTATTAAATACTTCTCGTTTGATTAACAAAAACCCAGTTCCAGCTTTACTAACCTCAATCAACCCATCTTCAGTCTGTTCACCGTTTGCTAATCCATTGACTACCCATTGAATAGGCATAGTCTTCATAGGGTAGAGACCACCTACTACATCGACCTTGCGCATTAATAGTGCTAGCAAATGCCAGGGTTCCCAGCCAATGTCCGCGTCAATGAACATGAGGTGAGTTGCTTCGGGCATTGCCAAAAATTTAGCAGTCATTGTGTTTCTAGCTCGGCTAATTAAGCTTTCGTTAACCATTGTTTCAATAGTCCAATCCATGCCGATCTGTCTAGCAACGTTGGCCCACTTGATAAACCCAGTAAAAGTTGATTCAGTTAACATGCCGCCGTAGCATGGCATTGCAAAGTGCACTCTAGTGGTTCTTAGGTAATCTACATCAATTTGTAGCTGATTTTCCTGAGGCGGCTGCTCATTAATTTCTTCAATAGCTTCTTCTGGTTGCTCAACGTTAGTAGTAACTTCTTCAGTATTAGTTTCTTGTGAATTTTCCATATAATAATTATCTTTCTTCTAAATGATACTGATATTTAGAGAGTGAAACCTTGGTTGTTATTTTTCTTGAAGGTAATCTTTACCCGTATTGTTTTGTCTAAACTGTTCAACAACTGACTTTATATAGCTGGGTGTTTTTACATTAGTATAGCTTAACACCTTACTGTCTATCAAAGAACCAGCTGTCCTGCCAGCACGTGGTCCTAATTTATAATCCTTTAGCTGGGTTCGTACTTTTTTGGCTGACATTTTAGAATGTATAATACTTTCGTCTACAGATTTTTCATCGACACCCAAGCCATAATCCAGCAGCTTAATAACCATGTTTGCTAGCTTTTGATTTTTCTGGGTAGTCGGGTATAAACTCATAACCATCGCCAGCTTCTTCCTATTGTCAAGTCTGGGCCAAATGTTGCGTATCTCTGACGCGCTTTTAATACCAGGGCCGAACTCTACTGTTGGCAGATATGCTATATACCCATGCTTAGCGAAGGGTTGCAGGTTGTTAGGATTATATGGTTGGAAATATGCAGGAGAACCATCTTTTTTAATGCCACCCGGTTTGGGGTGTTCGTTTTGATCCTTTTCGCTACGAACAAATACTAGGACATCTTGATCAGGATCGTAGTGTTGTAAAATTTCTTTAGGCTGGAAGGGATTTTTTACTTGAACGAACTGTTCATCCTTAACCCCAGCCACCTTAGCAAGTCTTTTCTTGATCTCAAATGGAAATGGTCTCTTAGAAGTGTCATTAGTAGCGGCTACATAAACATCTGCGCCGGGAAATTTTTGCAATATATTCTGATAAAGAGCATAATGACCTGCATGAAATGGATGGTATCCCCCAGGCTGTATTACGATTAATTTTCCCATATTATAAAAGTCTCTTGTAAGTATTTATTCTTTGTAAAATAAAGGACAAATGGAACTCAGAGACTATCATTTCTTAATTCTCTGGTTCTATTGAATAATAACAGCAAATATACGGGGAATATTATGCCTATTAATTTAATGGTAAAACTTAAAAAGCAATAATAATATTGTATCTAAATCTCTAAATCCTTAAACAGTATTGATACATAGTAAAGATAATACTGAAATAAATGTAAGTTTGCTCAGTAAGCTAATCTTACATAGTTAATTTCGCCACTAGTAAAGTCTCTTACTATAACTCTAATATATACAAAGTTGCCTTCAATGTTAAGGTAGCTGATTTCAGATAACGGAGAAACTGAAACTACTTCACTAATATCAAACCAAGTTGTTGTTTCAATATCATTTTCTAGTGTAGCTTGAATTACTAAGTTCCCAACAAAATTTGTAACCTGGTAGCTAACTGTTTGGAGGTATTTGTTGCTTAGATAGTAGGAGGCTGCTTTAACAGGAGTCCCATCAACCTGCATAGGTTGTGAAGTTCCATTATTAACATAAACTGTTTGCGGTAGTAATACTAGTGAAGCCAACGATGACATTAATCTGTTTGAACCTCAACTAATACCGAACTTCCTGCTAGTTCTTTAGTAACTTCTTCAAGAGCTATCTTAATTTCGTCACTTAGTATTGGTTCATCTTGATCATCATCTTTGACAAGCTTAGAAAGTTTGATGGTTATTGATTCCGAAAGCATTCGGGCCATAATAAATCTCCATATATGAGTATTTATCTTTTATCCGAACTTTTCTAATTTGTAGTTTTCCCCTAGAATATTTGAGTACTTAAGGTACATGTAAGTCATAATCTTTTCACTATCTAAATTTATATGATAATTAGAACTTACCCACACCTCAGGAGCCCAAGAGTATTCACGCTGTAACCAAGTTTTAGTCGACGGCGACGGTTTTATTTCAGGGTTAGCCTGAATATATTCCCAGAGCATTCTTTTTTCTTCTCTAGTTACCCTTCCATTTTTAAAAAAGACTCTATACTTAGCAGGAGGAGTAGTTTTAAACTTAATAACTCTCTCACCCACAAGTTCAGCTTTGTAAAATTCCGCTTTTACACCGAGAGAATTTACTATAGCTTCAATTTCAGACAAATTATTAGAGTAAAGGCTAATAGAACTATTATCTATTCTAATGGCAATGCTGTCGTCTTTTTTACTCTTACGAACAATGTCTATAATTATCTGGACTTGTTTATCCTCATAGGGAAGATTTTTACTATTTTGTTTTTTATATAGTTGATAATTGTGTTCATATTTCTCTAAATTACGTGAGTTACGTATGAACCAATATATACCAGGAACCTTCATATTGGCTCTGTATAAATACTTCTTATAAAAGAGTGTATTTCTATACTCAAGTTTCAATTTCGATAAGTCCATTTGAATTTACCTTAACCTTTTTCTTGCCAATAATTTCAAAAACTATTTCCCCGTCCTTCATTGAAGCTACTACTGTAGCATTTTTGATAGACTCAAACAAGATTTTCTTTGAGAGGGGGATACGAATAAGTTCGTCGATCTTACGCGAGATAGGACGAGCGCCCATTTTGCTATCATACCCGGTCTTAGCCAAGTGCTCAACCACTTCGTCAGCAATAATCAACATAATATCATGCTTTTCCTGTAGAGGCACACGAAGGTCGTCGATGAACTTATTAACGATTTTCTTGACGGTATTGATTGTAAGCTTGTTGAACTTACATACCAAATCAAGACGATTTCTAAATTCAGGTTTGAAGAACTCAACTATAGCCTTATCATCTTCACCAGTCCTTTCTAACGAACCGAATCCAATAGAGTTTTTCTCGTTGTCCGCACTTCCCAAGTTGCTAGTCAAAATGATAATGCTATTTTTCATAGACACTTGTTTACCGTTTGAACCAGTTAATGTACCTTCATCAAGCATCTGTAGAAAGATGTTGAATATATCGGGATGAGCCTTTTCAACCTCGTCAAAGAGCAAGATAGAGTGTGGATTTTTAGTGAGGTCAGAAATAAGTCTTCCACCCTGAACTTGGCTGTCACCAAAACCAATATAACCAGGGGGAGGGCCAATCAAGCTGCTTACGCTATGCTTCTCGCTGTATTCGCTCATATCATATCTAAGAAGGGGCATGTCAAGGTTTTTAGAAAGAAGTTTTGCAAGTTCTGTTTTGCCAGTTCCAGATGGCCCTATGAATAGGAAGCTTGCGATGGGCTTTTTCTCGTTGCCTAAACCCGCAAACGAAACATAAATTCGTTCAATAACTTTGTTGACTACATCATCCTGACCAAAAAGTTTTTCCTTGACATTAACATCAAGTGACTTAATACGACCAATGTTATCACTGCTAAGCTTGTCTACTGGGATACCAGTATAATTTTCAACCTGCTCAAGGATAAGTTCCTTAGTGATGATAGCCCCGTCATTCATTAACACACGTTGCTTGGCGCAAGCGGCATCAAGTAGGTCAATGCTCTTGTCGGGGTTCTTACGGTCAGTAATATAACGAATTGCCATTTCGACTGCGGCAGTGACAGCTTCGTCCTGAACTTCAACGTTGTGGAAATCATTAAGACGCTTGGCCACATTATTCAAAATTCTAATAGTAGATTCCTTGTCAGGTTCGTCTACGGCAACCTTATAAAATCTGCGCATTAACGCACGGTCCTTCTCAAAGCTTTCGTAGAACTCTTCCCAGGTTGTACACGCAATGACTTTGAGATTTCCCTTAGTAATTGCAGGCTTAATCATATTAGAGAAGTCAATTGAACCAGTAGAAGAACTGCCTGCGCCTCGCATAGTGTGTGCTTCGTCGATAAAGAGTATAGCCTTTTTCTTAACAGACAAAGCTTCAAGAACTTGCTTGACCTTCTCCTCAAAGTCGCCGCGATAGCGACTACCAGCAAGTAAAGAGCCAATCTCTAGGCTGTATATCTCATGTTCTTGAAGGAATTTAGGAACTGTTCTGTCGACAATTGAGATAGCGATTCCCTCAGCAATCGCAGTTTTACCAACACCTGGGTCGCCTACAATTAGTACGTTACTCTTGAACTTCTTGGCAAGAATATTAACAATACTGTCAATTTCTTTAGTGCGTCCAATGACAGGTTCAATCTTGCCCTTCCTAGCTAAGCTAGTAAGATTGGTAGTATATTCTTCAAGAATTTCATTTGCTTGGTCATTTGAAATAGTATAATCAGTTTCAGATGGCTTGTAGAACTTCTGGCAAAACATAATGAATTCGGTAGCAGTAACACCATACTTCATCAAAAAATAATGTGCCTGACTGTTCTTTTCCATAAAGATACTAGCATACAAATCAAATACCGAAACTTGCCTGCGTCCAGTAAATAAAACCTGCGTGACACAACGGTTTATAGTACGCTCAAGTGCGGCAGTTCTTTTAGGCTGGGTATCAGGATTAGCAGATACAATAGACTGTAAGCTATTGATATAGCTTTCAATGTCTTGGATCATGTCGTCAACTTCAACACCAAAGTCGACTAGACAACGCTTGAAGGACGAATGAGTCACCAACGCTAGTAGCAAATGTTCTAATACTACATATTCATGAGTGTGTGCCTTTGCAATCTGAATAGCGTTAGAAACAATATTCTCAATTTCAGGTGATGAATGCATTTAATTATCCTTATTAGATGAGGTAAATTCTTGTATCGCGTCAATTAGGAATTTAGGTAATTCTACAGGAACAAAGGGCTTTAATACTAAATATTGATCGCCATATATACCGGGATTACCATAAACTGGCATACCTTTTCCCGGTATTCTGATAGTCTTTGTTGGCTGCATATAGGGAGGGATAGTAACTTCAATTTCCTTATCATCAATAGAGGTAAATTTAATTGTCTTTCCAACAATTAAATCTAACACAGAGATAGGCAAGTTACAATACAAATCGTGCCCGTTTCTGGTAAACTTCAAATCATCCATGACATGAAAGCTAACTATTAAAATTATTCCCTCAATTACATTGTCATATCTAACTTGGTCGCCAGTTTTAATACCAGGTGCTACCTTAATACTTATAGTCCTGTTCTCTGTCATTGTGCGTAGTTGAATTATCTTCTCTGCGCCGGTATAAGCTTCGCGCAAAGAAACCCCCACAGTAGTACGCATTATTTGCCTAGAATTAATTCCAGAATTTCTGAATGTTTGTTCAAAGTTTCTGCCAAAAAAATGATTGAATATATCATTCAAATCATCTATGTCTTGTACAGAATAAGCCTGCTGTTGGTATCTAAAGTTTTGTGACGAGATATTTCCATATCTGTCATATTGGGCGCGCTTGTTTGCATCTTTTAAGGTTTCATAGGCTTCGTTAATAGCTTGGAACTGTTCAGGATCCCCCCCTTTGTCGGGATGGTATTGCATTGCAAGCTTTCTGTAAGCTTTTTTAATTTCGTCTGGGGTGGCAGTTTTTTCAACGCCTAGTATGTTGTAATAATCCATTCTTTATATATAACAAAAGTATTCACAATTGTCAATATATTTATAAGCCTGCAATAGATTTTAAATGCCCCAATTCTTCGTCATATGCCTCTGTTTTAGAATCAGGATCAAGACCTGCATTAGTCTTGAATCTCTTTAATAAGTGGTCGTCCTCTTCAGTCATTTCTTTCTCTATACGATATTTGTGGGGATTTAAAATCATTTGGGACTTTAATGCTTTCTCGTCTGCGGGAATTTTATCACCTTCGTACATAATTTCCCAGTCTTCAAGTTTGTAACCAGTTAAGGTATATAGATCTTCAAGTAATCGTATAATACGCTTTGGTGCTCTCAGTCTTCTTTCTAATTCGACAAATACCAACCACTTGCCTGGTTCAATTTCACCTGAACTAATACTAGCGTCTAGAATAAATTCGTATCCTCTTTCTAACCAAGTAACTAGATCTTCGGCTGCTAGCTTTGAACCTATCTTGAATGTAAGCGTGATGATATCTGCATCCTCTCCCATTTTGGCTGCATATTCATCGATAGTTACGGTGTTATACAGCATACCTTCAAAATCCATATAATCTAACGCCATATTACATCATCCCCATACCGCCTTAACCTAATGCTCGGTCTGTCATAGTATCAACACTGTTTTTGTCAGACATTGCTGTATCCAAATCTTCATCATATGCATCTTGAATTTCAGACAGGTCAATAGTCTGATCAGCAAGTTCAATTGATCCTTGTTTAATATCATCCATTAACTCAAAAGGAATTTCGATCTCTACATACCAAACTTTTTTTGGCACTAGTTTGGGGTAGTGAGTTCCCGGAATAAAATCATCAGTAGATTTTATATCTACTGGGACCTTGATCTTGCCCTTAGAAATAGCAACTTTACATCCAATTATAGTGAGCCTAGAAATAGCTCTAGGATCAGGCATAAGCTTGTAGGGCCACATAAATGTGCATTTACAGCTATAGCGCCCGATTACTGGGCCGTCTACTAGTTCACCGATTATCCAGTTTTTATAAGCGTAAATATCAGCCTCATCCAGACATCTTTCAAAATCCAATAGTGTAGACATAGCACCGTCGCTCATGTATACACCCTTAATGGTTTCAACTATAGAGTCGAAATTAATATCTGAGAAAAATTTGTCGGTTCTTAGGTTTTTCATACAACTATTTATCTCGGTTATTAAATATCCAAGATAACCTTGTTTTGTCCAACAGCATATTTATCATCAGAAGTTTTTTTTCTCTTACATATAAATTACTTAACCCTGCTCTTTAAATACTCATGAAGACTTAGCAACTTCAATTAAAACTAGGAGAATTATGTGGCCAAAAGAAAAGCAGGCTCGACAAAACAGCGCAACACCCGTAACGACAACAATAAAGTATACTACTTAATAGATAGCCACCAAGAGGAATATCAGTATAGAACACTAAGAGAAAAGAAATCTATTCAACTTTTGCCTCAATCAGTAAATCAAGAAAAATACATCATGGCGTTAACTGACCCAAACGTTGATATAGTTCTAGCAAGCGGCCCTGCAGGTACTGGAAAGACCTATCTAGCCATGCTTGCTGCAATTCAAGCATTAAGGAGAAAAGAATATGATAAACTCTTACTTACTAGACCAGCAGTTTCAGTTGACGAAGAAAAGCACGGGTTCTTACCTGGCGACTTAAACGAAAAAATGGAACCCTGGGTACGTCCTTTGTTTGATGTTCTTAGAGAATACTATTCTAGTCGTGAAATTGATCAGATGGTAGAAGAACAAATCATTGAAATCGCACCCTTAGCATTTTGTAGAGGAAGAACTTTCAAGAATTCCTTTATAATAGCCGATGAAATGCAAAACGCGACTCCTAACCAGATGAAAATGATAATGACAAGAATTGGTGAGGGCAGTAAGATTGTCATTACTGGAGATGTTCGTCAGGCTGATAGAAAAAATTGTGATAACGGGCTACTTGACCTTAAAGAGAAACTACAATCAAAACAAGTTCCAGGATTAATCTGTTGTGATTTTGATTGCAAAGATATTAGAAGACATCCAATTATTGAGTATGTCTTAGACTTGTATGAATAAGAGGCAGGGGGAGTTATTTCCCCCTGCCTTCCTCATACTGCTTAGTGATTAATGCTTCCCGCTCTAGTTGATTAATCATGTCAGGGTAAAAACTATGATAATAGTCTCTGACCTTATCAAAAATCATGGGAACTTCTTTTCCCTCAATGATACATTTGATTATCTTCTTGTCTGCAAAATCAAGAATCACATTAGAGTTAGCTATGTCACTAGCCTTTAACCGTTTAGAGATATTGACCAATTCATCTATTTGACCATTCATCTTTCTAAAATATGAAATTAACAAATACCTCACATGTACTCCTTTACTTCTTGTAAGTATTAAAGTTAAATCGTAGTTAATTCACACATTAGAGCCGCAATGCTAATTTCAGGGATGCCCACTAGTGGTAAATTAGCTAACGTGTTGCGAATGGTAATGATAGCGGCATCTTTAGCTTCATTACTGTTACCCCAAAGGTCCAGATTGTCATACGCCCATTTAGCAATATCTTCTGCCCTGGTTGGATAGAGAGAAATATACTGTAAAATCTGCTGTCTACCCTCAAGAATCTTACCAGACTTGAAGAAATCGGTTGCAGCAAGTAGCAATTCATCTTCGCCGCTACCCGTATTCTGAGGCTTTTCAAGCTTGCCTGATATACTATTTTGCTGTAATTGGTTCAAACATTTTCTAAGGTCAGGATAGCAAGCTCTTACATAAGTATCGAGGTCATCTAAGTCAAACTCAATACCTTCTTCAATAAGAATTGTAGCTGTTCTAGCAGTGAACTCTGTTAAATCTGGTTTAGCAATATGAAATTCTTGGCAACGAGACTTTAACGCAGGAATAATTTTGTGTTGGTAGTTGCAAGTTAATATGTACCTTACTGTTTCGTGATATGCTTCCATGTCATTGCGTAGTGCTGCTTGCGCCGATTGAGTCAAATAATCAGCCTCGTCTAATAAAACAACCTTAAAAATACCAAACGGCATAGTTTGGACGAAGCCGTTAATCTTTTCTCTTAGATTGTCAATACCATTTTCTCTACTAGCATTTACTTCAAGCACATCAAACTCTTCTACCCCAAGTTCATTGATTAGAACTTTGGCCAGAGTTGTTTTGCCCGTGCCAGGTTCACCAGATAACAGTAAATGGGGGATAGACTTATTGGCAATCCAATTTTCTACAGTCTTTTTCTGCGTTTCATTAACGAAAACATAGTTATCAACCGTAGTGGGTCTCCATTTTTCAACCCAAAGCTTGTGTTTCATTCTTTTTCCTTATTAGTTCCAATAAATGACTGTAGCAGAGGGTCGTTGGGTAGGTCAAGTGCAATTTCCCCCAATTGCTTAAGTGCTTTTACGGCAGCGAAGGCAGTGAACGAGACTGCTGCTACTACTCCCACTACCGCCGCTGCTATAATTTTATCTCTTGTTTTCATATTATTATCCAGATATTTTATCAGAAAATGTAAGATCATGAACAGGGGTATCTGACACCATTAATATGTCATTAGGATCGACCTTTCTAATAGTCTTTTTTCCATCTTTGTCAACAACAGTAATGCCCCTGCTCCAACGCCCGTGAGAGATTAAGATATACTGCCCGACCTTGATATAATCAACTTCTGGACCAATCGCATATACCTGTGCCCATCTTGGTCTGATACCTGAACTTTTCATATCATCGTCAGGAATAATTATTCCTCCATAAGACATGCGTTCATTGAAATCCATACCATAAACCAATATAGTATCTTTCAACGGTGTTAATTTGTCAAATTTCACAATATTTTTATGAACTTGATTAGCCATTATCAATCCTTAGTTGGGTCAAATGTGTCAGGTGCTTCGCTGGCTGGTTTGACTTTAATCTTACTTGCCATGGCTTCTTCTGCTAATTTAGCTTGTAATGCCTTTGCTTGTGCAATAGCTTCTTTCCTTGCTAGCTTTTCTTTTGCTGCTGCCATCTGCTCTTCATGCTGGGCCTTTATCTTGGCAATTTCAGCATCCTCTTCGCTATTCCCAAACTCAATTTCGTCTGTGACATATTCTTCTTCATCAAGTACAGTCGGGATAGAAAGATTATCAACTGCTGGTCTAGTCAAGTTGGCTGCTCTGTTTGCCACTGTCTTCTGATAACGATTGCCGACCTTTTGAGAAGCAGGAATTACTACTCTATTGGTAGAATCAATTACATCGCCTCTTGCGTTAACATTCATATTGCTAACTGCGCGCTCTTTTTGGTTTTTTGCTGATAGCTGGGACATATCTATTGACTTCCCCTGTGCTGTTCTATATATGCTCATAAATTACTCCTTCGCATTATTTAGTGACACCGTGATAGTCTATTTTCTTTTCCCATATTAATACGTAGGAAAATTGTTTCTTCTATAAACCATGTATACAATTATCTTAGAAACTCTTCTATCGAAAGGTCATAGAAAATCGGATTAATCTTGTGTACCCCGATCAAATATAAGACAAAACTACTAACACTGGATCCTCTTCCCACTCCCCAGACGATATTGTTGGCTCGCATTAAATCTACTAAGAACTTGAGGTAGCGCAATAAGTCAAACAAGTCTCGCTCTTGAAATATCAATAATTCCTCACCTGCGCGTTGCAATTCTTGTTCATTACTGCATAAATCAAGGACATATTTTGCAATGTCAAGACTTTTATAGTCTGCCGGCATGTGCCAGTTTTGGCTATGTATCTTGTCAAATTCTTGTACTGATAAGTCTAACTCTACATATTTCTTAGTCTTAGGAACATTCTTAAGTTCAAGAACATTAGGGAACACAATTTCTTCCTCAACTAGTAATTCCCTAGGAGGACAAAAATCTGTATTAGTTAGATATAGATCTACTAAGTCTTTGCTATTAAGAACAATATTACCAAATCTATCAGTTCTCATTGCTATATTATAACACGACTTTACTCAAAACACAAGTTATTTTTTATTCTCTACGTTGATATGGTTATTGAGTTTTTGCTTGGCAAAAATCTCATCCATTTTCTTATTATATTGATTACGGTAGCTTTCAAGAAACATAGTCAACTGATGTATTATTGGCGCATTCTGTGTCTTATAAGCAAAAGCCAAACGGTTCATAATTTGAGTTATGCCCTCTTGAAGTTCTTCAAGTGTTTTGTCTTTGAGATTGTCAGAAGATAAAAACAAATGCTCCATCTTACCAACCCAGGGCTGCTCTCTTCCAAATATTTGAAACGCCGTCATAATCGGCAGTGCATACATAAATATAATTATTGTCTACTGCAATAGTCCCTGCTTTATCACCAACAGAACCAATTTGTGTGGGTGTTCTGTATACAACTTGTGTAGCTTTATAGGGGCGGTTGACCGGGGTAACCGTCACTGTGTTACCGCAATCTACAGTTGTGAAGGTGTATTCTAATATTTCTCCAGCATTAGGTACCGTAATTGTAGCCACGTTACCGACTAGTTTAAAATTCTCTAAAAGTGTAGTTCCAAAGTTATTGTTAGATGATACTACTTGACTTGGTAATGTTATTACAGCATTGGCGTTGGAGACATTCAAACGCAAAGACACTTTACCGTGAGTTCCAGTTGGAGCCCAGTTCTTGAATTGTAAAGTGACATTTCCATTAACTGTGCCATAATGTAAATCTGCTTTGTTAGTGTCTATAGTTACTATACCAGCTAATGCGTTACCTAGATTATAAGTAGTTCCCCTGAAACCTCTTGTAGACACGTTGCTTATCTGAGCATTAGCCATATTGTTATCAAGAACAGTGTCTGTTAGGGCTGATTTGAGAACAACCTTATTCTGTAAGTCAGTAAGTTCAATTGCAGTGATATCCAAATTATTCTTGATCTGAACAAAATTATCCCTAAACCCTTGAGTGCTATTATTCTGTCCCGGTACTGGATAATTTACATCTATGCCGTTGGTGTTAATCTGTGACAATTTACTATTCCCTTTAATATATGTATTTATCAGTTGTTATTACCTGTTGTAGGTAAAATAGTAGATTGCGGGAAAATCACATAAAAATCATATTTGTCTTTTGACTCTGGAACAGGACTTCCGCCAGGTAAAGAGGTCCAGGCTGCGGGAACAAGGTTATTGTCGTAGTTAAACGAATTGACTTTACTGACAGAGAACCTATCGATAACAAAGTTGACCTGATTTAGCTTCTTAATTCTTCCAACCTCGTCTTTCCACCGAGTCATTATGTTGTTCTTTATAATCTCTGAGAACCCAGGTTTAGTGTAGCATATTACCCAGGCTGGAATATAGCCTAGTGTGCTTCCATTTTCTTGCTGCGTAGTCATCCATAGTGGAAGCAAGTTGGTATTGTTAACTGCTCCTAGTGCATCCCTAACCTGAATCCTCATATTCTCTAAACTGTTAGGATAGACTGTGTTTATACTTTCGGGAGTTAAACTTGTGAAAAGGTCCTGTCCTTGATATTCTAGGAATGTAGTCAATATATCTATACTTGATGTAGTGAAATCATTGTTGGCGACTATAATATCTCTAGGCCAGTTAATTGTCTTACTTATGCTTGCATTATTTGGGTTATCTAACTCGTCAATAACCCTGCTGTAAACTACTTCGTATATTATTTCGTTAGTTTCTTGGTTTCTAGCAACAGCAGTTTTTAGCTCACCCAATGTAATACGCTTTTTATAATGATTGCGATTAACTGCATCGATATATTGCTCAAATCCACTTGCCAATACACCGTATAAATGCGCATACATAACCTTAGTAGCCTTGCCAAAGTTTGGATCAGCTGGACGATATAGTAACTCAGTTGGGATTAACGACGAATCATCTAATAGTGAAGAAATAAGTCTTCTGGTTTCAATATCTGGTGTACAGGTAGCATAAAGTGTGTCTGTGGGAAAAGGAAATAACTGCTTTACATTGACAGTGAAAGTCTTTTCTGAAGAAATTAACGAATACTCGGGAGAGTATGCTCTTACTGTAAATGTGTAAGTTTTCAACGAATTTGGTTCTGATAATTTTTCACTAGGCTGAAAAGATACTACCCCTACAATATCACCGGTTTCGGTCAACGTTAGATTGGGAGGCAAGCTTCCTTGAGACAAAAAGTACCTCAACGTCACTGGGCTCGTTGCTCTTATTTCTAAAGTGCTGGTTGTACCGCTAATCACTGTCCCCAAATTACTGTCAGTATTCCATGTAATATCAGAGGTTAAGTTATTTCTTACTACTAATGCAAAGGTAACTGTAGGTGTACTAATGAGTGGGTTGTTCTTTTTATAAGCCCTTACTGAAAATACATACCTATTAATGGTATTAGAAGAAATAACAGGGTTTCCTGTAATCCAGCCGGTTGCTATATCTCCCTGAAGACCCAGAGGCAAATCAAAAAATTGATATTCTAACTCGTTATTATCAAAATCAACCCCCAACACCTTAAAAGAAAATTGATTGTCACTGATAGTTTGTTGAAGTTCTGCTTCTTGAGTGAATGTATAAGTTTTCCCTGAATCATCAGGAAGTAAATAATATCTAAAATTAACCGGATCAGATTCAATATTGTAAGTTCTAGGTCTTGTATTAAGAATTGTCGGAACTCTTGTGTTAAAAGGTTTGCCTAGTCCACCGATAGCAACAGGGGCATTTTGATTTACAATAGTAATTGAAAAGGTTCTTACAATGTTATCCGCACCCTCTGTCAAGAGTAGCAGGGAAAAGGTATAAGATTGCACTGTGGGCTGCCCTAATGTAACTGCTGACAGGCTAGTAATCATGTAGCCGTTACTGTCTTCAAGCTCTACAATAGGACCGTCAACTGTCTCTGATATAGTAAAAGTTGTAGAGTTAATTACCTCCTTGATGTAATAAACCTTCTCAGCTACTATACCACCAAACAAATTACCCGAGAATACAATAGGACGACCAGTTCTATAACCTGATGTGCTGTATCCTACTAGTAAATTGTTTGAAATAGCAATTACTGAGTTTTCGATAGGTTCTAGATTAAAGTTGACAACAGGGGGCTGAGCGTAACCACGAATAAGCCCAGTGTGGTTTATTTCAAGACCAGGAGGTAGTTGACCTTGAATAATACCAACTCTGGCATTTGGATCAGTGCTTGTGTATTCAACTTTATACTCAACCCATGTGCTATCAGGAATTCTGAATAACTCACCGGCTGGTGTTGTAAATGCAGGGGTATCAATACCCGAAATAGTGATGCTAAAAGTTCTGTCCTTGATACTACCGTTTTCATCTGTGGCTCTTACAACAAAAGATGTAGTCTCTATTGAACTTACAAATGGAGTAGTTCCTGATATTAGCCCGGTACTGTCAAGTGATAACCCTGTAGGTAGTTTACCAACTATTAACTGATAACTTATAAAACTAGATGGCGCAACTGGTGACGCCGACAATTGAAGACTGACAGCATTATTAGAAACAAACGCTCCAATAGTTCCCTGAGGTGTATTCCATATTGGCGCAACCATGTGTTTTATCTGCCTCGGCCTCTAAAAACGTTGAGGCTTCTACGTCTATACCTATTCCTAGACATTACAGCTTTGTCCTTTGTTTTGTTCGAAAAAGAAATCTTTCTAGATATTTGTCCGGTCATTTGAATTCTCTATACAATGTATTTATCACATTTTTGCTGTTTGAATTTGCTCAACTTTTCTTTTACTGGGATGCAACTTATTTGGTGTAATATCATCCCCTGTGCTAAAGTCGTTGTCTAAACTTTAGTTTTTATATAGTCATTCTAATTATACCCACACGGGATTTCCATTATTTTTTCCTTAATAAGTCAATTTCAGCTTTCAATTCTTTGATAGCCTCAATTAAAACCCCTATTATGTTACCGTATGCCACTGATAGAGTATTATCTTTATCACCATTGATAGTTACAACTTCAGGCAATACTTTTTGAATTTCTTGGGCAATTACACCGACGCCCCGAGAGCCAGTGTCTATTCTGGTATAAGTTACGCCTCTCATGTTGTTGACTAGGTCAATCGCATTTTTGATAGTTTCTACATCTTTCTTCAATCTTCTATCTGAATACGCTGTAATATTATCAGTCGCTAATATTTGGCCAGAAACATGCAAGCTTTGAGAGGGAGAACTAATTCCTATACCTAATTTACCATCAGAGGTAAGTCGCATTCTTTCAGTTCCGTTATATAACCATCCAGTATGAGTCACTGCTGAACCATAATCGTATACATCAAAAGGAGCTCCGTTGTTATCTGCTAATTTCCAATTGCAATAACTAAATCCTGTGCCAGTAATTCTTGAGAAATTAACTGCTGCTGAAAGACCAATTGTTCCGTTGATAACTCCAACATCAGTGGTACTGTTTTTATCTTCTCTTGAAACCAATAACCATGGCCTTCCATAATCCGCCCCATAAGATCCAACATTCAATTTAGATGTCCTAAGAGTCCCTGTAGATGGAATATAATTAAACGAAAAATCAGTAGTTCTTATTTTGGCTGTTTGGTTTCCTGTACCTGCAACAAAGACTGGATAATGAGTTATCGTAGACGTATCATCAGTGGAGTTGATAATAGTTGACGGCCCGGCTGGTCCTTGTGATCCCGTAAAGCCAATTGGGCCTTGTGGACCAGTTGGGCCGGTTGGTCCTGTTGCTCCTTGCGAGCCGGTGAAACCAATTGGGCCTTGTGGGCCAGTTGGGCCTGTTGCTCCTTGAGAGCCCGTAAAGCCAATTGGGCCTTGTGGACCAGTTGGGCCAGTTGGTCCCTGACTTCCAGTGAAGCCACGTAAGCCGGTTGGTCCTGTTGGGCCGGTTGGTCCTGTTGGGCCGGTTGGTCCTGTTGCTCCTTGCGAGCCAGTGAAACCAATTGGGCCTTGTGGACCAGTTGGGCCAGCTGGACCAGTTACCCCCTGAATGCCTTGTGATCCCGTAAAGCCAATTGGGCCTTGTGGACCAGTTGGGCCGGTTGGTCCCTGAATACCCTGCGATCCAGTGAAACCTTGTGATCCAGTAAAACCGGTCGGACCAGTTACTCCTTGAATTCCCTGTATACCTTGAATGCCCTGCGAGCCAGTGAAACCCTGTGATCCAGTAAAGCCAGTGTTACCCTGACTACCTGTATACCCTAACGGACCAGGTTGCCAAGTATTGTCGCCCCTCAAGAATGTCTGGTTGTTCGCTGTACCTACACCAAGTCTTGCTGTTGATATTGTGCCAGTTGTGATATTATTGGCATTGATATTAGTTATGTTTGTACCATTGCCAGATATATTTGTAGCGGAAACATTAGCTAGTGATGTGTTGCCTGATACAGTTAATGATGTTAAAGTTCCAACTGATGTGATATTAGGTTGCGCATTGGCTGTAACTGTAATTGCGCTTTCCGCCGCCAAAGCTGAGACCCATGACAAATTACCGTTACCATCAGTGCCTAATACCTGTGAGTTTGTGCCACCGAATATCTTAACATTGCTTACATGGCCTAAGTTTACTGTAGGACCGTTTAATTGAACTGCGCCCGTTACATTTAGCGATGACAACGTGCCAACACTTGTGATATTGGGCTGGTTATTTGCTGACACTGTTGTTGCCACATTTGCTGATGCTACTGCACCAACCACATTGACACCAAGCAAGTTAGTTAGTCCAGCACCGTTACCTGAAATACCAGTTACAACAATATTCCCGCTGCTGTTTCTAGCTACAATTGTTTCAGGATCAGGAGTATTAATAGATACCGAGTAACCCTGTAATAAAGAAGCATTCAAGTTGGCTACTTGTGCATTTGACGAAACTACAAGAGGAGGTAACGTGGGATTAGTTATGACCACTCTATTAGCTGTTATGTTAGCACCAGATGTTAGCGTTGTAGTAGCAATATTTCCTGCAGTAACATTTCCAGAAACTGACAATTCACCGTTTATTTCTGCACCTATTGGAGTGGCAGTAACTCTACTTGTGCCCGAGACAGCTAAAATAACGTTGCCAGTTGCACCAGTGATATTAACATTGCTTGTTCCACCGTTTGTTAATCTACCATTAAAGTTGTTAGCAGAAATATTTCCAGTGACAACCAAACCAGAATTATTGATATTGACAATTGTATTTCCGTTAACGGTTGCTAGGATGTTGCCCCCCGAAGTAGGGATATTTACGTTACTTGTGCCGTTGATAATTAGTGGGCCAGGGGCTGCAATAACACCGGTTAGTTGACTTCCGTTACCTGAGAAGAAATTGGCTGTTATATTTCCAGTTGCGTTAATATTATCTACATTCAAAGAGTTGATATTAGCATTGGATGATTGTAGGTTGGCAGTAATAAAAGTTCCGGTTACATTGCCATTTCCAGTTGATAATGAAGTGATATTCGCGTTTTGTGCTAATAAAGTATTGACTGTTAAATTACCAGTAAAGTTGGCATTACTACCAGTGATAGTATTGTTTACAGTTAAAGTATTTGCTGTCAGGTTATTGCTTAGGTTGATATTGCCCACGTTAGACAACGTTTCTGGGATATTAATTACGAACGGAGTTCCGCCATTTGTAATAACAGCCAATGAGCCCGGGATACCTGCTCCTGCTGAAACTGCAAGAGTGTTACTTGAGATTCTTACCTGCGCAATATTGGCAGTAACAATAACATCTCCTGTAGGGGAGCTTACCGTGATACCTTCCCCGGGAGTCCTGTTTAAAGATAGAACGCCCTTGTTTTGTTTTCCTGAATACAATTCAGTGAAGTTTTCTTGAACCTTAGCGAACGCATCACGAATCTGATCTGCATTGGGATCGTCAGGAAAAGATCCAAAATTTATATTTTTCTGTGCCAGGGTAAATTCCTTTCAATAACCATGCTGTCTAGAATATTTATCAAAAGATATAATAAAACAGGGGCACAAAGCCCCTGTTTCTGATTATCGATAGTAAGGATTGATTATTTCTTTATTCCTGCTAGTTTTGCTATATCACTAAGCCCGATATCCTGCCTATCAGTTTGACTTGCAATCACTGGAATAGTTGTCTGGCCAGTTGATTTGGGCTTGTTGAGACCGCCAGCAATAGTCTGGGTCATGAATTCAGTATCCTGAACAAAGGCGTGTTCTGTACCTCTTTTACCGGCCTTGTTTGCCCACTCATGAAGTTCTTCGCTATCAAAGTCCATATCACTGTCTATTTCCATTTCATCGCTGTTATCTTCTTCTGGTTCATTCATCTTTTCAATGATACGGTCAACAATTTCTTCATGATCATCATCAGGGTGTAGCATACCTTCACTGTCCCGAATTACTTCATCTTCATATTGCTGAAGTTGTTCTAGAACCTCGTCACCGTATAACCCTTTGAGACCGTCGTGCACAATTTCAAAAGGATCGTTACTTGCTATTACCTTTTCTTTAAAGCTATCAAAAGATTCCTCTGATGCGAGTCGGTTTCCCTCAGAATCAAACTCTTCGCCTTCAGCTAGTTTGTTGAGCTTGTTAATTAGACCAAGGAAGATAGATTCTTCGGTTACTTCTTTAGAACCACATGAGTGCCCTGTTTCCATTATTTTGCCACATTCCACACAAGTGTTAAACTTTTCTTTAACCTTTCTTTCTCCGCTATCTTCGTCTTCAACTTCTTCTTTACCAAAAGATTCGTAGTCATAATATTCTTCTTCATAATCATTGCCCGGGGCATCTTCTATACCAGATAGCTTTTGCATTAGTCCAATCATTGAAACTGGGTTGTCATCAACTTCAATTTCTAGCCCTACCCCAGCTTCTTGTGGTCGGAGAGACATTGCGCTTGACGGTTCTAGCACTGCCTCGTCACTGAATATTCCTAGACCTGAGTTTTTAATAAGTGCCAATAGCTCATCTGCATCTTGGTCAGTAGCAGTGATACTTACTGAATCTTGTCCTATACTGTGGCCCCTGTTTATAGAAACACTTAAGCCTTCTTTTAGGGGCTTCTTGGACTGTTTTTTGTTCTCGTTGATTAGTTTTTTAAGTTGCTTGTCCCAACTTTCAAACATTTCGTCAAACTTGGTGTCTGACTCCATGTCATTAAGTACTGCAACAGTATCCATAATAGTAACCATACTGCTAGCACCGTAACTATTATCCCTAGAAATTGCGCCTAAAATTTGGGAATACCAATATCTTTCTGCTCTTCTCTCTTCTGGTGTACCACGAACAACGCTCATTGCTTGTTCAGTTAGCTCCATGATTTGTTCTGCAAGATACTCTAGTTCTTCTGCCGCGCCCTGGTTGTCACCTTCTTTTATAAAGCGCTTGCCAATCATGTTTTCGTTCATATAGCACTCATCAAGTCCCTCCTTGTAGCCTTCATGATATGCCCTCTTTTCTTCTATATGTTCGTAAGTATTACCGTGATAAGCATGGCCACGTAAACCGTGTGTTTTACCTTCTAGTCTGGCTGCATTGATTTTGTGTTTCATGGATTCTTTTACCTTCTGTTTCTTTTTGTTGTTCATTGCTTTCATCATAGGTTCTTTCTTATTATCATTTTTACCCAAGTCCAGGAAATCTGGCTTTTTGCTTTCATTAAAGTCAGAAGTCTTAGTTCTATAGGATCCTTCTAGATTAGTTGTTGTATCATCATATTTTTTGCGACTTCTTTCTTGCCAAGCCATGTATCGATCTCCTTTACGCTTGTCACCTTTACTGTAGGCATCGCCAGCTTGCATCCATGCATAATCTTTTCTAGTCTGCACTAAAGGAACGTCTTTTTGAAGCTCTCTGCGAATTGCGCCCTTTATTTTTTCTTTGATGCCCTCATTAATCTTCTTGTTCTTGCCGGCTTTTTCTTCTGACTTTTTGATATGTGATACCATTCTGTCAACCTTCTTGCCTTCTTGAGCAACCTGATTTTTTTTACCTTCATTATTTTCTAGACTATCCATAACCTGTTGTCTAACTGACTCAAGCTCATTAAAAGTTAACAAGTCCATTATATTCCTGTCGTTTGAATCATAGACGCCAATTAGTTCGATATCACCATCCTCGTCAAATTCATATTCAGCTTCGCATTCATCGTCAGTTAAGCTTACATAAACTGAGGCAACTTTTTTTATACTGTCAACTTCTTTCAGAGGTTGCTGGTTTTGGTTTTGTTGGTTTTGGTTTTGCTGGTTTTGGTTTACTGTTTGCGTATTTTGCGCGCTGTTATTGTTAGGTGGACCTGCTTGTGCTTTTGGTAATACAATTTGCGCTTTGTTCTGTTGAGCCAAATCAGATACCGCAGCTTGAATTGCTTTAGCCGATGGGCTATTGTCGTCAATGTCTAGAAAACCAGTAGTACCTGTTTTTTGATTGTCTGTTCCGGCTTGATTTACAACAGGAAGAGGCTTCATATTACTCATATTTTCAAATACATCTTTGAAAGATGAGTTTTTAGAAATACTTTTAAGTTTTGGTGTCTTTTCTTCCTTAAGGATTTTCTTAGTTGCCTTACCGAGTCTGTCCGGGGTGTTTTCTATATCTGATAGCTTGCTAATAATATCTTTCATAATTTAGTTCCTGTTCTTCCCGTTTTTGGCCTTTCAGGCAGTTTGATTTTAGTCATTGGACTGTTTGTTCCCATTGATTTGTGTAGTGTTTCTGGTTTAAAAGGATCAAAATCAATTTTAATCTTGTCAGCAGCAAACACATATTCCATCTTGTCTTCTTTGGTCTGTTCCTTAACATAATCTAAGTAGCTATTTGCATACTGTTTGCTTGCTTCCTTAGCTCCAGGCTGCTCTTCAAGTTCTTCGTGGTTTAAAAGAGGACTGTGTGAAGCTTGTTTTGCATATGCGTCGGCTTCAGTATCAATGCTATCTGAATAATTGGTACCTTCCATTTTGACACGATTTGGGTCAATTCCAAGAAGCTGCGCAATTTGCTTTACGTAGGGTTCAATAACAGGATAACGACATTCCATTTCAATTATGTTTACGCGCTCATTTTCTACCCCAACGAAACCGGCTGGATGCCTTTGGATAGGGGTTGACTTTGGTCCAGTAATCTTAACTGGGCTGAATTTTTGTAAGTTAAGCTTTAGTAACTCTATCTTGTTTTCGTCGATTTCACCTGCAACTTTAATCTTATAGTTGTAAGTGTGGATGCTTTCCAGTATAAAGTGCTTTAGGCTTTTCATTAAGTATATACCTCTAATATATAGAAGTATTTATCATTCCAATAAATATTTTAGTTTTATGGGTTGTCTGGTTTACCTCTACTAGAAAGCATTTTCAATAATTCATTGCGGTCCAATAATTTTCCCTCACCCACAGGAGTACTATCCACTTGTTCAAGCTTAGCGGCTAACTTAGCATCTATCTGCGCTTTCTTTATTTGTAACTCTAGCATTTTCAGTTTCTTGTTCACTTTAGCTGTTTTTGATGCAATGGCATGTCCCAACATACTACTTGCACTATTAAATATTTCAGGACCATGTCTAGGTTCAACATTCATTCCAAGTTCCATCAACTCTTTGTAACTTTCAATAGCCATTCTAGCTATCTCGTCGAACTCAACGTCTGAAAATTCTAGTCCCTTAACTTGTGGTAAAGCTCTGTCAATTTTTTCTAATGTGTCATAAACATCTTCAGCAACTTCATCCTGTTCAGAAACCTGAATTACAGTTTCTTCTTTATCATCATTTGCTTCTGGTAACTGAAAGAGTTCTGTTAATTTTTTAGTAATACTATTTCTCCTATTAGTCTTTATAACCGGCTTTGTTCAAAGCTTCTTGAAAATATAGCGCGTAATCAGCAATTAATTCAGCTTTGTCAGTTCCATTGATAATTCTTCTTGCGTTTCTGAACTGCTGTCTGGTCGCATTGCCAACTGAAGGTAAATATGTAGAAAAAAAATGCCCAGGGACATATCTACCAGTAGACATTCCCAAGTGTAGTGCTTTCACTGCGTTTGGTAATTGTAACAGTAGCTCGGGTTTGGTAATCAAGTCTACTTCTATATCATTGCCAGTTAACCCATAATTTCTGCGACCGGTGCAATGGTCCATTCCTCGCCCCCGGTATTTCCAACCATCATCAGCTTCAGTGTTGCCTAGGTTTTTTTTACCCCATTCTCCGCCGTAGATGATATTTGCGATGGCTTTTTGTCTTGCTACAGGTAAAGCCCCCTCTCCCGGCTTTCTGCCTAATCTATTGGCATCTTCAACGCTTATACGATGACGACCGAAGGTGTTCAAAAGTCCCTGAACGCTATAGTTCAAGCTCTCGGTATTAGGCTTCATGCTTTTTTTGGTTTCATGATATGCTGTCGCTAGTGCGTAGGCTATCCAGCTTACTGGCTGACCATACATCTCATCTAGTAAAGCTTCAATACCTTTTATTTGTGTGGTTTTAAGACCTGAACGAAACATTCCCACTCTCAACTCTGCGAAGAATACTTCCTTGTCCAATTTCTTTTTTTCAGGTTCTTCAGTAGTTTCTTCAACTACAACGGACAATTCTACAGGTAATTCTAGAGGCTCATTAGTTGGTTCTTCTTTTTTCACAGTAGTGGGTACTGTGGTATTAACCGTACGAAGAGCAGTAGTGGGAATACCTAACAATCTCCAAAACCAATTAAACATATTATGTTTTCCTAAAACATTATGTAAAGTATTTATCTTCTGCTAGTGTGAAAAATTTGATCTTCCGTAATTACTCGGAAAGCGTATCCGTTTCGTTTACAGTATTTGGTTGCAGCGTCCCATTTAGCGTGGTTAATAGCAACTATAAGCCTGTCTTTCGCACTAGCAGCTTTACTTTCAATTAAGCTTTGCTTCTTGGGTTTAATTTCCACAACTTCAGCTATTCGCTGTCCAAACTTATTGTTATATACAACAAAGAAATCTGGCACGTAAACTGTTTGCTTACCAGTAACTGGATGCTTGTAAGGAATTTTTAAAGCCTCACTTGCCCAATAAACAATATTCTCGTTACTGTCACAGAAAGTCATAAACACCAATTCCCAGCTTGAACGATACCTGGGCTGATGATTGCCAATGTATTTCTGGGGGTTCTTGGGTGTATATATTCCTTGAGCAAATTTTGTCATTACAACACCACATTACGCTGAACAGTTTCATTAGGAGGGGGGACGGTACCTATGCCATATAAAGCTGTTCTTGTTCTAAAAGAGTTCAGGTAGAAACAGATTATTTGATTCATTTCTAAACGATTATTAGAACCTTTGATTGAGGCTAGTAGGTCTAAAACATTAAACTCGCCCCTGTCTGCAATGGTGAAAAGCAACGAAGCAAATGTCTCGGCTGTTTGACGATTTGGTGTGTTACTGGCAAAAAAAGAATAAACAATTTCCCACTGTGAAGCATCTACACTAAGAGATTCATTGTAGAAATTGTCCAGTATATTAACATTTTGATTAACTTTATTAACTGAGAATATAGCCATACTATTATTTATGCGATATTATTAGCATTAATAGTTCCAGAATTAAACGGTGCTTCTACTGGAAATCCCGCCTTTTTTCCATCATCTATAAACTGTGTACCTGCAGTGGGTGGTGCATTCGGAACTAAAGGAGTAGATACACCACCAATTATCGGCGAGCCTGCTAGCCCGGTCAAACCCGGCGTAGCTACTGCCGTCGGAGAAGAGAAGGGGACGTTTCTGTTTGCTGGTTTATTTGTAATAGCAGAAAGTAGGGTGTTGGCGATAGCAATACCTATAGCCTGCCCAGAGTTTCTCCCGTTGATTGTTCTGTCTAAATTTTGAGTTGTTTGAGTTATCACCGCTTCAACCCCTTGAACAGCACCTCTAATGTTACCTCTTCTTAGCTGAGTGATGAAGCCGCCCGCTGCGTCTTTTAGGCCACCTTGTCCTTGTATCAAGCTATTTGCCCCGGCAGCAATGTTAGGACTTGGTGTAGTATCGTAGTTCTGTGGTAGACCAAACCCAGACACAATCGTAGATGGATCTTTTCCGTCTAACGCGCCTGTTCTGTATACAACAGTTTCATAGTCAATGGTCATTCTATTTTCCATTGTACCGTTACCGCTGTCATAGTTATAAGTGTCATGTGAGAAGTTTGTGATAATAGGATTAATCAAAACATAAGCTATGAAATTATGTTGATTAAACCCATATACTGTGATACTTTTGAAAAAGGGAACCTTAACGCCCGTTAATGTTTCTCTATATCCTTCTACTGGATTTTGTCCTCCAGATAATCCCCAATCATATTTTGCATTAGCAGGTGTGTCGTAGATATCTCTGACATTAAAGTTTGAAATATCATCTGGGCTATCCCCATCAAAGAATACATTTCTGCTTGAAGCTTGTTCTGCTCTTAATACATTAGTCGGTTTTGATCCATCATTGTAATAATAGCGGTAATATGCTTCCCACATCTTGGTAACGCTGTTACTATTATCATCGTGAAAAGTGATATCAATTGGATCGTATTTTATTTTAGTTTGAACAATACGTTTCCTATTATATTGGTTCATTTGATAAGTATTAAAATTGAATGAAGGCAATTTTACTTGCTTAACTAATATACCGAAGTTAGTTCTTTCATCATATGCTTCTTTATTAATTTCAAAATATGTATGGAATAAAAATTTGAACTTAGGGGCATTTTCGTAGGAGTTGACCCTGAATATCTTAGAAGCATGTTGATAGTCACGTAAGAAAGGGTTGCCGAACAATTGTCCGGCAGCCCCATTTAATACACTCTGACCAAAATTGCCTAACGACATTTATATTCCTAAATTAAAAAGAACTACCGATACCAGTTGTTGACTGTCCGCCGAATGCTCTTCCGACTAGCTGACCTACACCGCTTGTTAACGGAGCCTGGATAGCGTTATCGTAACGAATGTTTAGGTTAATAGTTGCTGGTTCACTAGTTCCGTAGTTTAGCTGGTTGTAGTTTGCCGACTGAATATAACAACCGTATAGCTCCCAAGTTTCTAAAATATTTGGTGCAAGCTGGCCGTTACCACCATCTAGAACTTCAATATTAGTTTGGAACTTATAATCCTGACCTGTCGCAGCACTTGCCTGTTCAACCATATCCATCTGCTTCTGAATTTGCTGACCGATTGCTTTTGAAACAGTGCCGGCAGCATCGTCGCGGACGTTGACTGATATAGCCTGCCAAGTGTGCTTACCGGCTAGGTAAATTCTTGAGTTATAGACATTCAAAGTAACTTCATCGAATGATAAGTTCGGACGAGAGCAATCTACTACCTGCTTAGTTAGCTGTAGTCCGCCGTTAACGTCGACCCCAAAATTCAAGAAGTTGATTCTAAAACGAAATTGTAGTTTTGGCATCAATAGTCCCTGGTTGCCACCAGCATTGTCGGAAGCAACGGTCATATTGAATAATGATTGGCTAGCTGTGGCCATAGTGTATTCTCCTTAATTATCAAGCTTTCTGCAATTATCAAAATGCCATCTGCTCATATTATTTATCATTAATTTTTAAATTTTAAGTAGAGCAATATTTAAACTTTGTACTTTTAGACAAAACTATGCATAAATATATTTATAATTATCGATTTGTAGTTTGAATATAGGTGAATAATAAAATATTAATAATATGAAACAACTAGGTGCCAATGTCAGTTGGCCGTGAAGGCGGACAAGCTACACAATCCTTGGTCGTGTAGTAATGAATAATAAAAATGTCTATCCAATGTAAAATATGCAATAAAATAATGAAATCACAAATAACCAATAGTCATTTAAAAACCCATAACATGACTACAAGTGATTACAAAGCTATATACGGAGAAAATTCTCTTAGCTCGCCCGAATATAGAGATAGGTTAGCCAACGCTAGGACTGGAAAAAACAACCCAAATTTTGGCAATAAATGGAACGAAAATACAAAAAAATCACTAAGCAAGAAATTAAAGGGTAAAGTACCATGGAACAAAGGAAAAAAGCTAGAGGACAAACATTTATCAATAATCCAAAACGCTGTCAAACAACGTGAGGAAAAATATAGAAAAGGCATTCTTAAGCGCAATATACATAGTTGTTCTGATGAGACAAAACTCAAAATATCCCAAGGAGTAAAAGCATACGCAAAAGAAAATAAAAACAAATTACAACTTAGAGCAAAAAAAGCACTTGAGACTAAACGTAAATTGGGATATGATTTAGCATTCTTTAGGGGAAAATCCCATACTCCTGAAGCAAGAGAAAAAATGAAAGCCGCTTTACTTAAAGCAAATCAAAATAAAATAGAAAAAAGCAACCAACACATACTTGATAATGCTAAATCATGTAAAATTAGCATTCTAAATGAGTTAAGCTCTAAATTACTTGAATTAAACTGTGATATATGCGGTTCTTACTTTACCCTTACTCGTCAATACTTTACAAATTCTAAATTAAATAAAGAAATATGCCCCACTTGCTATCCTAGAAGTTATTACCGAAGTCAAAAAGAAATAGAATTATATGAATATGTGTGTTCTATTTGCCCGGATGCAATTTCTAATAATAGAAATATTCTCGGTTCTTCAGAAATAGATATCTTTGTGCCTAGCAAAAATATTGCTATCGAGTTTAACGGATTATATTGGCATAGTGAGCAAGTGTTAGAACAATATGGCCATAATAAAACCAAAGATAATGAAAAACGCAAAGCATGTAATAATCTCAACATACGTTATATAGGTATAATGGAGGATGAGTGGGATTTAAAAAAAGACTTGGTAAAAAGTAGGTTAGCTAATATCCTAACTAATTCTTCTCGGAGAATTTTTGCTAGAAACTGCGAAGTTGAAGAGATATCTAGTAAAGTAGCAAGCAGTTTTTGTGAGGCAAACCACTTACAAGGCAAGGGAAGAAGTAATATTAGATTAGGACTGTTTCATAATGATACACTTGTATCAGTAATGACATTTTCAAAAAATAATATTTCCAGGAAAATAAAAGATTGGGAATTAAATCGCTTTTGTTCCCTGCCAAATTACATAGTTATAGGCGGTGCCAGTAAATTATTTAAAAGATTCATTGAAATAGCTGATCCTGATACTGTAATATCTTATGCAGATTTAAGATGGAGTGAGGGCAAAATATATGACATATTGGGATTTAAGTTTGAAAGAGAAACCGCACCCAATTATTGGTATTTTATAAGCAACAATAGCAAAAGAATACACCGATACTCACTTCGCAAAACAAGAAATGATGATCCAAACAAAACTGAAAAGCAATTACGTAATGAGCAGGGATATTTGCGTATTTGGGATTGTGGAAGTTCTAAATGGGTATGGAAAAGGGCAGAGTAATAATTACTCTGGTCTTATTACGAATGTTGATTAAAATAGCGTTCCAAACTTGGGCTTAGATAAGAGCAATTTACAACTTGATTAAAATACCACACAGTGTAAGTACATGTCTAATACAACTAAATAATCAAAAGGAGAAAAAATGAACTTAGATGAGCTAAAAACCATGTTAGTGGGAGTTCCGGTTAGAAAAAGAGTTGCTATAGTCAAACAGAACGCTGAAGCCATTAATTTACTTGAACAAACTTATCCTAATGTAAAACTGAACTTTCAAATTTACTCTTTGATGAACAACAAAAGTCCTTACTGTAAGGTTTGTAATTCTACTTTAACTGACGTTCGTAAAAATACTTGTTCTTATCAGTGTAGAGAAAAGATTATAGATCACGCTGCCAGGGTAAAAAGTCAAAAAATCACTCTTGAAAAAAAATATGGCGTAAGTAATATTCGTCAAGTTCCTGGCGCTGAAGAAAAACGTAAAAAAACACTTATAGAAAGTTACGGTAGTTTAGCTTCTCCCCGGGCTATTGCCAAAGCAAAAGATAGAGTTAATAATTTATTAGAAAAAGGAAGAGAGACACTTAAAAGAAAATACGGGGTAACTAATCCAGGGCAGTTACCAGGACATTATGAAAAATGTATGAAAACTCATATAGCCAACACTGGTTATTCGCATTTTAGCAAGACTGAAAAATTCAAATTAGAATCCGAACAAAAAAAGTTAGAAAATTATATATCTATGTGTCCAAGTACTGTCGTTATTACTCAAATAAACAGACCAAATGAAATTTTGCAAACTAATTTTACATTTCCCAATGATAGAATAGAATTTGAGTGCAGAGTATGTAATACCACAGAAATTATCCCCACAGAAACATTCAAATTTAGACTACGCTCTGCTGGCACTTGTTGTAAAGTTTGCGGCGGGCTTAACTCGGGATCCATCCAAGAAACTGAATTAAAAAAATTTATTTCAGATGAACTTATGCAAGTTATAATATCCAATGACCGAACAACTATCAAACCACTAGAAATTGATATTCTTATAGCTGATAAAAAGATTGGAATTGAGTATAATGGGTTATATTGGCATAATCTATCATTTAACTAAAACAAGAATGGCCGAGGAAAAAGGAATAAAATTAATACAAATATTTGAAGACGAGTGGGTATTAAAACCTGAAATTGTTAAAAGTAGACTTAGATATTTGTTGGGAAAAACAAATAACACAATATATACTAGGAATTGTACAGCAAAAGAAGTGTCATCGCCTGTTGCTAAACAGTTTTTAATAGACAATCATTTGCAAGGTTATTCTCCATCTGCTATAAGATTGGGATTATTTTACAATGACGAATTGGCAAGTCTTATGACATTTAGTAAATTAAATATTTCTAGAAAACACACAAATATTGAAAACTACTGGGAACTCGCAAGATTTTGTTCTAAACTTAATACTAACATTCCTGGTGCAGCTAGTAAGTTATTTAATTACTTCATTAAAACTTATTCTCCTAGCCAGATTATTTCTTTTTCAGACAAAAGATGGGGAGATGGAAGTATATATAAAATTTTAGGATTTGCATATGAATATGATACCGGGCCTAACTACTGGTATGTTGATGTCGCTGCTACAAAAAGAATACACCGGTACTCACTTCGCAAAACAAGAAATGATGATCCAAACAAAACTGAAAAGCAATTACGTAATGAGCAGGGATATTTGCGTATTTGGGATTGTGGAAGTTCTAAATGGGTATGGAAAAGGGCAGAATAAATCTGCCCTTTTCTTGTTTATGTTACCTTACCGACTGTTGATTTCGCCAGTGTTGAACAATCTTACTGGAATATAGATAAATTCAACAGCTTTTGAAGGCTCTACAGCAATGTCAATCCATAGTTCATTTCTATCAATGCGGGCGGGAGTATTATTGGACTCATCACAAACTACGATATAGTCAAAAATACCACGCTTAGCAACCAAGTCAACTAGAAGTGATTGAATTACACTAGTAACTTCTTGCCTTGTCAATGCATCGTTTGGTTCAAAGATGAACGGCCTGGCTGCAAGAGTTAGCTGTCTTCTTAAGTAAGCAACCAATCTTGCTACATTGATTCTGTCAAGCGAAGATTGGACATTTGAGCTAGTCTTGTTGCCATAATTCAATAACCCGTTACCAGTGAAGAACACTAGTGGGTTGATTTGGTTAGTATAAAGAACGTCTCTTATACCAACTCTGGTTCTAATTGAACGGAACTCGCCGGTTGCGCTATCAATGTAACCAATTCCCGAAGCATTGTCAATGATGCCTCTTCTTGTACCTGCTGGGGCAAACCAGGGAAACGAAACATTATCGTTGCGTAGGAAAGTTCTAATCATCATGTGGGATGCTGGAACTACTACACTATTTCCGCTCAAGTCATTTGAAAGACCAGATGGGTAGAATAGCCCCAAGAACGCATCGCGAGTTACTAGTCCATCTTCGCCGGTAGTAGTTGCACCTGCTGTGTTAGTTGCCCAATCTTGAATTTTAGTGGCATCATCAGGCAATCTCATCGGGGTATCACCAATTATGAATGCAGTTTGACCCCTGTCATTATTTAGAGCAATCATGTTAGGTTGCAATTCAGGATATCCTGGGGCAGCAATCAAGTTGAAGAAATTGCCCTCATCACGTAATGAAGTATTGCTATCGATAGCCGCTTTCATAGCTGCCACAACCATTGCTCTCTGCGCCTTACGTCCCATGTTAGGGGATCCGTCAGACTTCAGTCCAGAGACAGATACCCAGGCATCACGCTTGACTGGAAGAGGACCAGCATCACCAAACGTTTCAGAGTTAAAGTAGTTTGTGACATAACGTTTGACGTTGTATCCAGAACGTCTAGTGTTGAACACTAGCATACCAACCGGATATAATGAACTTGATGGAGCATCAAGATCAATATAGTCACTAGTTAAAAGTGAAGAAATTGATGGAATTGCGTCTGCTGCTGGATCAATACCTCCATTAGTTCCCCAACGAACGTCTGCAAATACTACGCCTTTTTCACTTAGTTGGTCACTATTATCTAGTCTTACCCACTGATCTCTACCGTCAACTTGTTGCCAACGATTAATTAACGGATAGTTTTCTAGATCACTACTATCAATCCAAATGTCGCCATACTGAAGAGGCAACCCGGTGCTTTGTCTAGTAGGAGCAGAAGTGCTTATAATAGGACCCTTAGCGTCTGTGACGTTTACGCCACTTGGGAGTGGGAAGCCGTTTGCATCATATGCTACATTACGATAACCTCTCCACCCAGTTGTGGTGTTGACAAGAATATCAACTTCATCAATTACTGAATAAAACCAGTTAGTGCCATTATCTGGTGCAGTTACCGGAGCACTTGAACTTGCAGTCATATCAAACTCTACCCAGTTAGATAACAGAGTCTTATAACTAGCTGCGGCACGACCGCTGCGAATACCGACCCCTGAAACAGCGCCGAGAGCGCCTATCTGTGTTACAACTAGAACTAGGTCATTAGCAGGTGAAAGACCACCCAATCTAGTTCCAGGAATAGTAATGGTGTCACCAACTGCATATCCAGTGCCCTGAATAACAGGGAATCCCATGCTAATATAGTATTTCTCATAGGCAGTGCTTATGTTAAATGAAGCATTAACACCTAGACCAGAAGTTGATGTCCCTACAACGTTGTTGAATACACTAATACGTGATGGGCCTTCCTTAACTCCGACAGTATTGGCAAATGTGAAACCGGCGTCAGCCAAGAAGCCAGTGCTAAATCCTGAAGAGTTGAAATCATCAAGAATAATAACGCCACCCTCGGTATGTGTCAACTGAATCGCACCTGATGTAGTTACACTAGCTGTAGTGAACGGAATAGCACTAGCATTCCATGCACTTACAAAGCTAGCCGCATTTGTTAGACCGCTCATATTTACCGTTCTAGTTTGAGTTACGGTTGAGCCCGGAATTGAAACTTCAACTGTTAACTGGTAAGATTTACCAGTAAAATCGGGATTTGTTACAGTACCAGTTACAATAGTTGGCCCAGTAGCAATTCTTCTCCAGAAATATAGCGGACTTGAATTTAATGACGCGGTGTCTGAACGGTTAAAATCATATTGTGTATAGATAGAACCTACAGGGATATTCTTACCACCCGCCGAGTCTAGCTGAACGATTGCTTCAATATCAGAAGTGGCATAAGTTGTTGGACGTAGATTCCAAGAACCAGTGACTGAATTCCATTCTGAAACCACAGTGTTTAGACCAACAGATGCTCCACCAATTCTGATCCAGACAGAACCAGTTGGTCTTGCAAATACCTGACCTGCTTGCCATAGAGGACGCTGTGATGAAGTTCCATACTCCAAACCGGGCTGATAATAAGTGCCTGCCGAAATGCCTAAATCAGAAAGAATAGTACCAGTGCCGCTGATTACCAGACTATTTGGTGTAGTGTTACCAATAGTAGAAGCAGTTTGTCTAGAGAACAATTCCAAGCGTCCGCTAGCAACTCTTGCTCTTAAAAAGTCAAGCGCAGGGGCATTGATAGCTGCTACCAGGTTATCAAGAGTGTTGTTTGGAGCTGAAGGAACAGTATACGTAACGCCGCTCTGACCATTCAATGTAACAGTGAACGTATTACCTGGATTGAGGGTAACGGGAGTTGCAGTACCCCGTACTGTTGGCCATGAGTCTAGCCACTCTTTGGAACCTATTGCTACCCATATGTTACTTTCATTCTTATAGAAAAATTGTGCAGAATTTGGTGCACTTGGAAAATCGTAATCAGGAATTGCATTTACTGCATAATTGCCTGGAATACCAACTGACTGTAGGGGGAACCCATCTTCTAGAAGAGCTTCATCCTCAATCACGATTGGTTCAACTAAAGTGAACTGACCTGTAACTGCATTGAATACATTAATGCCCCAAGATGTAGTCGCAGTATCTAACCAGAAGCTGCCTGCTAGAGGCTCGCCAACTGGTCTGGTTACTTGTCCTACTAGGCTTGCTAAGTCAATGTCTGCTCTTAAACAGAATACTCGGTTTGATACACCTAATGCAGAATATGCGGCTAATAGACCATATTCATTTAGCTCATAACCATTAATAGAAGAGCCACTAGCATTAGAGTAGAAAAATGGGTTTCCAAACAAGTTAACCAAGTCACGCTGACTAGTTACTTGGAACAATCTACCAGCATTTGCTGAGGTAGTTCCCGAAGCAATTCCGGTCTGGGATGGGTTGGTTTTATTCTCCGCGGTTGCTAAAAGAATAAAAGGAACTGAATTAGTGGGTGCTGCGAGGTACTGAGATTCATCAATAAGCTGTACGTCTACACCAGGAGATACTAAAGTTGCCATATATTTTCCTTTGTATGATTTTGAGGTTTACCACCTATTGAATAGAGTTAATCTATATCATATTCTATTTAGCATAGGTACTTAAAAATCACCTGGAATATAGCATTATTAGGAAAAGATTTTGTGTATTTTTTCCCTCAATTCATCGAGCGACCCGTCATTTTGAATCACATAGTCGTAATTGAAACCAATTGAACTATATTCACTAGCATGAACTTTATATTCAGTTTCTAAACGAATAATATATTGTTGTCTAGTAGTGTCACAGGAACAACTGTTTGCTATTACAGCCAAACCATACCACTCTGGTTCAGGTCCTCGTGTAACCCGAATAATCTTGCCGCCAAGTTTTCTTATAGTGTCAAACTCATTACGAAACCTACAATCAGTTATAACAATATTATCCGAGCTATTACGAAGTTTATTCATAAGAGATACTACCCAAATATCGTCATGAAACCCGTTTCTAGCTACTTCTGTTCCCCATATTTGTAGAACTTTTCTAGGGGTTAAACCGGGCATATTAAGATTATCTGCCCACCATGTGTCCACTGTTTCACGCCATTCTCTGCTTTCGTTAGTGTCGCCCTCGAGTAAAGCCCTATCCCAAGAAAACACATTAGCCACTACATCTTTGAGTGTCCCTGCAAATGATTCTTTCTTAAAATCAAATTGTTCAACAAGGAGATCTGCTACAGTTGATTTACCAGAGCCTATTAATCCAGTGATTCCCACGATCATGAAATTTCCTTCTCTTATTTTGTATTGTACTAACAAGAGAAGAAAAAATCAATTATTATACACTTACCTTACCGCAAATTTTTCGGTCTACGTTCCCGATTCTGTGGTTAATCCAACCTCGATAGAATACACGTAACCTTGGATTGTTTTTTACCAATCTGTCATATTCTGATTTTTGTTGTCTGTCTAAACTGTCAAGCATCATTACACAAGATTGAGGTCCTAGGTTTGTCCTACACTTCTGCCAAGCATCAACCGTAACATCATCTATCTTGCCTGTGATAGGTAATTTGGTTCTACATACTTCATTGACTGCCCTTTTAAAGAACTTGGTAGGACGACTTGGTCCCATATTAACAGCAGTGTCAATAACTTCCATAGACACAGGATAGTCAATAACAATTAGTGGCAAATAACCTGGTTTTTCAATATAACCTTCGTAAAGGATCTGTGCAGCGCACTTAGTGTTCCCGTCATTGTCTTTTGCGGCTTCTTTCCTTTCTACTTCATCAACTAGTGACTTCATTTCTACTGGAATGGTGATGGGATAGTCACAATCTCTTTTTAGAGAAATCATCTTGCCACTATACCCTGCTTGCCTTGCTACATTGATAGTAACACCGTGATTGGTCTCTCCGCCGGGATCATTGGGATGATTGACATAACCACCTTCAAGCGCAAATACCGCTGTCAAGATTGCTGCGATAGCTCCTGCAACGCCTAGCTTTTTTACATTTCCCCCACCGACGGAAGATTCATTAGAGGAAATGTTGTTTTCTTTCTTCATGTCTTTTTTCCAGTTTTGGTTGTCTTACGACTCTTGCTAGCATACCTAACAAAAATAGCATCACTGCTACAATTTGAAATATATTTGGCGGGATAACTTGTTTTAGTGACAAAGGCATCATGTTCCACACTCCTAGAACACTTACCGGATCAACTTGAATCCAAGCTAATAACGCCAGCCCCATTGCATTAAGGCGCACTGACCACAATCTCCACCAATCTACTGCATCGTCGATTAAATGATCATCAATCCATTCAATAGTGCGCTTCCAAGCTGAAACAATTTTTTCTTTAAACATGTTGATATCCTCTGTGAGATTTTATTCTCACTGTATTTATCTAATTACCCAAAATTCTGGAAAGAGATGACATGATCTTAGCTGTTGATAAAGTAATACAAAGAAGTCTACCTATCTTAGCTTATATAAAATTTTCATTAACCTTGAATCCAAGTTAGTGGATAGGAACCATCTTGATAGTTCTTAAGTTCTTGTAGCAATCGTTCTTTATCTGCCTTACCCTCGGCCTTCAAGGCTGAACCATTGAGCGAAGTGCCGCCACCTGGACCAGCAATGCTTTGGAACTTTTCTCTGGCTTGCCCGATGATTTCTTTTAACTCAGCCATAATAAAATCTGCTATCCATACTCCAATACTAGGATCTTGTAATAGCTCAATTTCCGGACGTAATATATCACCCCATATCAAAATGCGCTCACCAGAACCCTTGAAGTTTCTAGTAATAATAAGCTGTTTAGTTGTTGGGTTAAATTTATAGGTAAGATAGCCACCAAACATTCTAGCAGTTAATTCAACATAGCTTGCATAAAAATGGTAAGTAGCTAGGCCACCCGCTGCATTGTAATTGAGCAAGTAGGTATTAAGAATGGCGCTGCTAAATGGATCAAAGGCAGTAGAAGTGCCGCCCGTTTCCATACCAACCGTTCTACGAAATAATGCTCTTACATTGACAAACTCAGATGGAAGTGTATATTCAAACACGTTCTTTTGAGTGGTCATGACTGTATAGCTTTCAATAGTAGAGTTTTGCGCTCGTTGACGATATGTTTTTATCGCATACTTATATGCAGCCTCAATATGAGTTGGGTCAACTTCTAAGTCGATGATATCTTGACCAAGACGATAAAGAATGTCTTGTATCATTTCACTTTTAACCTGTTCTAGGTCTTGGTTGATCGGAACTGGGGGCGTGTTATCCATAAAAATATCCTGATAATGATATTATTTATCAGGATATTTTATTTTCATATGAAACTAGCCCTATATTCTATATATCACTAGTGTCTTTTATAGACAACGATTTAATTTACTCGTTGATAATATCAACAAGTGCCTGCAACGAACTAACCTTCATCGCAGGGTCCATGTCTTCTGGGAGTTCACATTGAATTTTTATAGGTCACCTGGTTGACGATTTTCAGAATGATAGACTGAGAACTTACCTCCGGGATACCTAGCTTCAAGCTTCTTGACGTTTTCTACAAGGACTTCGTTGGGGTCAAATCCTAACGCATTGCAGGCGTTCATCCAGTACCAGAGAATATCCCCTAGCTCACGCTTGGCATGAAATAAAGTTTCCTCATCAAGGGACTTGCCGTGAAAATATACTTTTTTAATTATTTCCTGAAATTCTCCTGATTCAGAACCCAAACCCAAGGCTGAAGTAAGCAATAAAGGAACGTTAATATCAGGGCCGTAACTCATTATTTTAGGATCATAGTTAATATCTAATTCATCTAGTCTATCAATGAAAACCGCAAGCTTTTTACTTGTGTCGCTGCATACAGCCAATACAAACTCACCGTAACTTTTTAAGTCAATGTTATTGTTCATGTAATCTCCTATAATTATGTTATATTATAACAAAACAACGTTATAGACTCAAGAGAAAAGGGTTTGTAGTTTATAATTTACAATTCTTGACAACTCTAACTCTAAACCAAGAACAATATGATTATCGGGAAAAACTACATTCATGAAAAACCTAGTGTTATGGGAAAAAGAAAACCCCGCCCTGGCAGCACTTTAATGCTATCAAGGCGGGGTAAAATACTCTTAATTCGCTGGTTAGGGAGAAAATGTAAATCTGCTTAAGTTACTTAGGACGCACCAAATTATTAGGTTCAACACAACGTGGACCAGCATCAGTTTGGACTTTCACCATTCCCTTGCTGTAGCAGAAGTCATTTAGGTTACGACTTTCTTCTCTCTGATCAATAGCTACCGTCAAAACCGTTAGAACGAGAGCATATACAATTACACCAGAAAGAAGAGGAATAACAACCAAATATTTTACACCGTCGTTATCAGTCATAAATGCAAGAAATTTATTCAAAAGTATCATATTCTTTCTCTTTACCATACTTTCAAGATTAACATGTTCTCGTTGAAGCGGCCATTCGGGACAGCCTGCACTGCCTTGATATCCGAAATCATCTTACGAGTGTTGGGGCGATTTGCATCCATAAACTTCTTCATGAAGTCTTCGGGCTTGCGAACAGTCTTGGACATGCTCTTCTTCTGGTCGAATCCAAGCACTGAATTTCCCTTGATGGTCAAGCACTTGCTATATTCATCTGCAACCAACCAAATCACTTTACGCTTCTTTACATCAAACAAAAATGCTTCAGTGGCCTGATGAAGCTTAGTAGGGCTAACGCTAGTCACACCCAAAGATTCGTGCTTCTTCATATACTTGACCTTAGACACAATCTTTTCAACTGGGACAGGCTTTTTAAGCCGAACCTTCTTAGTAGCCTGCTTGATATTAATGTAACCGTTCAACTCGCTAATGATAGCTTCGATCAGGTTGACAGTGTAACGCATCTGCATCTTACTATAATTCTGGAAGTTTTCATTGAGGTCAGTATTCTTGCCACTGATGGCCTCATTGTATTCAGCAAGAATATCCTGCCAATACTTGATAGCCGGAGTAACATGCTGCGGGAGAATGTTACGCTCACTAAGTGCGCTGATGACGCGCTTGTTAAGGTCAAAATTCTTGGGACAGCCCTGGTCGATAAATTCGTCAAAGATTGCTTCAGCTTCACTGAGGGCCTCATTGGCACACTCACGCATCACTTCCTGAATGTTAGCTTTGCGCTCACGGATAACAACCGCCCCCTCGTTTTCAACTTCATCCTTTACACCGGCCTTAGCTAGATTGACTAGAGTGTCAACGCATTCCTGGATATATGCCTTTTGTTTTTCAGTCAGGATAAGACCACGGGTAGCACAACGTGCAGCCCAACCAGCAGTTGTGACCATGCGATTGTCAGGGGACTTACGTACAAGACGCACAATATTCTTGTCAGTCTTGTTGTCTTCAAGATACCTAATCAAAAATTGCTTTGCATCCTTGTGAGTGCAGAAGCGTGAATACCAGTTGTAAGTGTCAGTGAGGACTCGAAGGCGATTTTCTTCGGTGGGTTGATTGTCTTGAAAGTTAGGTTCAGGACCATACCTAAGAACATCAACATCCTTAGGCTTGAAATCAGAGACAAGAGTGTTGCCGCTATTAGCAAGAGCAATACCCTTCTTGCCGACACGAACAGTCTTCTTAGCCTTGCGAGTCTTAATCATTGAAGCCTTTCTTGACATAGTATAATCTCTTGTCTGTGTGCTCTTTTGTACTTAGCAAACAACAAAAGTCGTGTCAACCTAAAAATGAAACATGAAATAAAAAATAAACAAAAGTAAGGAACCCTGCCCGTAAACCCAAAAGCTAAATACAGTATGCCTAGACTTTCGCTTTACAGAGATACCAAACAAAACGACTACAGATTTATAGATAGGATAATATCCGAACAATTTACTGTAGGCGGAACAGATTTGTATATACATAAGTATCTAGGTCCTAAACCACAAGCTGAATCAGTTGATGAAACTAGACCCACATATGATGAAGTAAAAGTTACTAATATTCAGGATTTGCTGTTTTTAGAGAACAGAGATAGAAAATATGATACTAGCATTTATCGTTTGCGAGGACATTATTCTGTACAAAATCTGGACTTTGATTTAAGCCAATTTGGCTTATTCTTAAATAATGACATAATATTCATCACTGTACATTTTAATGACATGATAGATATTATTGGTAGAAAACTAATGGTAGGTGATGTATTAGAGTTGCCGCACTTATTAGATCATTATCCTTTAGATGAATCTATTCCTTATGCTCTTAAGCGTTATTACCAAGTAACAGACGCTAACTATGCAAGTGAGGGGTTTAGTCAGACATGGTATCCTCACTTGTGGAGGATTAAATGCGAACCATTGATTAACAGTCAGGAGTTTAGCGACATCCTAAACAAGCCAGCAGAACAAGATAACTATTTGGGTGAATGGAATAACACCACTACTTATCCACCAGGGTATACTGTAAATGTTGGTGGAACTATTTACGAATCAATTCAAGAAGTTCCTCCAGGAATATTCCCACCAAACCAAGATTATTGGCAGGTTGTTGAGAATGCAAGCTTGGCGAGTATATTCTCATCATGTAAAAAGAACATTGAAATCAATAATGCCCAGCTTAGGGAAGCTGAAAGGCTTGTGCCCAAAGCCGGCTACGATGTAAGCAAACTATATATTATACCCACATACGGTGAGTTTATACGAAACGACACCTTCTTTGGAAGAAGAGCCGAGCCTGCGCCCCCTGTCAATATTATTACATCAAATAATATCGGTCAAGAAGTTCCATTAACTGGAACTGTTATTTTCTATAAGAGTAGTAAATATAAAACAGCTAGTGCTGGAATAAGAATTAGTAAAGATGTAGTAGAAATGCTACAGAATATCTATATTGAAAATAATCTTCAAGACAAAATAGAAAAATTTATTAGAGCATCCTTAAATAGTCAAGATGAATTGGTGACATTAACTGATACTGGTTCTGGATTAGTTGATCCCGTAAAAACTTTGACTATAAAATTCATGGGAGATATTACTGGCCCATTTGGAACTGCGGATAATACATATATCACTAGTGACGTTACTACCATGACCAGTGATGTTGACCCCCGCTTTCAGTTTATATCTCGCTCTACTCCTAGATCGTTTGGGTATGCAGCTGGGTATCAGACCGGAGACGGTTCTGCACCAAATGGGTTGCCTGTACAAGCCGGAATTAGCTTTCCTAAAAACCCTAAAGTGGGGGACTATTTCTTGAGAATAGACTATGCACCGCAATTATTGTATCGTTGGGACGGCAAACTATGGGTAAGGATTAGCGAGAATGTTAGAACAGGGACTGGCTTTACTAATGATGATAAATCACTTAAGGCTTCCTTCATCAATAACCAAAATCAAATATTTTCAAATAACGATGGTGAAATGATACCAGAAAAACAGATGTTGTCACAGATATTACGCCCCAAAACAAACGAATAAATACTATGTAGGAAAATAGTATGGCAGAGTTCTACCATGATAATCAGCTTCGCAGATACCTGATTCAATTCGCCAAGGTATTTAGTAACTGGTACTGTACTAAAGGTTTAGATCCAAATGGGAATCCCATTCTTGTTAGAGTACCAATAATTTACGGTAATAGCTCTCGTCAAGCTGCAACTATTATTGCCAACAACAGTGCCAACAATTTACCATGTGCACCGTTGTTTTCATATTATGTATCGGGCCTAGAGTATAACCAACGTTGGACACAAGAACCATACTTTGTTGACAAGATGCATGTAAGACAACGCGAACTGAATCATGATACTGGGCAATATGAGACTACTCAAGGTCAGGCGTTTACTATTGAAAGATTGATGCCCGTACCCTATACTCTAAGAGTTACTGTAGATTTTTGGTCTACTAACGAACAACAAAAGCACGAAATCATAGAACAAATCGGGGCAATATTCAACCCAGCTCTTGAATTACAAAGCACTGACAATTATATTGACTGGACTTCTCTAACCGCTGTGTTCCAAGATGGTATAAATTACAGTTCCAGAACTATTCCCCAGGGAACGGCTAACGCAATTGATATTCTTACTTGGAAGTTTTATATGCCAATCTGGATTACTGCACCAGCTAAGTTGAAAAAGATGGGAGTTATTCACAAAATCATTGCTAATATATTCGAAGGCAGTTCACTCGATGACATTCAAGATGATGACTTAATTCTTGGAACAAGACAAAAGATTACGCCTTGGGGTTATAAGTTGTTATTAAGCGGTAATCAACTGCAAATACTACCGCAAGCTAGCATATTCCAGCCAAGCAATAGCGCCCCTAATGTTGCTACTAACCCTGATACTGATATCTATTGGTCATCGGTATTAAATGTTTACGGTACAATTAGGCCGGGAATTAGTCAAATTTGGATACAGAATAATTATCTAGAGAATGATATAGTAGGAACAATCGCACTCAACCCCTTAGATGATAGATTCCTGATATTCAATATTGACAGTGATACGCTACCATTAGATACTCTAGCCCCGATCAAAGGAATCATTGACCCCACTAAGTCTGGTCCAAATATAGGGCTTCCTGCTGCAACGTTAGGTACCAGATATCTAATTGTAAATGACATAGGCATGCCAGGAACAAGCACTCAAGCCTGGGGAGATCTTGTTGCCAACGCCAATGATATCATTGAATATAATGGTACTGAATGGATAGTGTCGTTTGATAGTGAAGCCGCCCTTGAAGACCAACTTGTAACAAACAACACTTCAAATATACAATTTAGATATGACTTCAGGCAAGGTACATGGGTTAAATCATACGAAGGATTTATCGAACAGGGTGACTGGAGCATTGTAATTTAATTACAATAAATTGACGCCAACTAAATATTAGTATGACACAGGCAGCGGGCGTATTTTTTTATAGTTACTCAACTGATAGATTTTTATATCTATTACGTTCGGATATAAAAAACCCAAGTTGGAGTATTCCTGGCGGAAAGGTCGTAGAGCACGAGACATTATATGAAGCTATCCAACGCGAATGCACTGAAGAATTAGGCTTCTTTGATACCAAGTATAAGGTAATCCCGATTCAAAAATTTGTCAATAATAACTTTGTTTATCATACATTTTTTTGTAGTGTGGATAGAGAATTTATCCCTAAACTAAATAATGAACACACGGGTTATGCATGGGTAGGGAGCGGCCTATATCCTAAGCCGCTCCACTCTGGTTTGTTTTCAACAATTAATATTGACATCGTTAACGAAAAAATTACACTTTTAAAAGAATTTGGAAATAAGCTCAAACCCTAATGCACCAATCGCAGTGCAGCCCCCCATAACCATCCACTTCCACTTTTCTAAGCCAGAAATTTTATTGGTTAATTCTTTGTGAGAGGCAGTGTTATCGTCGGCTACTTCCTTGATAGAAACCAAAATGCTTCTGTGAATTTCCTCTATCTTATTTTCGATTAGTTTAACTTCGTCACGTATTTGCTGAATTTTCTCGTCAATATGACCCATATGAGCCTGCAAAACAGCCACATCAGTGTGTACCTTATGCATAGTTGTAGTAGAAGCGGGTTCTCTAGCAGCCACTCACTTTCTCCTTACTGACTTGAAATATTAACAATTGGGTAAGGAATACCTGCTGCAACATTTGCTACTGCTTGACCGTTGAATGTAGCAATAGCGGGTGATGCTTCGCTATATACAATATTTCCGGTTGCAACTGGTCCTGAGTTTGCAGTGAACAATTCAATGTTCTTGTTACTTAGCGACTGGACTGATCCAGTTCCTGATGTTGATGTGCTTGTGATTACAATAGTATTCACTGGCTGTGGGGTTAGAGTAGAATTCACGGTGTAAACCACTGATACTGTACCAGTTGTCAAGCCTTTTACCAAGAATTTCTGCTTACCCTTCTGGCGAACAATATAACTAGGCTCGATTTTGTTGAGCAAATAAGGGCCAGTGTAGTTTGCAGATGCGTTTGCAGTAAGAACAATAGTATCGCTGTCAGTTACAGAAGTAATCGTACCGAGAACAGATCCTGTTGTTGTGTAAACGATAGATCCTGCATCTGTTGTGACAAAAGCAGTTCCTGTTCCTTGAACTGCGGCGTTTGCAGTTGAAGTAACGATAGTTCCTGCACCTTGTCTGCTTAGGTGTGCGTTACCAACAATCTGATTTCCTATGATTGTTGAATCGCCGCCAACCACACCATAGGTATTAGTATTAGTTGTTGGCCACTCTGAACCAGATGGGTTACCAAAGTAGGCACTTACTGGGGCTACTGTGGCGACTACTGTGCCAGTGGCTGTTGAAAGTGTTACTGGTGTACGATTTACGTTTGCATTTAGAACGGTTGCTGATACAGTGAATGTATTACTGGAGACTACTTCTAAAATCCAATACATTGTATTAGCAGATAATCCACCAATTGCACCTGACAATACAATTGGCATGCCTGCAATGATTCCTAGATTATTTAAATTTTGAGAGGTTGTTACTACATTAGTAGTAGCGGTAGTATTTGTAATTGTTACAACTGCATGAGCCTTAGCAGTCTTTATTGGTCTTCCCATTTGTTTTCTCCTTATGTACGCGGGTTCTAGCCGCTACGCAGTGGGTGCTGCATAAACACATTATCCTGTGCATGAGTATTTAGTCTTTTGTGTAATTTATAAGTGCGAATAATGGTTAATTTTTTACTAGCTGTTAACAAAAATGTATAGCCTTACTACGACCCCGACACTACTTTATAACTAAAATAATACTAATTGCTAGAAATACTCTATCAAGTTTTCCAAGGTCTTCCTGCTACGGGAAGAACACTTCTGTTTGCCCATGTTGTAAAAACATTTAACGCTCTGTAAAAGGGTTGGCCAACTTGACTCCTAATGGGTGCACTTACTAATGATAACTTAATGCTAGATTTAGCTTGCTGAAGAGTTATCCCTTGTGCTAAAGCTAATGCCGGGGCTTCAGTTTCTATGTAATCATTCCAATTATCATATCCAACAGGAGTGGGAGGGAGTGCCATTATTCTTTCCTCAACGAGTCGATTTCAGCTTTCAATTCTTTGATAGCTTCAATGAGTAACGGTATGATTTTTTCATAACGCACAGTTAAGTATTTGTTATCGATCGGTGCGGGAACGACAATTTCCGGTAAGATAGCTTGAACTTCTTGTGCCGATACGCCGATATCACGTTTCTTTTCATAGCCTAAATCAATAGCAGTTTGGTTAGGTTCAAAATAAAACCCTGTTAATGCTTGCACCTTAGCAACTGCATCTACAATATTTTCAAGCTTGGTTTTTAGTCTTTCATCCGAGAAATATGCTGTAATATTATTTGTTGCTCTAATTTCCCCTGTTGTACCTGATGCAGATGTACCGACACCAAGCGAATTAACCTGAGCGTCCGAGTTTGTAGTGAAACCTCCGGCCGGTCCTTGAATGCCTTGAGAGCCAGTGAAACCAATTGGGCCTTGTGGACCAGTTGGGCCGGTTGGTCCTGTTGGGCCAGTTGGTCCCTGACTTCCAGTGAAGCCACGTAAGCCGGTTGGTCCTGTTGGGCCGGTTGGGCCGGTTGGTCCCTGAATTCCTTGTGATCCCGTAAAGCCAATTGGGCCTTGTGGACCAGTTGGGCCGGTTGGGCCAGGCGCGCCCCGTGATCCCGTAAAGCCAATTGGGCCTTGTGGACCAGTTGGGCCGGTTGGGCCTTGTGGACCAGTTGGGCCGGTGAAGCCAATTGGACCTTGCGGACCAGTTGGGCCGGTTGGG